TAGAGGGTGCCGGTTAGGCCGAGGGGGTAGAGCATGGCTAGCTACTCCTACGCTTGGCAAGTTGCCTAGCAGTGTAAGCTGGTCTCGATTCCCCAATATCCTTATGAATGGGATCTTGCAGAGCACCCACATGGTTGACAGGAGAGGACGGATCCCAGAATCGCTCTAGGTCCGCTAAATCAGATAGCGCTTCAGTCAAGGCAGCTTCGGGCAAACGAGTTAAAATTTCTTGGCATTGTTCACGAAGGTTTGTCATGGCAACGGCACCCGATCAACGGCAGACTGGGCATCAATGGCAGGGTTGCCCTGATCGTCTTGTAGGGCAAATACTTTCCGCACGGTGCCATCCGGGTTGTATTGGGTGGCGGTGCTATTGGGGTAGTCGATCTTGAAGCGCCCCAGGGTGAAGGCTTGGGCCAGGGCCAGGGTGCTGGCAATGTCTGGGTTCACAGCACCCACCACATCGACCCCAAGCAGCGCCGCTCCAGCATTGGCAAACCAGCGCACTTCGCCGCCTGCATCGGGCAGCTCCACTACCGCCCGCCAGATGCCTCCGCCCAGGTGGGTAGGATTTTGCAAAGCACCCAGGGTGGTGCCGTCGAATAGGCGATACTGCACCCCGCTGGTATAGCGGGAGCCCAGGATCGCTGCACTGGTGATAGTTTGCATTAGCTCACCTCCACAGAAGAAATAATCCCGTTGGTACGGGTGTAGCTGGTCGTTCGCGTCAACGACTGGGTATAGTCGTTGTCCACCCTGCCGGTGACGATCCCGTTTGTGCGGGTGAGGGTGATCCGATATAGCTCGGTGGTCTTGGCGCTATTGGTGTAATAGCTAATTCGCATGGTGGTAGCGGTAGGGTAGGTGACTTCCTTGTAGTGCAGCTCAGGCCGAAAGGCTACGGCGGGGACAATTGCCGTAGTTTGGAGTTGGCCGTTGGACAGGACAAGGGATTTAGACATTAGCTACTCGCAATGGCGGCGATCTCAGACTGGGCAAGAACGGTGGAATAGAGGCGGAAGTCGTCAATGTCAGCGTTAGCATTTTCAATGCTGAGAAAGTTATTTCCTGTGTAGGAAAAATTCCCCGTCAGGTCTGCTCGGTTGCTACCTACTGCCGTGCCATTTAAGTAAAGTTGAGGCGAGGAACCATTATATGTAAAGGCAAGATGGTTCCAATTTGTAATGGTAAAGCTTGAATTATTGTGCCCGACATCACCTCGACCACTGGCAACAACAACGAACCCTCTGGCAACAGAAGAATTAAACCATAAATTAAACGTATAGTCTGCATCTGGTGTTGTTCTTTGCAGTCCGACAAATCCAGGACTTCCCCAAACTGGAGGAGAGGCACCACTGAGGCTTTTTATGCGCACCATAACGGTTCCACCGGTGGTCAGGTTCAATGCTGCATTAGCCGCTACAGTTGCCTTGTCGCTGCTATTAGTAAGCCTCAGGGCGTTGCCAGTGCCGTTGTAGCCAGTTACCCAGCTGTAGCCAGGGCCGGAGATTGTGGCATTTAACGCGGTCCCACCACTGCCAGCATTCGTTAAGCTGGTACCAGAGCCTTCGTTGAACTGATACCAGACCAATGGCGTCGGGCCGCTAGCCGTAGCGACGGGTGCAGCTAAGCCTTGCAGTGAGGGGATAAAGAACATTAGACCACCACCTGCCCACCGAGAATAAAAGTGTTTGAAGCGGTGGCGATCAAGGTTGCTACGGCATACTGGCCAGCGGTCTTGGTGGCTCCACCGAAAGCGTTGCGGGTTACCCCGGTCGCTGGGGTGAAAGTAATCTGGCCTGTCCCCTGCTGAATTATTGAGCAGGAAAAAGTGCTACTCAAGCTAGTTGGAATTGTTAGCGTAACAGCTGTATCTGAGGTAAAGGCAAGAATTGCACCATTGTTGGCAGAGGCGAGAGTATGGGTCGCAGACGAAATAGAGGTGATTGCAGAAATTAAATGAAGCGGAGAGGTGACTGCACTTGTAGCAAAAAGATTCCCGACTGTGGCTGTCATCCCGTCAGCTAGAAATTTACTAATTTGCCATTCGTTGGTAGCAATCTTGAAAATAAGTCCCAAGCCTCGCGGGGGAATTCCGCCCAAGACAGAGCCCCGATAAGTAACAGTGCCGCCAAAATTGATTGGCGCGCTAGCGTTACTGTTGTATATCCAAATACGAGATCCAATCGGAAAATTGACTGAACTATCCAAGGGTACGGTAACCACACCGGCATCGCCTGTAATTAAGCGATCCACGTCGCTTAACGCCAGCGTTATTGACCCGCCGCCCGTGCTCTGGCCATTAATAAAACTGGCGGAAGAAAATTCCACCATAGCCGAAGTGCCCTTGACATAGAGCCGTCCGGCTGTCGGGTCAAAAGCGGGTTCAGCCGCATCCCAATTAGCAGCGGTCGGCACCCCGCTGCCCTGGCGTAGCAAGATTTTGTACTTGCGCGGCATTAGAATGTGCCTCCATCAATGGTTATCGCCCAGGAAATCGTGTCGCTGGCCGCATCATAGGCCAGAATGCCATCAACACTGCCACCGCCATCTAGAGCGCTAATGGTGTCCAAGGTATTGGCAATTAGGACAGAGCCCTTGGGGACGGTGGTTAGGCCCGTACCGCCACGGGTAGCAGTAATGGCAGTAGCGCTCCAGGTGCCAGTGGTAATGCTGCCAACGGTCGTGATTGTGTTTTGCCCAACATAATCGCCAGCAATGTCAATGGTGTCTGCATTCACCACAATTCGACTGGCTGTGCCACCAACATCTAGGGTGTTGCCTGTCTTGGTTAGGCCAGCTCCGGCTACTACCTGCCCTGCCCCTGAGAATTGGGCAAAAGTTAAGCCAGTGGTGTCTATGGTAATCGGACTATTAGTAGTCAGCACCCAGCCTGAATCCGCGTTGACAGTACCTTCCTCAACAAAGGTAAAAGCACCTGCGGTAAGGTTGGTGGCACTGTTGGCATCGGCGGCGCGAGTCCACGCACTAGCAGCTACCACGTAAATGCCGTTTTGGGAGCCAGTAGACTGGTTTTTAACCAGTACTCTGTCTCCAGCAATGACAGAAACTCCGTCAATCGTCTGAGGAGCACTTAAAGTAATGTTGGCTGTGGTAGCTGCGCGGACAGATTGTTTTACGTCTAACCCTTGGGAAATTGCATCCACATAGGCTTTCGTCGCCGCGTCTTGAGCGCCAGAGGGATCGGCTAAACCTGTTATTCGTTGGCTATTGAAAGCTACTGACACAGTGGGAGCTGCCATCTGGTCTAATCGACTGGTCCGCACCTGGGTGTCGAAGTCGCTGATCTTAGCCGCCGTCAATGCAGGAATATCCCCCGCCACCAAGGCCCTAAAAGTGGGCGCTCCAGCCGTGGCCGCAGGGGCGGCAAACACTTGGGCGGCTGTCTGGCTGGCTAGAGTGGCTGTCAGGGTGCCGCTGCCGGTCACTGGCGATCCAGAGACGGTGAACAGGTCAGGTAGCGATAGTGCCACGCTGGTGACGGTGCCACCCCCAACAGCACTAACGACTGATTTCACGTAGGCTGTAGTGGCTAACCGGGTAGAATCATCGCTGGAGGACTGGGTGACGCCTGTAGCGCTGTTAGTGCCGGTGCCAGAGAATACGCAGGGGCTATTAAAAGTTTTTATGCCAGAGACAGTCTGAGTTGTTCCCAGGGTGACATAGGCACCAGAGCCAGCAATGGCCTCGATAGTGGTAGCGGTTCCACCTGCTCCGCCAGTGCCTTTACCATAGTACAAAGTATTATCAGCCTCGTTGAAGGCTAGTTCAGCATTGGCTAGGCTGGAAGGCGCTCCAGCCGCACCAGTAGAAGCGCGTCGTTTGATCCTCAAAGTGTTAGGCATTAGAAGTTACCTCCATCGGTAAGAGTTTCGGTGGTGTTCTGATCGGTGATAGTCAATTGTCCAGACTGCCAAACAGCGATGGAACCGTTAACAGGATTGGTGGTGGTAATTGCCAAGTTCGCTGGTAGCCCTAGGGCTGTTTTAAGCTGCGCTAGAGTGGCATAACCTAGACTACTGTCCGCGCTGGTGCCATTGCTGACAAGGGCATGGGTGGGGGTGGCAACTGCTTGCCGTAGTTGTTTTGTCACCAGGTCACCTCCTCGGTATCCCATAGAATAGGCAAAGTGCCCCAAAGTACTGGTACGTCAGTACATATCCCTACCTCTATCTGAAATGCGCCGCCTACTTTGGCTAGCGTTCTACAGCGAGTGACGTTGTACACGTAATCGGTGTGCTTAGCCAGGGTAGGCAGGCCAGAGCCCCAGGTGATCTCCTTGCGGTATAGCTCCTGGCCTCTACCGCTGTCGCTGAACCAGCTAATCTGGGTGATCCGGCCATTGCCATCCCTGGTAATGTCACGGATACACGGATCACGGCGCTTGGCCGCCGCTGATATAAAGTCAGCAGTGGCCAAAGCTGCGTTAACTAGCTGAATTGCCTTTGCCATGGCGCTACACCACTGTCAATTTGATCGGTCTATCATATTCAAAAAGAATCGACGTAGGCGAGAGGGCGTGGCCTAGGGGCTGGAGGAGCACATCCGGGCCAGCGGTGGCGGGTTGAGTAGATGAAAAGCCTCCGGGAGTCGTGGCGCTTAGGTACACTGGCCCTACTGATGCGCTAATGACACCAGTATTGCGGCCAGTCAAGTAAATCGTGGCGTTAGCAGGCGATGTAACCGCTGTCAGGACATAGCCCCGTGCTTCTCGCCCATTGCTGGCGTCCGCTTTACGTGCCTTAACAGTGCCACTATCATCAAAGATATTGATGAAATCGCCAGTGGCTAGGTTTTCGCTAGTCGGCAAGACTACTGTTTGCAGGTCAATACCGCTAGGCAGAAAGGTAGGGCTAAGTGTCCCGTTTGTATCAAGTGAAGGTATTTTATTGGCGTCGGCTACTCCAGCACTGGTAGTGACTGCTTGAGTAAGGATGGTGTTGCCGTTTACGACGGTCAGAAACTTATTTGTGCTCATGGCTTAACCTCCTAAAAGAATGGGAACAGGTTGAACGAGGTTGATCACGGTCGGGGAAATAGGCTGGGCTAGCACTAGCAGAAAACCCGTTGTCGGTGGCGTCTGGGTAAGCTGGCCGTTAGCGCCCAGGTAGATAGGGCTACCCCTGGCCCAGTTCCACACCGCATCGGTGATTTCCCCTAGCCTGTAGGCAACCCCTTCGGTGCCTTGGCTGATCGCATAGGGCAAGATGCCAGCGACTCGGTAGGCATGGTCGGGGTTGCCACTGTCTGCATAGGCAAACTGGCCTGCATTGTCGAGGATGACCGCCCTGAGGGCCGATAGGTTGATGCTGGCGGTGGCGGTGGTAACCGCATCGCCGAGGTCAGGGAGTAATGAGATTGCCTTGTAAATAACGCCCATAGCTCCTCCTATAGCACCAATGCCGTAATGTCGTCAGCCTTGGCGTTGAGTGTATCCACACTCGCCTGACTAGCCTTGGCATCCAGGCTGGCCTGAGTCGCTAAGCCTGCCTGGATCTCGGTCACTGCACTAGCGGCAATAGCGTCGGCGTCAAATGCGTCAGTAGCAATAGCATTTGCCGTGATCACATTGTTGTTAATGGTGCCTACGGTTATCGCCCCGGTGACACTACCTACGGCACCGGTGACACTGCCCACAGCACCAGTTACGCTACCGACTGATCCGGTAGTACTAAAAGTCTGGGAGCTGGCAAGGTTGAAACTGTCCTTATCCGTGAGTGCCCTGGTAGCATGGGTCCAGATTTGCGTAGTCGTGGGAATATCACCAACGGCTGCGGGGGCTGTTGGCAGGTTCGTGGTCTTGCTGCTGATGGCAGATAGCTGCGTATCCAGATTGGCGCTAGCCAGCCCCAGGGCAGCGCGGATGCCTGCCGCTTGGTCTGCTTGGTTGGGCGCAGGCTCAATCGCTACGGCACTCAGGAAAGTCCCCGACGAACCGGCATTGTTCAAGTACCACTCCAGCGTCCCTCCATCGTCAGGGGCGGTGATGCCACCATTCACTCGGTAATAGCCAGTAGCAGAAACCTCCGTTACCCCTGTGGTGGTAAAGGCTGTGGCAATGGTCGTGCCATCAACCGCACGGATTTGGTAACCAACGCTTTGGCTAGCTCGGGTGGGGGCAACAAGGGCGGCGGGGAGAGTTTGGGTCATTATCTTAACCCTAGGCTTTTAAGGGTCTGAGATTGCGCTGCCTGCGCCTCGGCATCTTTTACCGCTTGCAGGAGTGCTGCAATAGCCGAGAAGGGCTCAGTTTGAAATTGCTCTGCAATAATCGCCCAACCAGGGTTAGCAATTGCAGCGGCATTCGCGGCTTCCACGGATGGATAGAATTTGTCGATACCTGGAACTAAAGGCCCTGCTACTATTGCGCCTGAAACCGGGTCAGCAACAACATCGGACCAATACGCCTGAAGGGTTACCTTCCCCTCAGTTGGGGAAATATCGCATTGAAATCGGGATAATTGTTCCATAGAAATTACCAAGTAGAAATAGCGACTCGTTTCCAAGCATTTGTAGCCGTGCAAACGTAGATATAGTCAGTGTCCCAGCGGATTTGCCCCGCTGTTCCCGTTGCCGCAGCACTAGCAGGAGTGCCAGATTGCACAGCTCCGAGACCGTTGATCTGGCCTCCTACATGCAGAGCACCTGCAATACCAGCACCACCTGCGGTAACTAGCGCCCCTGTCGTAGTGCTGGTACTTGCCGTTGTGGCAGTGCCGTTAATCTGCCCCCCTACATTGACTGCGCCCTGAGCACCTAACCCGCCGGCAACACGCAACGCGCCTGTAGTGGTGCTAGTGCTTGCGCTTGTGCTTCTAATGTTTAACTCACCTTTTAAGCCAGCATTCCCACTTCCCAGAATGGAAAATAACAAGCTTGGTGAAGTTAAAGAACCGAGTTCTTGATAACTATTCCAAAATGCAAAACAAAGCAAATCATCGCGTAGCAATGTAGCGGTCTCATTTGTGTCTCTCGCGTTAAAATTTACTACACCAAGGTCAGCTGTAGCAGTAGGAGGATATAATCCAATAAACCCCAGGCATGACGCTTGGTTAATTTGATTTGGGTTGTTTTTAGCGGTGAAAAATGGCACGAAAGAATCGGATACAGCTGTGCCATTGCTAACATTAAAATATCCCGCCCCTTTTCTGAAATATAATCCATTACTGTAATTTGATTGATTATTAGGCAGATTAATATTTAATCCGGTTTCTACAAAATTTTGGCTTCTCAGATTAATATCTAGTTCATTGCCGATCACCGCCTTGCCCGTGCCATTTGGAGTTAAAGAGATATTGCCATTTGCACCCGAGGCAAATGTCAATGCCTCAGTTCCCGTGATTGAGCCGGTCTGGGTGCCAGTACCGCCACTAGCTACCGGAATAGGCAAAGCCGGGGCACCACTTAGGTTAGAGTAGGCAACTTGCTCAGCCTGCCATCGCCCAGCCGCCTGATTCCACACCAAGGCCTTCCCATTGTCACCAGATACCGGAGCGGTGCTTGATACGTTAGTTAAATCTTGTAGCTGCGAGGGGGACAGATACGCTGTTGGCACTACTCCAGCCCTCCATTTAGTCCAAAGTTAGTCCAGCCACGGCACAGCCCCACCGCAACCCCGCTATAGTCAAGGGTTTCAGGCGTTGAATAGTTGCGGGGAGAGCAGATAATCAATAACATAGAGACCGATCTATATATAAAAGAGTTGCAATGTAGATCCATCAACATATCTAATTGTTTATCTACTTTGACACCGTTCACGACCTAAAAAAATTATCATTTGATCGCATGATAAAATTAGACAAAATAGAAAAGTGGCAACATTGTATCTATATTTATCGCCAGAATTTCCCGCCGATTTAGCAGGTGAGTTAATAGAGTTAACCACAAAGCCTGGTAAAGATGATACTTATTGGTTGATGGGAACTTTACCTTATTGTGATATTCAACTTAAACCTACAGATAACAAAAAGGAATTACTTCACTATCGAGCAATATCAAGAATACAATGCACAATTAAACACGAATACAAAACCGGCTTGTATATGATATTGGATGGAGGTATATACATAGATGAGAAAGACAGTTCTGCTAAAGCTGTAAGACCTTCATCCAACGGTGTATGGTTAAATGGGGAAAGACTGTTACCAAAAGATTGGGCAACGATAAACTATAACGATAGAATTCATTTTGGTAATGATAAAAAAATAATCGTAAAGCAATCGCCTTACGATACATCCAATGAAGATATATGGAATGATGAACAGTGGCGATGTGGTCCTTACAAAGAAGAACCTTGTTCACCTATAGAAGACGGTTCTCCTTTAATGAAACATGCTAAAGAAAACGCTTCACCATGGACTATTTTAAGTGATGTATTCACATGGTTAAAAACGCCTAGCGCATCTTGGTTGGAACAAATCACAAAATTATTCCTTATAGGACTAGGAGTTTCTATTTTAATCTCTGATGAAATAGAACCTTTACTAAAATGGTTGTTCCAACAAAAATAATTTAAGCATCTCCTAAAAATAAAATTTTTATAGGATTCAAAATGCGATCGCATATAATATGTGCCAGATCGCTTAAAACACAAGAACCATACCAACATAGGATCATATATCCAACCTCATTAGGCAACCGGAGATCTCCCAAAATTACAGGTTGTACTAATAGGACATCTAAATTAAAGATCGCTAACAAACCCAATACAACAAACCAATAACCAATAAGGAACCTAACAAGAGTACCAAATACTAACGTGTGGCTGAACATACCACGATGTCTGACATTTTTCGCATAGATACGCCAGTATATACCTAATAGACCTTTACGTGTAGGAATGTCCATGTCAGGACCAGCCCAACGCTCATGTATGCTGAACTGTATAGGAGAAAGGAGAAGAGCTGTTATCCACCAAGGTTTAATAAGGTCTAATCTGTTATTTTCATAAAATATGTGTATCAGTGATATAAGTATAACTACTAGACCTAGTGACAATCCTCTTGACACTATATTATTAAAACGAAGATGTTCTCTACGTCCAGTTTTCACTTTAGAACTCCATATTCAATAAACGCTTTTTCGACTAACGCTTCGTAGTTTCTAGCAATAGTCGCTATATGATGGGCGCGATCTTTCCCATTAACGACTCTCCTAGCGGAAACATAATCTCGTTGATCTCCAGATACATACTGAGGTAAAGATTTACCAGTAAACCAACCACCCATCATACCTTCAATTAACAAAGTAACACTAACGTCAGGACTAACTATAATATCAGGATTTTGAACCGCATTTACATTATAGATACTAGATATTTTTTTATAATTATTCTTTCCAGTTAACTGTACTAAACCTCTACCAATATATTTACAAGCGTCTTCTTTACTCAGATTACCCATGCGATTAACATAACCATTACCACCAGCTCTATTGGCGAAATAATCACAGTTTCCTATTTCTACCAATGTGGTAAAGTTCGCACTTTCATGTTGAGCTGTGGCTAATATATAAGATACTTGTCCAACATCTGTAATATTCAAATTGATCGCACCGTGGATGATAGCGGTAACAACTTCAGCTTTTCGTCCTATTTGGAAATTTACAGGTAAGCTTTTGTTAATAGTGTTATCCAGTGCTTCTTGAGTAATATTTTGGAGTGATGGTATATGTCGTATAACAACCTCTGGTGTTTTTATATTTACCAAAGGTATAGAGACACTAGGAGTTGTTATATCGAACCCGTAGTAATAATAACTCTCAATTGTTTTATTGAGCGGTTGATGGAAACTAACTGTTAAAAGAATCGCTGGAAAGGACCACTTCAACAAAAATCTAATCATTGAAACAATACCGCTGTAAGATGACCTGTTTTAACTTTTACAAACATGAATCGTCCGTTTGCATCTTTAGCACGTAGTTGAAGATGTAAATGAGGACCAGTGCCGTTACCAGTATCACCTGTTTCAGCGATCTTCCACCCTTTTTCATAACCACCACTTTTACAGGTGTCTTTCTTCAAATGTAAAAGCTGCCATAACATGTCAGCGTACCAAAACTCTGCGTAATAGCCGCCACCATTACCATCGAATTTACAGACAACTTCTATATTATCTGGTGCATAAAGAGGTATTCCTATGGGAGTACCTACATCTACACCATTGTGATATTTAGAACAACCTGGACAGGGTGACTTTCTAGGCCCCTGTAAACTTGTTACTTTATGAGTGCCAATAACTTGGCCTATAAATGGATCTGTAAGATCAAACGAAGGATTCTTTTTTTCTACTACAATCTGTTCTGTCGCGGTTTCATAATCTAAAGGGATAAGTATCTCCACATCACCGAATTTGGCATATCCATGATGAACCAATGATTCTACTTGTCGGTTCACTGATGGCACTAGAACGATCGCACCACATACACCCCAAGTTACAAAGTGATTATTTATCATTTGACCTCATAAAAGGAACATCAATATGATCTACTATGGGTAACGCAAATTTACTATAACCAGGGGCCATAACTTGACTGATCGCGATCGCTACGGCAGCTCCCGTTATTAACCAATATTTACGATCTATAGTGCGATCTTTAATAACTATCACATACTCATCTTCTTCCTCTTGTTGTTCATAAATCGTGGTTTGTTGAGCCTTTATAGTAGCTAAGGTAGTTAGCTGTTCAGCAAGGCGTGTATTACCCTCCTGAACAGCTACTTCTATAAGACGTTCGATGTTGTCCACTGTCTTCTACTTCTGAATTTTGTAATTCTTACCCTTAGGCGTAATCCTAGTGACAGCTTTTTGAGCGTCAGTAGAAGCGTTTCCTGTGATGCTACCAAGTAGATGTTTACCAAAGTCTACCGCGTAGGTTGTACGCGCTTGATTGCTCCTAGCATCAATCATAGCATCAGGAATCAATTCAGCGATCGCTTGTAAGATAGCATCACATATTGGAAGTAATACGTGAGGGGAAACCATAAGAACGATCGCTAGGAATAAACAGTTTATCCAACCAGGGATGAAAGGAAACAGTTTAGCTGCTCCCGTTTGATCCATTCCTAAGTAATTAGTCGATACGTTTGCTAACACAATTGTAATAATACAAAAGACTTTGCCAAAAAACACTAAACGTTCAAGAGTTGATACTTGACCGTCTTCATTGGTATCAACACGAAGAAATCGACTTAGGACGACTTCTCCGTTTACTTTGATATTGGTGCTAACACCTAAACCAAAAATGATGAAGCCGATCGCTGCACTTAGAACAATGCTAATCGCACTATTCCTACCATCCGCCGTTAGTGTCGCTGACAATCCCCAAAAAGAAAATACAGCATCAAAAAATGACAGCAGTGGTACTCCGATAAACTTAACCGTGGAAAATGTAAGACCTAATGCAGCCAAGGTGTTTAGATCGTGTAAGTATGTCGATTCTCTTCGCATTCTACTCTGCTCCGCTTGTACATGAACTTGTTCTACTTGTCTCTGTTCTATAGGATCACTCAATTTAGTGTTGTATACGCTAGGTATACGTTCTTGTGGATGTTGTGATCCTGGTAAATGCGATCGCTGATTGCCTAATCGTGATCCTTGCATCTGTGATGGTCGTCTATTTTCCTCCGGTGGTTGTGTATTACGGCTATGTTCAATTATCCACTGTTCTTGTTTATGTTCTGGCCAATCGAAAAAATCGTTTGGTAAGTCAGACGGTAGATTAAATGGTTGCGACATAGTAAGACTCCTTTTTTTCAACTACTAAACGCTTCTATCCCATTCATCAAAAACGCCTCTAACTTGTTCCCATTTCCTCCCTCCTTCGATGTTGAACATTATGCTAGCGATCGTTCTACGATTGTGATGATCTTTTAATTGACAATATCTTAGAAAAGCCTCCTTGTTGTTAACGTCAAGATCGTAAAAGTTATTTTGTTGCGATCGTTCTCGAATTGAACTCAACTGAGTTCTGATGTAATCTATATCGTCAACAGTGATAGTAGCAACTGGTTTCGGATCCATTTCCGCTTCGCTTCCACTTATTTCCGCTCTGCTTCCACTTCGCTTCCAGTTGCTTCCGTTTATTTCCGGGTTGTTTCCGCTTTGCTTCCACTTATTTCCGGCTATTTCCACTTCATTTCCGCCCGTTTCCGCTCTGCTTCCGGTCGCTTCCGGGCCATTTCCGGGGCATTTCCACTCTGCTTCCGGGCCATTTCCGCTCATCGAAAATCGCGGAAGCGGTTGGGAAATGGGGGTTCCTGCCCACGGGGACGGTACGCTTCCGCCAGGAGGGACAGGTAGAGGATCAACAATCGTGTTTTGAGAAATTCGATCTTCTTCATATTGACCTAACCAATATTCTACTTGTGCGCGAGAAAAATATTTAACAGCACCATACCCTAAGCCAAGGGCAGCAACACAAACCAACGTTGTAGTTGTAAAACTGTCCTGACCTAGTTGAGGATATTCATTGACGATGTAGGAAGATTGAGAAGCTGCAGAGACAGTCTCAATCGCAATCTCTTGCTGTGGTGAACGTTTACGCATAGGCATAACGACACCGTTCTGAGAACATTGACCCGCCGCTTCCATCTCTCTATAGGCGTCGTATTGCCCATAACCAGGAACGTCATAGGAAGACGGTAGGTGCGTTATCAAATAGGAAGAACCATCCTCCAAACGAATATACCATCCATTGTCCCCAGTATCGGACCCAACTGGGTACACTTGGGTACATTTGGGTGTGTATTCGATACTAGGATGCCCCGCAGGGGACATGTCTTGACTTCTATTCATTGCTACCTTCTCCTAGTGCTAGTCTCGGAAACAGGCCATTTAGAGCTAATCGAGCATCAACTTTGCTACTGAAATCAATGTCGTTATATACAGTGGGACGGTCGATCGCGATCGTTTGAATCTCAGGTGCCTGTAGCTTAGCTAATTCCTCAGCCAAGTAATGCGATCGTACATTGCCTGTTAATACTTGCTTTTCGTAGAACTTAGAAAACTTTTTAGCGTTATCTTGTTCGTGTGAAATGATCGCTGTGTAAAGCTTCTCGTAGTGCTGATCTGAGAGGGCTAGAGTAGCCTTCACCAGAGTAATGTCCGTACTGGTGTCATAAGTGGTTTCGCCTGTTTTAGGGGGTGTAACGGGCGTTTCCTGCTCTTCTTTTAGCTTATTGATTGGTTTCGCTGCCATGACAAGAATAATTCCTCATAAAATTGAATCCGTCTGTTTCGTCTACCGTGTCTAGATCCTTTCTTCGCTTTTTCAGAAGAAATAGCCCAAAAAGAAAGACATACGGCATCTTCAATTGTGTAAACTCTGACCTTGCTAGGGTCATAAACAGGTAAGTCAAGGATTTCCCTCATCCACCTAAATAAGGTGGTTTTACTTACCCGTTTCTTTGTTTCTCGTTCTACAAACTGTTTTACCTCTCCTAGAGAAAGTATTAGCTCACTGTAGGTCATGTTAGATATTATACACCACTCAATATGTGTTTTCGAGAGGTGCCATCAATTGAAACGCTCACTATGTAAGCATTATAAGAATTGTATCATCCATCTAAGTAAGAGGTGCCATCAATTTACATTTCTTTACATTTCTTTACATTGAAAAATAGTGAGTATAAGTGCGTATGATTAGTGGTACCTCTTTTAGGTGCCATCGTTCTTCAGTATTTTTACTTATCGATAGCTGCATAGCGATCAATGGCACCTCCCTAAGGTGCCATCAATACAATGGTTCTTGATTATCTACGATGAGTATAAGTGCGTATGATTAGTGGTACCTCTTTTAGGTGCCATTGATCGCCCGTATTTTTACTTATCGATAATTAGTTGCACCTTAAAATGGCGATATTAATATGACGATATTTTTAGTGAGTATAAGTGCGTACAATTGATGGTACCTCTCTAAGGTGCCACTAATCGATGTTCATCTCTCAGGACGATCGCATTTTTAGAGCGATCATCGGTTAAATCGTTCGATCAGGTCAGATTGATCTAATCCCTTTTTTCATTTTGACTAATCGATCAGGTCAAATTGAACCAATCGATTAGTCAAAACAATTTAACCGATCACTTCTGAATTATCGATTAGACCAAATTGACCCATTCGATTAGACCAAATTGACCCATTCGATTGGTCAAAATGAATTTAGATGATTGATCGCGATCGTTCTTCCATTTCGTTTGTCGATTAGTTCCTTAGTATGTGGTTCCTGTGATAACCACTGTTAGTCCTCTCAGAATCGTTTTTAAGAGGCGCTAAAGGCAGTCGAGGTAATTCTTATCGTTAATTTGTTAATCAGGCTTACAGAGGGTTTAGAGGCGATATTTTCTGTTTCTACCCTCTTTTTTTTGTAGATCGATCGCGATCGAATGAAATAGGAATGAAATAAGGACGATCGCGATCGTTTTTTTTATATAATTTTCAGTGTTTATATATATCGACCCCATTCACATAGATGCTGTGTGTGTGCTGCTGTAGATCTCTCTATATTTCTCTTTTTTCTAAGTCCTTTTATGATCTTTCCCTCTTTGTTGCGAAAACCCGGAGCCTTGTATATAATCTAAGCCTCCGGGAAAACGAAACAAACCTCGAAAGCATTGATATATAAAGGTTATAGCAAATAGAATAATGAAAAATAGCACGAAAATAGGTGATAAGAGGGAACACACACAGCATCTATGTAAAGGGGGTCAACCTATTGCTATATAAGGATTACAGCTAATTCTATAAAAAATTATATATATAAAAATAAAGGAAAAGTAATTATAAATGACGATCGCGATCTATCTAGAAACGGATATTAGAAATTACTCTATTACTACTTGACAATATATCGAATAAAGATATAAAATTAGTAATAATCAATACTTTAGGTTTATCAAATGAAAAAAGTTGTAAAAGAAATGAAGAGGGGTGCTTACAGACGGCTTGATAACGATTCTCCTAAGTCGTTTTACCAATTCTGTATGACCGAAGACGAAAAAAAGGAACTTTACGATATTTCTTGCGAGATGGGTATTACTATGGCTGCTGTACTTCGTATTGGTATTGAGTTGGTTAAGAAGGAGCGGAAGACTAATTAGTTTAATGTAGTAAGGAATCGAAGATAATGATCGTTAAAGTTTCTCTAGATCTGAAAACAAAGCTTTCTAACAAACCCGATAGAAATACTAAAGAAGGTCAAGATCTGATTGGAGCGATCGTAAACAGATTAACACCTACTGAAGTAAAGATCGCGGAATTAGCTTCCTATATTATTGACGGCTATAGTTGGTCCCCTTCGGTGTGTTCTCAAAAAAAGACGGTTGAATACTTTGTGTTCTCTCGTTTATTAGCTATGGACTTTGATAATAAAAGATCAGTTATTACTCCAGAGCAAGTTAAAACTCGTTTAGAAGAGTATGGTATTGACTGGAAATTTTTTCATACTTCTTTTAGCGATACTCCCGAAACAAGAAAATTTCGTGTTGTTTTCGATTCTGGTAGACATCTAGATAAAACAGAAACTCTAAACTATCTGAATAGATTACATGTTTTGTTTCCTGAAGCAGATTTAACTTCAAATCGTCTCGTTCAGTTCTATTTCGGAGGTCGTGAATTATTACTTGAAAATTTTGATTCGACGCCTTTAAACTACGATCTGTTAAAAAGTGCTGCCGATAGTGAAGCAGCTAAAAATTGTAGTGATAGATCGGCTAGAACCATTATAAGTCGTGCCACTAATCTCAAAATATCCGAAAACGAATCATTGTCTTTTGTTGATGGTGGGAAAGCCACTTACGATATAATTTCCAAACCTGACTTTAATCGGTTGTGCGATCGCGTTGTCTTAATTAAAGCTTTACGAGATGGTGTACCTGAGTCTACAGAACAATACGAAATAGGAGATCGTCTATCTTATCCCGATCTTTTCACTGCTATCACCAATCTCTTGCCTTTTGAGGGTGGTCTTAAACAGGCTGAGCGTTGGATGGTCGCTGACGGGCGTTACGAATCGAAACATTACAGGATCTTCAACTCACTGCGTAAGCACCCTGACTATTTTCCCGCTAATTTATGTTATAGTCCTTTTATAAAGGATCACCGGTATTCTAACGCCGCTACGGCTTATAAAAACGAGGGTAAAGCTGTGAAGATTCCAAATGTTAAACTTTCCGCCTACACAGTAGAAGAGGCCGACAAAATCATGACGGCGGCGTTCTACGATGCTGTTGATCGTAAAGATAACAGCGTGACAGTTCTTAAATTCGCTACAGGACAAGGCAAGACTCGTATGCAAGCTGAAATTTATAAACAGTACGAACGCCAAGGTGTAGCTTTATTCTGTGGTTTTACCACACACAAGTTAAAAGACGAATTTATTAATAAATACTTAGGTGAGACAGAAACGCTCTCTGCGGTAGTTACTCCTGAACAACCTCCTAATATACCTGGTAATATTGACGAACTTTATAACGTAGGCGCGTATATCAAAGCTCAAGCCGCTATAAAGGCTCTAAAAAGAAAAACTAAGGATACTGATCTTAAAGAGCAACTACTGTCCTACGAAAGAAGAAATGCTGAGGCGTACGGTACCCAAACACGATCTATTATTGGAACTACTCGTAAAGCTCTAACGAAGAACGCTCGTACGAATCGATATCCGTTTGGTCATTGTAAACTTTTTATTTTCGACGAGGATATCATTTCCGAATTGTTACCTACTTATTATATCACTCGTGAAGATCTTAACGTTCTTCGTTCGTTAGTTAGAAGAGAACAGAACGATAACCTGACTAGATCAGTCGAACCTGTTATTTCGTACTATTTAGAAATTATTGAGAAGGAAGCCTATATAATACAGGATATGCCACACTTTGTTATTTCTGACAAAGCTAATTTATTACTAACAACTATAGTGGCAGATAATTCTAATCGTTTTGACGGTAATATTTTAGACGTTTTTCGTTTACGTGGAAAGTTTTGCTTAGACACGAACGATCTTGGTAAACTTAACTTCGTTGGTAAAAAAGAATTACCTAGCGATCGCCAATATATAATTCTTTCAGCTACCGCTGATGAAAATATTTACAGATATCTTATTGACGAGGATAGACTAAACTTCGTGGATATATCCAACGTGGTTCCCAAAGGTAAATTGATCCAGGACACAACTAAATCCTGTTCCAGACGATCTTTGAGCAATCCTGAAACAGAAAACTATGTTAGGATTAAATTGGAAGAAGCTGGAGATCCTGAAGTGATCACGTTTAAGGCTTTCAAAGATCGTTTCCTTAACGTTTGCAAAAATATCCATTTTGGTAATTGTTCTGGATACGATGATCTTAAAGGTAAAAATATAGCGGTCGTCGGTACTCCCCATCCTCCTCAGTCTTTAGTTGAACTTATAGCGGCTGTCCTCGGTATGGAAACCCCGCCCTATGTTTCCGTGGTACAACAGGAAATTTTTCGTAACGGATTCCGATTTATTTTTCGTACCTATGAGAATCTGAACTTGCAAAATATTCATCTTGCGCTAATTGAACAAGAACTGATTCAGGCTGTTGGTCGAGCTAGAATTTTAAGAACGAACGCTACAGTTTGGTTATTTTCTAACTATCCTCTCCCCGACTATAGCGACGTAAAAATTATCAATATCAACGAAACTGTAGAAGTTTAGAGACTCTTCGCTATGGACTTACGAGATTATCAAGCCAGAGTAATAAACGATCTCTATAACGCTTACGCCCAAGGTAATAAGCGAATGGCGTTGATCGCAGCTACAGCGGCAGGTAAGACCGTAATATCCACTAAATTATGCCTGGATGCTTCTACAGCAGGGAAGCGATCTTTATTTATTGTTCACTTAGATAAGTTAGTAGAACAAACAGCAGAAAAGTTTACTCGATACGGACTCGAAGTAGGTTTTGTAAAAGCTGGATACGAAGAGAATCCTGATACGCTAGTGCAGATCGCTAGTATTCAGACCTTAAATAATAGAGAAACCTGGAAGAACTATACAGTAGACTTTATTATATTTGACGAGGCTCATATAACATTAACATCTCAAGTTGGTAAGGATATTATCTACAATATCTATCCAGATGCCCGTGTAGTGGCTTTAACAGCTACTCCAAAACGTCTTGGTGTAGAACAGATAGGAGATCATTTAGAAGGCTTCGTAGCCACTCCTACGCCTCTGGATTTACAAAGGATGGGTTTTTTATCGCAAATGCGATATTATGTTCCGTCTGCTTCTGTTAATGTGTCAGATCTTCAAGTTAAGGGTGACGACTACGAAGTATCTGAAATAAAGAACCGATGCTTTACGCCTGAACTAATCAGTGCGATCATAAAGGAATGGTTTCTACTAAAAGATACTGATGGAAGTTTTCTCTGTAGAGGAAAACGGACACTAGCATTCTGTGTGGATATAGAACACGCCGAATGTATTGCTTATCATTTCAATAGATTAGGAGTACCTTTCGCTTGTCTAACAAGTGAAACACCTTTGAAAGAGAGAGCTAAGATATATAACGATTTTAGAGAAGGAACCTTGATAGGTATATCTTCTGTAAACGTTATCAGCATCGGTTTTGACGAACCCATGGCTGAAGTAGGGTTACTTTTGAGACCTACAGCATCAGAAGCGTTACATCTCCAGCAAATAGGGAGATTGATGCGTATAGCTGAAGGTAAAAGATTTGGTGTGATACTAGATCAAGCTGGCAACACTACAAGACTAGGCATACCAGAGGATATTCAAAACTATACATTACCAACATCCAAAGAAAAAACCGTTGGTGTTATGCCCACTAAAGTGTGTCCTCAGTGCGATCGCATTGTGCCTAGATTCACTGTGGACTGTGCTTGTGGCCATCATTGGATAACTAAATTCGATATAGATGATAGTGGTATGATTGAATTACCGATCAATAAAACTATTCATGTGGAAACCTTGAGGGATAGATTTAGAATTTATAGATTTGAAGGTTTTACCACTGGTGTTTCACCAGAGCACGTTGAAAAGAGATTTGCCAAGGAATATGGTATTTCTCCATTAGATGAATGGTTTCTTGGATCTACGGTTAATAGATCGGAGATGCTCAAAAAGGCTTATATACAATATTTATTAGATTGTGCTAACAAAGAAAACAAAAGTGAGGATTGGGCATTAAAACAATTAGAATTAGAATTTGGTAGTCTTAATGCCGCTTGATCGCTACCGAAAGTTTTATTTATGGTTCTAGTTAGGACAATCTTTTTATGAATTATCTTACACTTACATTACCGCCGTCTTGGGGCGCAGAAGAATCCTACGATGTAGGATCTAATTTTGAGTCGCAACTTGGCGATGGTTATATAAGCACGTCTTCTTCCGTAGAACCTAGAGTGACGTGGACTATTCAGGCGATCGACACTAAGGATAAGATAGAAAACATATCTGATTTTTTATCCAATAGGAGTGGCGTAGAATCGTTTTATTGGAGTCCTAATGTAGAAGTATTACCATTACAACTATACTTTTGTACAGAATGGTCTATAACACCAATAGGATTTGATACTTTTAGTTTCTCAGCCACGTTTATAAAAGATATCGAATCACCTTGTAGCGATCTTTCTGATCTTATAGATATAACTAAAATAAAATCTGATATTACGGCATCGAAAGTATTTATAGATAATATATCGACTATAGATGTAAATAGTCTTATAACTAATAACGCTACACCAAAAGAAGGCAACACTTGGTTACATGTATTTTATACATTTGCTACAGAAGTGTATTTTGATTTTTTTAAGATTGAAGTAACCAAGCCTGATGGCATCAAGGAAACTGTATTAACTCAAAGTGGTGGTGGTCAAAATATTGGTGGTTACTATGGAACTGGATCTCCGAACTCATGGACTAATTTTTCCTATGCCTTTCAAAAAAAAGGTAAATACAAAATAAAGTTCATACACGAAAAAGATGGTAATTTCAGTGTAGATAACGAAGTAATTGCGATCGATAGTGTAGTTATTGGAAATGCCAGTACTAGAGCTGGTATAACAACCACGTATCTAAATCAAGGTTTTGAGAATGGTGTTATACCTTCAGGGTGGGTAAACAACTGGTGGCAGATTACACAAAATCCAGTTTATTCTGGCAGTAACGCTATTAAATCAGCATTAACAAGTAATGATAGAAACGCTACAGCTTCTTTAGAATTTGAATTTGAGGTGTTTCCAGAAATATCTCTCCAAGCTCCATTACTAATATCAAACAACAATTTGGTTACTAAACAATGGCATCAGGAAGCTGGTATAGACATACCTTGGCAAGCTGGTACATTATATGATCAAATAAACATGTCGATGGCGTTTCTTAATGGATATAAGTTATTAAACAATCAGACTTGGTTAGACAGATCATTAACACTTGCAGAAGCTATAGAAACTTATTATTACAATGGTAATAGTACACTACCACATTGGTTAATAAATGTAAGATCTCCAATTGGGTCTATACAGACCAATCAACTGTTTGAAGTATACTCACCCAGTAACAACGGTTACACAGCATTTCCTGCTTCCGTAACGGCTTTATCAACGAATCAAGTTAATATCAAAGCTTCTTGGTTGCCTATGTTGTGGGAGCTTTACGATGAATTGTATTTGATAACTCAAAACAGTATATGGCAAACAAGATCCAATAAAATAAAAACTGGTTTTCAATCTATTATAAATTACTCGCCTAATACCGTTAACAGTGAGTTATTTACATCCTCTATAGTACGACAAAATAACGTTGTAACTAATCGTTACGGCGATCGCTATTTGATCTCTCAGAATTTATGGGGATTGGTTGGTACGAATACTAATCAACTTTTAGCAACGATCGACAATTTAGCTAAAGCTCAAATAAAATATGCAGAGGTCAATGATGATTTTGGGCCTTTTGCTTTTAGAATATCGCCTATTAATTCCCTATGGCAGTTAAATACTGTTACAGGGAATCTTGCTACTCTTATCCTTTATAGAAATCAAGCCAACCCTATGGAACAAGGGTCAGATTCAGGTTTCTCACAGGCTCAATTTGGTCTATGGTTGGCTAAAGCTCTTTATTATTCAAATACTAAATTCGATAGTTTACAGAAACTTTTGATGGATTGGCTAAATTGGGTAGATGGTAAATGGTGTTCTATAGAACCGGATTTTCCTCCTACACGATTCTCAGAAAAGAACACACCTTATCCAGATAGTGATCCAGCTACACAAGCATTAATAGGAGAGTCGGCTTTGTGGGCTAACCTTAATGGAGAAGATGCTGGCACTACTTTTAGATTGATTCTGAGAAGTTATGAATATCTACAAAAACAATTTGAAGGCGATCTGACCCGTATTATGTATGGAAGTTGGTCTAAAGACAAACAAATTTACATTGGAGAGATGTTAAAAAATTATGATTCTAGAACTCATAGTTGTGTAATCAACTTTTTGACATTATTGGCAATATATAAAGATCAATTGGTATATCCTAGTTGCACCGAGTCAATAAGAACACCTTTGTTACAACAAACGATGGAATCTTGCTGTGGTAGTCCTACTATACCTTGTGGTATATACACTCTAACTGGCGAAGTTAAACCAACTGGTGAAAGTGTATTCAACAATTGTGCTATGATGGTACGATTAACTGTATCTAGCTATTATTAGGGTTTCTCATGGGTCTTAGCACCAACTATTTTGACGTAGGTTTTCGTGTATATTATAGAGTGAAGAGTATGTTACATGAAGAAACATACCTTGATGCTTATACTATTTACACAGCAGACGACCCAAAAAACAATGTTGACATTTATGAAGGAAATATACAGATAACGAGATCTTTTGATCCTCCGTCACATGTCCCTTTATTTGATCCTAGAGAAAAAAGAGGTATATCTATACATCATCAATTAGGATCTAGAGGTTTCCACACTGGAACAGGTCTTTTCAGTGGTATATTAGAACAACCTTTTCTGTATCATGGATACACTACCGCAAACGCGCCAAGACTGTATATAGGAGTAAGACGTACAGGATCTCCAAAATGGTTTTATAAATTACCGGCTAATGTCAACATTTCCAGTTATAAAGGGGAGAACATATACGACAAAGATACAAGATCTAAAACTCCCGCAGTAAAAACATCTGTTTATGTATCAGGGAGCGAAGGTTTTCCTGATTATGATCCAATGGATATACGTGGCCTTGATGATACGTCTACTGATACCGAATCAAGAGTATTACAGTTACATGTATCTTATATGCCTAACGGTGACTACTATCTATTAATGTCCGATCAACGAACAAAAGTATTGGGTGGCGGAAGCTTTTTCGGTAGAGTTTGGATACCTTTGAAAAATGACGGAACCTATTAGTTTCTATTTTAATATATACAAAAACGAGATTTATGCCAGCAGACTAGTTTTTCAAATACGAAATTTTTATCCAACCTCAGAGATTTTAATTATATCTGATGGTCAAGCTAATTTATTCTCTATGAATCAGATCCGTGATTATCACGATCGCATGTTCCCTGACTCTCCTCCATTTACATTGATAAAAGGCGATCGCCTAAAGAATGTAGGACCAGAATTTACTCAACGCAATTTCAAGTGCGTACTTAATAATACAACTAGCGATCTTATTATCAAATTAGATCCAGATTCTTATATATGGAGATCGTTTAATTATATTCCAGAGGGTGATTGGATAGGAGATGTGAGATTTCTGCCTGCACCTTACCTATCAAGACAATTTAATTTCATTTCTGGTGGTTGTTTTGGTATGCGTAGAAATGTTATAAAAGAAATATACAATAGCAACTTGTTATTAGGTGACGAATATCGTACAGAGGAAAGTTTCTACGACAGATATAGGATGAACAGAAAATACGGAGATCCTATCACTAATGAACTTATATACAGAGAAAATCTAGTATTAGATGATGTGGCTAATAGACTAGGCGTAACACCTGTTCAATGGGATGAAGTATATTGTACACAACATGGAGAACAACTACAAAATCCCGATGATCTAAAGTATGCTGTAACACACCCTGTAAGGTACATATTTTGACTACCTTTCAGAAACAAAAACGTTGTTATGATATAGTTACCTTAGCTATATAAACTAAAAAAATGCCTACCAGGAACATATCAGTTTTAGACGGTAATACCAATCCGGCTATACTCCTTTCAGAAGATAAAGGGTTATCTGGTTCGGTGCCTATATACACACCTCATTCTTATGATGAAGTTCTTGCAGACATGGGTAACCATGGTGTAACGAAACTCTACCTAACAGGCACTATATCTATCAGTGGTAATAATACGATAATAAACGCGCCTGGTAGTGGTAACTATATAAAAGTATTAAACTTAGAACTCCAAAATGAAAGCGCTGTAGAAACATTAGCGATCGTCCGAAGTGGTACATCCACAAATGTTAGACGAGTATTATTGTCAGCAAAAGGTACAGTTGGTTTTAGAGATCGCGTTGAGTATCATCCACATGCTTCTTTAGATCTTGCAGCGAATACAGCTCTTGTTATTAATCTCAATGGTGCAAATACAATTGGTTACAACATAACATATGTAACAAGGACGGTGTGATGTACACTACTATTTATTTACATGGTTCTCTACGAAAGAAATATGGTAAAGAATTTAGATGTGTAGCGCATAGCACCAAAGATTGTGTTAGATTTCTAGAAGTTAATTTCAAAGATTTCAGACAATTTATCCTAGATGAAACAGGAAAAGGTACATTCTTCAAAGTCAGACACGGAAATTATGAAATAGGAGAAGATGAACTATCAGATCCTATAGTAAAAGATAAAAGTGTTCATATTACAGCTTTGCCTAGTGGTGCTGGTAAAGTAGGAAAAATAATTCTTGGTACAGCTCTTATTGCTGGAGGATTGATATTCTCTGGGGGTTTATTAGGTCTGAGCGCTGTTCAATTAATCGTTACAGGTTCTTTATTACTTGTATCCGGCTTAATGGGACAAAAACCAAAAAACGACGCAAGTGCCGAGAATCAAAAATCTTTTATATTTTCCGGTGTTTCTAATACAGCAGAAATAGGACAGCGTATATATGTAGTATATGGCGTTATGCTAGCACCATCTATGGTACTATCTGCCACAGTGCGATCGTACATCACAGCTACCAATGTAGGCGGATCGTGATGAAATTTGATGAGTTCTGGGGTGAAGGAGGATGTCTTAGTGGTGATACTCTTATACAGACACCATTAGGATTAATACCCATACAAGATATAAAAACAGGTGATGAAGTATTTTGTTTCTCTCCAGAAAATAGAATCTCGATCAAAAAAGTATTATCCACAAGTGTTCATAATAACCAACAAGTATTTAGATATACCTATTGGGGTGGTTATGTAATAGCAACTCCAAATCATGCGTTCTATACAGAACGTAATTCTTTCAAAGAAATTGGTAGATGGAATATAGACGAATTTTTTATTGACAAATATTTAGAATACAGACCGTTATTAAAAATCGAAGAATTAGAAAATACTACTGTATACAATTTTGTTGTAGACGATTATCACACGTATCTTGTAGGTGAACATGGTATTTTTTCTAGTAACGGTGGCGGTGGTAAATCCAAAAATCGTACTATTGATCCTGACACAGCGATCAGTTCTGCAAGAGCTGTAGTTGTAGAAGCCCTATCAGAAGGTCCAATAGAAGGACTATTAGAAGGCGATCGTTCCATCTACTTGGATAGAACCCCTGTAGGTAATGCTGACGGTACTAAGAACGTTACAGGATTCAAATGGGATAGTAGAAACGGTACAGGTTCACAACGACTATTAGATGCTACGATCAAAGAGGGGCTTACATCTGAAACTGGTGTTAACACAGAAGTAAAATTTAACGTACCTGTTTCAAGAACTTTCACCGTTACTGATGTAAGTTTCGTAAGAGTTAGACTAGCATTTCAAGTACAACAATATGAAGAAGATGGAGATGTAGTTTCTAGCCGGATGGCCTTCAGAATACAATTAACCGATATTGGTGGTGTTGCAACAGTTCATTCTGAAGATCGCTTAGTAAAATTCTCTAGTCCAACAGAATTTGAGTATAATATACCGATCGCTTATACCAATTCTGCCCGTCCTATCACTATAAGAGTTGAAAAGTTGGTAGAAGAACCAACACCTAATAGTAACTTACAGAATACTATTCAATTTGTAAGTTACACCACTGTCGTAAATGATACCAAGATAAATTATGCTCATACGGCTGTAGTGAGTGCTGAATTTGACGCAGAGCAGTTCTCTAGTGAACCACAAAGAGGGTATAAGATTGGTGGTAGAACTGTAGCCATTCCTAGTAATGCCGTAGTAAACGACACAGATCGCGGCTTGGACTTCAGTGGGATATGGGATGGTACTCTTTATGAACCGCCCATAGCAACATCTGATCCGGTGTGGCAGTTATATGACATTCTAACTAATAGTCGTTATGGTTTAGGTAAACAAATAGATTCTTGTCAAGTATCTTCGTATGATTTATATGACATATCTAGATATAATAATGAGTTTGTAACTAATGGTTTTGGTGGAACAGAACGTAGATTTAGATGTAATACAGTACTACAACAAGGGGAAGCTGCACATAAAGTATTAGAAGGATTTCTAAGTGCTTGTAATTCTCATTATTATTGGGATGGCACATGCTTAAAATTCTGGCAGGATAAACCTAGTGATGTTATTCAACAGTTTACTAATGCTGATGTAGAAAACGGTATGTTCAGTTACTCATCAACTGATATACAAACAAGATACTCTGTTGCTTATGTAACATGGAATGATCCAGATGATTACTATAGACAAACAGTAGAATCAGTAGAAGTACAAGATGCACTTAAAAAATTTGGTTACAGAGAAACTGATTTTGCTGCTTATGGATGTACTTCTAGAGGTCAAGCTTATAGACAAGGACGTTATCAAGTTTATTCTAATTTTTTAGAAACAGAAACAGTGTCCTTTAAGTGTAGATTGATCGCGGTATTTATAAGACCTGGTGATATTATAAATATTGTAGATTGGAAGCGATCTAAAAAACGTCATGGTGGTCTAATAACATCAGCTACAACCACTACAGTAGAGTTAGATCAAGAAATAATATTACCAAATGCATCAGGCTATTCTATAACCTGTACCATGCCTGACTTAACAATAGAAACTAGAACGATCAGTAACGGGGCAGGTTCTACAGATACAATACAAGTATCAACTCCTTTTACTACAGCTCCCCTACAAGAATCTAATTGGTTCGTAGACGTTATAACTACTAAAAAATATAGAGTACAAATAATAAAAGTCGATGTAGAAGATACTGGACTAATAGAGATCTTAGCCACTGAATATCGAGAAGACAAATTCAATATAATCGAAAATGGATGGGAATTAGAATCCACAGAAAAAGAAGAAGAAATCCCTGTCATACCCCCACCACCTGTTAATCTGGGTGTCGGTTTTGTAGAACAAAGCGCTAATGTATTCAAACTAATAGCACGATGGAGTAGACCTTCAACAGGCGGATCATTTATAAGTTCTTATCAAGTTCAATGGAAACGAGGTGCTACTGGTTCCTGGTCACCCATATTATCAGTATCCACTAATGAACTAATAGTAGAAAATTTATCATCAGGTACATACTATATACGTGTAGCAAGTGTTCTACTGAATGGTGGTATAAGTCAATATGTCGAATCATCCCCCGCGATCGCAGGTGCTACACAAAATTTATATCTATCTTTTAACAGACGTTTAGGTATAATCGCAGCATGACACAATTCAAACAGTCTTTAATAAGCTTAGATCAATCTAGTGACGTTTATATATACATATTGAGGGATTTTAATCCTGATAATCCATTCGATGTATTTCGCTTCTCTAATCAACAAGTTTCTTGGGGTGGTAGCATAAGTCTAATCCCTGTTACACATAAAACAATAGAAATTACATCTACTGGCCCTGTACCAAGATTAGAAATCAATGTTGGCGATCCTAATGGTGTTATATCAAATTTAATTGACTCTGTAGATGGACTAGAAGGTTCTTCTCTAAAAATAATAAGAACAAAATTTAGATTCACAGATGGTGGATCTACACCAGATTCTACTGCAAAGTTACAAGAAATAGATTACATAATAAGTAGAGTAATATCTTATGAACCTTGGATGCAAATAACATTTGAGGGCTCATCGCCATTAGAATTCGGTCAAGCTACTTTACCTAGTAGATATGCACTGCGATCTTGTGTGTGGGAATATAGAGGCCCTGAGTGTGGATATACAGGAACAAATATGTTCACGTTAGCGGATCAAACTACAACAGATCCCACAAAAGATGAATGTGGTAAATCAATAAGATCTTGTAAACTACGTTTTGGTAACAATCTTTTATTGCCAACAAGTGCCTTTCCTACACTATCTAGGAGATAATCTCCATACGGAATGTAAACGTCCTGTATGCCATCTAGGACCGCTCCATAGGTCAACACGACTAAAAGTACCCGATTCTAACGTGTGTAATATAGTAGCATAACGATCGCTTGTAGCAGATTCTACAATTACACCACTATGATTGGCTACACGACTACCGAACGATCGCATTAGTACGATATCCCCTTTTTTAGGGGTTTCAGTATTAACTTGTGTTATCCCTGGATGATTTAGTAATAGATTGTAATACATTCCATCCTTACTACTTTTACTAGCTTCTTTATACCAATCATCGCCCAACGGTCTTGGATAATCAGTTATATCAAAATTAAAAAACATTTTATAATACGCTCTTATGAGCCAAGCACAATCAGCTCTAGCCCAAGAAAATGGTACATTTAATAAGTAGTCTAAAGTGCCATAATTATCAGGTTCTCTTAGTGGATAAGGGTGAATATAGTCAGCATCAAACATATCCCATACATCAAATGTAGTGTGATACATAATATAGGGTATCTGATGAGATCTAGATTGTTCGATGTCTCTTAATGACAAATACCCAGGTGTGTATTCTGTATTGTGAGAGTGATAGATGGCTATAATATCGTCTTCATAGCTATCAAATGATTCTTGTTCTGGTATAAAAGAATCGTTTGGTTTTTCAGATATATTAGTAACAGGAATAACTGATAGATCTTTCAATACGAAACCGCAACGTTCGTTATCAACGTCGATCATACAATCCCGAACGATCGCTTCTTTTACGCGATCATTCAATATATCGCTAGGTTTCATTAGTTTGTACGAGTATATAAACCCATCTAGAGGATCTCCTATTCCACGATTTTATTAGTTTTGTTTTGAATTGTGAGTTTCTAAATTTTCTAATTTCTAAACCGCGTTTCTAGTAAAATAATACAACGATTGAAATGGATATTGAATATTGGCGGTTAATGTTTCATCTGCCGCCCAAGACCAGAACCCGATCAAATTGTTACTAGCGTCCGTTAGAACAGCAAATCTGAATGTTAAATTGCCTGTAGGCGTCAAGGTAACATCATTGAAAGTAACGCGATGATGATTAGATCCTGAGTTCCAAGCTGATGCCGAAACGACCAACGATAGTCCTCCAGCAGGATAACCACTACCAGACAACTCGTTTGCGATCGCCGTGCTTGTGGCTGTATAGTTGGCGGCACTTGTACACAGTCTTATCTTACCGCCAGCACTGGCGGCGGTAGCGCCATTAAATAATAGATTAGCCTGTCTAGCAAGACCTGCTTGAAAATGTGTAAATCCAGTTGGTTGAGCCATTTTTATTTATTTTTCGACTAATCCTATACTACTATATGTTTAGAATTTTGTAAAAGCTAATATTTATAGTGAAATAGCTATTGAGTGGGCAATTGTTCTGTTGGTGGAGTGAAGTTCGCAGTGTATCTAGCAATACCTTTAGTAACTCTGAAATCATCAAACCATGCGCCTCCAGATGCAATGTTAGTATCAGGCATTACTAAAAATGGACTATTATTGATATTCCAATTTCTACTATTCGAGGCAGATCCTAAACTGACACCATTTTGGAATATTCTCATTGTGGTGCCTTGCCTAGTCAAAGCTATATGTGCCCAAGTGTTAGCACCAACAGGCGTCCAACTGAGTTCAACATCCCAAGAAACGTTCTCTAGAACAACACCAATTCTTCGACCAGAGAAGAGTCTACTACCAAAGGCAAAAAAGTTGCCCGTTTTACCAGTACAAAATCTAAATTCAGACGCAAGAGTTCCGCTATACCTAAACCAAAATTCTATGGTGAAATCTCCTGTACCCCAATCGAAAGCGGCATCATAAGGCGTTTCAATTCTACCTCCAGTTATAGATCCATTACCATACTTAAATTGAGAGGTAGTGATTATAGGAGTACCACTAGAGATTGTTACGGTTCTATTAGCCGGTCCAGAGTCTACAAAGGTCGTACTACCATCAGTACCATTACCAAACAATAACAAGGAAACATTACTATAGAAAGGATCTGGAACAAAACCTTCTCCCAATTCTAGATTGACGCTAGATTCGTTACCGGTATTTAGATCAAACACAAGGTCTGTTAGAACAGAAACAACAGCACTAGATTCGTTACCGCCATTCAGATAATATACAACACCTGAAGGTTCACCCAGTACGATATTAACGCTCGATTCTACACCTGTATTCAATTCATAGGGTGATGTGGTACCTTCTCCCAATGACAGTACACTACCAGATTCAGATCCAGAGAATAATAAGAAATAGCCTGGAGTAACAACTACAGCACCACTTTCGTCACCAGCAATGAGGACATACGTCTGTACAACTACTTCACCGGTTATTAAAGAAGCTCCGTTTTCGTTACCAGTAAAGAGTGTATAAGGTTCAAGTATACCGTTCTCTAATCTTAAATTACCTGAACTTTCTACACCAGTGTTTAGTGAATATGGATCTACTAATCCTAAAAAGGCACCAGATTGAGATCCATTGTATAATAAATAAATAGACGGTACTTCTAAAATTAAGTCAGCAGAAGATTCTGAACCTGCCTCCATTCTATATGGAATGGCCGTAGGTATCCATCCAGGACGGAATACCTCACTAAAAGTAGCTGAAAATTCCCATACATTTAATGCAGTCCATCTCCAACTCCAATTGCTACATACAAAAAGACCGCAGTAATCGTCATTATACGGACGAAATACAAACGGTTTACCTCTATTAGATAATAAAAAATCGTTTATTTCATTTCTATCTCTTAAAACACCTTGTAAACTAAATGTTTTTCTTACATCATTTACTAAGTTAGTTCTAGATCTACCAATGACACCATTAGTACCGTATTCTATTAAAGAGTTTTTGGTCTCTACTTTAACAGAATTTTCATACCATAATACTAATTGTATTTCTGGAAATACTTGAGGCATAATTAGTTAAGCTACATAATTCTAACTTAACTAACTCTGCCTCAAGTGTATCAAGCTAATTGCTATTCAACCACAATCTGATTGGCAAAATCGATCGCTTTTACTAAATGATGCCAAGTAGCGATCGCTTCTTCTGGTGATTCCACAATCGTTGTTACGTTCACTACTTTCTCGATATCATCATGAAAAATAGAAAAATATGCCACCAATTCAAAATATACCAACGGGAGAATATAAGGCAAATCATCAACTGAAGAATTATCGTAAATCAATACACAAATATCACACTCTCTTTCTGGAACAGGCTTGCGAACCTCATAAACCTTTGTGTCAGGAAAAAGTGCGTTATTAATTGTTCTACGATACTGTGGATTTAATTCAAACCCAGCGATACGAAAAGATTCAAAAGCTGAGTCTAATTCTGAAATCATCGATTAATATGCTCCTTTACAAGCGGGTCGAATTCATACAACACAGCGAACACCGTATAAACAAGGTAACTAGACACTTTGAAGATCGCCATAGTTATCGCTACAATAGCAGTGGCCAGTGCCATGCAAGCTATCAGATAAAATGCTATCGCTAATAAAATATTGTTATCCATTTCAATCAGCGTCCATTGGTTTATTATTTTCGTATATTGTTTCAAAAAGTTCGTTCATAAAATCAAAAGCTAATTTTACAAAACGTCTAGCATCAAACACTTTTTGAACAGACTGGGGAAACACTCTAGCTAACGTCTTAAGAATAAAAGTCGCTAACCAACGCGATCTACCAGCAAAATTCTGTGAAGACCCTTTACCTTCTACGCCAAGAATTATAGCAGAACAGAGAATGATGACTGCCCCTATAATCCCTCTTAACAACCAGTTTGCACTATCGTCGGTGACCTTAGTTTCCTTTTCCATATATGTTCTTAGGATCTCTTGAAAAATCAATCCCTGCTGACATATAGAAATCATATATCTCAGTAGGGGTGAATGTCAAGAAATTCATTTTGACACTAGGTAAGTGTCCTCTAGCGATCAACACAGGATCCACAATCTCAATAATTTTCCTATAGAAGACAAGCGATCTTCTAACATGGAAGACTCTAGAAGTGGTTCTGTAAGTTCCTAAACGTTTACCTATCCCGTAGCTGTCAACGATACTGAAAGGTATAACAGAGCGAATTTCTGGTAAAGTATCATACCAGTCCATTAAAACTTTGGGAACCTTCATATTCCAAGGTTTATTATCCTCTCTAGGAGTCTTTATAACTAAAGATTCTTGATATGATATCCAATACTCCTGACCGGTTAAAGATAGATAGAGAGGATAATAAACACAAAGAGCTTGTAATCCCCAGTACATAGGAGACAACAATCCTGTAGGATCAAAAGATCGTCTTCTATAAAATTGGTAAAGATCTTCGTCTAAATGTATACTTAGACGACGTGCTCTTGAATCAAGTATATTATCAATCTTTTGGTTCAAACCAGTGTTGTAATTCTCTCCTGGTTTACGACCACCTTTATTTTTTTTGTTTAACACAAGCGTTCTTTCAACCTCGTATTACGTTTATTAACATAATTGTTTCTAACGGCTTTTTTAATAGCCTCTTCCTCGCCCACTAGAACGATGAGTTTCTTCGCCCTAGTCCATCCAGTATACAACAAATTGCGTATCAACATAATGTGATGAGATGTGGTTACAGGTATGACCACGACAGGAAACTCAGATCCTTGTGAACTGTGAATAGATATCGCATAAGCTAACTGCATATCACCACGTTCGTTATCATCAATAACAACCAATCGTCCTTCTTCAGGATTGGAAATGTCAGGAAATTTACAAGTCATCTCGTTTTCGGTAGTATCTATATATTCGATAGTACCGATCTCACCATTGAAAATTGATTTATCGTAATTATTAGATCGCTGAATAATGCGATCGCCTGATCTAAAACCTTTAAGTTCTTTCCCATTAGGATTCCAAAGATCTTGGATACGTTTGTTTAATTCTTGTGTACCATATTCTCCTTTGTGCATAGGAGACAAAACCTGTATATCATCTTTTTTCCAATTCAATTCAGGTAACTTTACATCCAATAACCATTGGATTGCGACAGGTATTGTCTCTTTAGGACACTTGATAAACAACGAATCACTATATGGAACGGTGGTACTTCGTCCTATTGATTCTAACTCAGGGACTTTACCAGCGTTGATACTTAGCGCACCATCAATTATCTTACTATCAGCGGATTGTCTAAACACCTCAGTCAATCTGATAACAGGAACCGCTTTAGAGTTTATAAGATCCCGAAGAACGTTACCAGCACCAACAGAAGGTAATTGATCAACATCACCAATAAGAACGACATTGGCGTATCGTGGTACAGATTCCATTAACGAATGAAACAATTTAATATCCACCATAGAAGCTTCGTCTAACAGCAAGACATCAAGTTCTAAAGGATTGTCTCTATTATGAACAAAATTACTACCGTTCCATCCTAAAAGTCTATGAATTGTAGTAGCATCAATACCTGTTACTTCCTTAATTCGCATCGCTGCTTTAGCGGCCAAGGCACAAGCTTTAATTCGTAGTCCGCGACTGTGGAAGTATTGAATGATCGCGTTAGAGGTGTGCGTCTTACCTGATCCAGGACCACCTGTAAGGATCATAAAATTACAAGATGCTGCCGTTCTAATTGCTTGTCGTTGAGCTTTAGCAAGAGGTCTATTAGGGTCTTCAAATCTATCGATCCAAAGATCGATATCTACGGGAGGATCTCTGAATTCACCTACCATTTGTCTTATAAAATCGGCTGTTTCCGCTTCGGCTAAATACATAGGCCAACGATAAACAGCATCATCTTCAACATGTAACTGTTGACTATGACGAACGCTAGCTTTATTAAGATCTTTTATAACTTTCTGTATATCCTCTGGTTTTGGACTATAACCAGGTAGACGGATAAGATCGCATACTTTACTACAAAGCTCATCCATCATTAAAAAACAATGTCCTCCCCTTTGAGAAGCTTGTCTTAACTCTTCGTGTATACCGGCACTTAAACGAATAAAAGAATCGTTTTCTATTCCAAGTCCTCTGGCTAACTCATCAGATCGTTTGAAACCAAAACCTCTTACAGAAGAAGAAAGGATATAAGGATTAGATTTTATTTCATGGATAGAATTATCTCCATACTGGTTATAGATGTTTTTCGCGTATCCAGCAGACACTCCAATACTATGTAGGAATTGGATAAGAATTCGCATTCCTTTTTTCTTACCATGATCTTCAAGAATTTTTTTCAAACTCTTTGGTCCAATTCCCTTAACCTCTATAAGGCGATCTGGTTCGTTGTCTAGAATATCAAATACGTCTTCACCAAAATGATCGTATAAAGCAATACCTTTACTACCACCTAGACCTTTAACACTTTGTAAGTATGCGATCGCAGCTTCTCTAGAAGTGGGTTCAGGTAGTGTATAACTAGAAAACTTAAACTGTCTACCATATTTTTTATGTTCTATCCAATCCCCTATTAGACGAACAGGGCTATCTACTATAGGGTCTGGCATCGTACCTACAGCGATGAAATCCTCAAAATTATTTGGATCTCCGACCTTCAAGATCGCGTATCCATTTTCATCGTTATAAAATATTACGGAGTATATAACTACGTCAAAGGTGTTCACTATGCTTTCCTTTTCCAAAGTGTTATTTAAGTTTTTAAAGCGAGGATCACTATATTTAGCGATCCTCGCTTGCGCGATCTATCCCGTTATTTAGAATGGGATGTCGTCGTAACTTTTGGGTTCTTCATCTGCTTTAGGAGCAGCAGACTTAGTGGGTTCAATTAGACTCACCGTATCTTGAGAACCAGAGATCATGGCACCAATCTTTTGTACAGTTTGTACAAGAATAGGACTGACGTTTTCTGGTACACCATTAACGATAAAATCTACGTCCATGAGATGCTGAACTTCTTTACTACCGATCTTCCCAGGTTGTAAGTTGGCTACGTTATTATTCTGTAGATTCACAATAAATTCAGGGAATGTCGTGGTCACACTATTACCATTCATATCAACATATTTGACATGATGTTTTGACATTCTTAAACAAAGAGAACCGTTCTGAGCCTTCATGCGATAGAATATCAGATTTTTCTCTAAACGGGATTGTAGAGCTTTAGTTCGACTAGAAACGATTCCCAAATCTGCGATGGTAATATTCCATGAAACGAATTCTTTACCATCATAAGGAAGCTTTTTAGGATCACCGATGTCAGTTACCAAATAATCACCAACCGGTAACATTCTCATATCATAGAATTTACCACCCCCTTTAGGGACGGTGGACATGTAGTCACAAATGTTACCATCTTCTAAAGCTGCTGCAAGTAGAGCTTCGGAGACTTTCACCTCTCTATCTAAAATGAGAGGGATATAGAGCAGTTCTTGATTTCCTTTTACCTTTGGATCACGAAGCTTAGCTGTAACGCTAAGAATCACATTATCATTATCATCTTTAAGAACCTTCCCTTCAGAATTGGTTCGCGGAGTAACATCTACTGGGCCACGAAGGCTGCCAACGACAAGTCTACTTTCGCTTAGAGAAGCTTTATAAAGTGTTCGTCCTACACGTAAAACAAATTGGTCTTCATCAGTCTTATAAAAACACGGTCCATACAAACGATCAATAATCCCGTTTTCCATGTGATAGGAAAGCACTTCGGGATCGCTTTCGTCAGAATCACCAAGACGATCGCCTTCAATAGCATTTAGAAAAACTTCTACATTTTCTACAGAATTAAACACATCTGGCATATCCTTTTCGGTAATGCCGTATTGATCCTTTAAGCACTTTACATGATTTTTTAGATCGGCCAAGGTAATGTTGTTCCATCCGTTCTGATGATGGTCAACTTCCATGTCCGATACAAAACGAAACGTGGATAGATCAAAGTTCATATTTTGTTCCTTTCCCATTGAGGGAGTTTTTTGGATGATTTTTAGACTAGCGTGTATTCCTTCAGCTTGGGCTTTAAGAACCACACCAATCAGTATAATACAGATATCCAATATTGTGTAGTATCTTATGACTAGACTAACCCTTAGAATGTTGAGAAAGAGGGAACAGGATCGTTTGGCTCCTAAGAAACTACCTATAGCAGAGATAGCTCGTGTTGTGGGAGTGCATCCAAGTACCTGGTATAACTGGGAGCGATCGCACTTTAAGGATCCTGGTTTTAAGGCTGGACAGAAGATCATAGAGATCCTTAACTGTACAGCACAGGAACTATACGAAGCGATCGACCCTACAGAAAAATACACCAAGGATTTTGAATACAACGGAGAGACTTATATTCGATGTACTCTATTAGTACAGTTGCCCGTATTTGAGCTAATAGAGGCATGGACAGCCTATGTAGAGTACATTGGTACCTACACTAATAAAGAGATCGAACCCAGACGTAAAGGTAAAGGAGTAGAGCTTGCTGTAGCACAGGCCGCAGCTCTATCTACAGAGTTTGGGGACTTTTACGAACACTTTGTTAAAGATCGCTGATTAAGGTAGCGATCGTCCCTCCTTCTCTATCGATTTAAGCTATAGTTTTGATCAAGCGTTCCGTTAGGAGCGTTTTGTTTCTGTACCTATTGAAAGAGGATTCCATGAATAAATTACTAATTGACGAATATCCAATGATGGTATTACCTTCTCTATCCAACAAGATTGGATTAGAAGCGGCGATCGTACTACAGCAGATCAACTACTGGTTACGACTCAACCAAGAAGCAGAACGTACTGACACGTTCAAAGACGGGCATTGGTGGATACTTAACACGATTGAGGAATGGCAAGCTAAACAGTTTACATGGTGGTCGGTATCCACTGTTAAACGGATCCTATCGAGTCTAGAAAATATGGGTCTTGTGATCAGTGGGAGATTCAACAAGAATCCATACGACCATACGAAAGCTTACACAATCAACTACACCGCCGTTGAGAGACTATCTCTACTGGATATCTCATGTGTAACTAAGACTAGAACAGAGATCATAGAAGCCGTAAAAAATTTTTGCTTCGGTGAATCCAATTTGACCCAATCGATTGGTTCAGATAGAGATCATCGATCAGGTCAAATTGACCCAATCGAAGAGGTCAGTCTGAAACCTTCGGAAGGACCAGTTTGGTCCGATCTTCTATATTCTAAAAAGACTAAAGAGAATATATATACTGAAGACGCCCCTGACGGGGCATTATCCACATCTGATAGCGATCCTTCTTTATCCACGAATGTTGAACGATCTTCGTCTACTGAGATCACATCAGTGGATCTTCTGATGAAACAGATGGTGGATCTTTATAATGAAACTCCCCCTTGTTGGAGCAATGTAAGGATCCTTGACGACGATCGTAAGAAGAAATTGCGATCGTTTATAAAGAAACATGGTGATGACGCGATCAAGATATGGACAAATGCGATCTCCTTCATTAAGATAGATCCATGGTGGAGTAGTCCAGTAGACCCTAGAACTAACACTCCCAAGAAACACGCATTTGAAACCCTTTTTACAAAATCCCATCTGATTGAGTTCAATGATAAATACTTAGCTAGTAACTCCTGTACTGGCGACTCTTCTGAAGGTGGTGAGAAGATGGATCCGCGTCTGGTGAGGATGCTGGACGATATCGATTTGATGGATCCAAACGATCCAAACGATTTTGGTTACAAGATGATCTCTTTGGTTAACAAATATGTTAGAAATTTCCATACGAATAGCAACGAAGAAAGCTGTAATACGTTTAAGCAATTGGATCAACATGAATTACATCCCTTTGTTCAGGACAAAACTGGTGTTACGCTATATCAGGAGTTAAGTAGTAACGATAGACCTCGTTACGCTAAATTCTTGATCAAACTATTGTTCAAAAAGGAAATTGTCTAGTGCAGAAGCCCTTCTTGTTTGACCATCTCAGCAAATTTTTGACTGCTATTGGATATACAGACGGTGAAGAAGTGAGGTTGCGATCGTTCTTACCGAAGACCTACGATGATACAAAACCACGCAACCTGATCTTTACGATGCCTCAATATCCGGTTATGACTTTAACCAAGTGGATAGATGAAGGTCGTAAAATCTATGTGGTTGTTCACCCTGGTGGAGATGGAGATAAGGACATTACTGCTTGTAGAACGATCTTCTACGAACATGACTATATAGATGAGTCTACTCTTGAGAAGATGAAAATGCTTCTCCCTGAGGTAGAATTTCCCATTAAACCAATGGAGGAAAAGGAGAAAAAACAGAAGTGGATATTCCCTAAAGACGCTCAGAAATCCTTCTGGTTAGCGTTAGGACTACCTGAACCTACCGTTCAAGTAGACACGGGTTCCAAATCTATTCACAACTATTGGACTCTATCAGAACCCTTAGAAGAATCCCAATGGAGGGCTTTACAGGAGGATTTGATCGCGTTATCAAGTGCGGATCCAGTTAATAAGAATCCATCTAGGATTATGGCCTTAGCTGGCATGTTGAATGTAACAACTGGTGAACACGCTCGAATTGTAGGAGGTACTGGAAAACCTCATGATTACAATGACTTGCGATCGCTAATTCCTGTCAGTGAGGTTCGCAAAGGTATTTCTTATGGAGAATTTTGTAAATCTTTTAAGTTTCCGATAAACGATAGTGTACCGTTAATCATTTGTCTGTCTATAGAAAATCAGACTAAGATTAAAGAGGGTAGCGATGACTATAGAAACAATGGCGCGTTTTCGCTAGCTTGCGATCTTATAGCAGCATCATATTTTTTAGAATCTGAAAACCAACGGTATAGTGGCGATCCTTATGATTTATTTGTGGAATACTGTGAGAAGTGTTCTGACGGTGGCGGTTGGGGGTCTTCTGAATGGGATACTGTGTGGCGATCTGCTGAGAAGAAAGATCGCAATACTACATTAGAACCAAAGAATATTATTAATCGTATTAAAACGTGGGTGTGGGAGAACGTTCCTAATAAGGATGTATTGAACATCGGTGGAATAGTAAGGAGTTTTGCAGAAAACCAGGTTTCTGTAAATTTAGAAGATATACCGGAGAATGCTACTGATGAACAGAAACTTATTTTAGGTATAGCCAACTATATAACTCTACGGGATTCTGGTAATACTTTTAAGTTCATCCCTTATCGTCGTAAGCTGATGGACGGGGAAATAACAGGAACCCGTCTGTCTTTAGATGAACTGGAAGTTTTAGCAAAACACTTACAACGGGTTAAAGCTAACGATCTATTACATACCAGTGAATTTCTCGCTGATGTATATGATGAGATCGATCGCAGAGCTAAAGAAGACAATTTTCATGGATTGATAACTGGATACCATGAAATCGATAATAATACGCAAGGTTTTCAACGTACTGATCTTATCGCGGTAGCAGGTAGACCCGGTTTAGGTAAAACGACCTTCGTTCTTAATATTGCGAAAAATATATGCGTTAGAAATAATGTTCCTCTAGCTTTCTTCAGTTTAGAGATGTCTAGAACCCAGTTAGCTTACAAATTATTGTCTAATGAGACGCAGATCAACTTTTCATCCCTTAGATCGGGAAGGTTAGAATCTGATCAATGGGAAAGATTGCATGAGGGTATTATTAAAGTTTCAGAAATGAAATTTTATATAGATGACACTCCTTACATAACCATAGCTGAGGTATTGGCCAAATCACGTAAACTTAATAGAGAAGTTGGCGGGTTAGGTGCGATCGTCATAGATTATCTACAATTAATGATACAAGGTGACGATCCTACGCGAGAAATTGGTAAAATAACAACACAACTAAAAGGACTCGCCCGAGAACTAAACGTCCCTATATTTATTTTATCTCAGTTAAATCGTGGCGTAGAAAGTCGTACTAACAAACGACCATCGAATAGTGATTTACGTCAGTCAGGACGTATTGAAGAGGATTGCGACATGATCATAATGTTATATAGGGAAGATTATTATAATTCTTCCACTCCTGATAAAGGAAAGACGGAAGTTTTGATCACTAAACATCGTAATGGTCCTACAGGTATGTTTGAACTGATGTTTACACCAGAAACATCTTTATTTGAAAATCTCCCTGGATCTTTTGTTGTTAAACCTAAAACCAAATCAGAATCTCAAAAAACTGAAGACGACAAAATACAAGAAATAAACTTTTAATAACCATGTTAAAACCAATACCTAACTACGGAATTAACGATCCGTATCAGAATTCTTCTAATGATCCATTACCTATTCCACCAAGGGATGATCGCTTCCCTGGTTTACGATATGTAGAAGCTCGTGAGGGAGCTAAGAAAAAGGATCCTGATAGTAAACCTCGCATAGTATCGGATGATACGGAATTTAATATTTTTGATGTTCCTGATACTACGTTTATCAGGGAATCTGAGGTTAAACTTTTTGATGTACAACCGTTCTCAGATTACACCAGAGGCGTAGTTCTTCTAGATCTGGAATGGGTTGGTCCAGATGGAGGATCTGCTACAGGTACAAAAGATGATATTATCGTAGCGATCGGTGTCCGATACAGAGGTAAGTCTTATCTAGCCTGTAATAAAGACAAAACAGAAAAAGAATTACTACAATGGTTTTTTGCTAGAATAGAAAGTTTTCCACAAGTTCATACGATCGCTGGTTATGCGATCTATGGGTTCTATAAGAACTCTGAAGAGGTCATGGTTGATCTAGCCATGATATATCATCGTTGCTTGTTACATGGCCTAGAATGTCCTTGGAAGCCATCAGAGAGTAAATATAATACCTATCGATGGCAAAATGCGATCGTCTTTGGAAAACCCTTAGAAGTACCAGCGTGGGATTGCGATCTTTATGAACTTATCGATATTTATCCGCAGATTGTTTTATACGATTCTTTAGTTCGTAAATTAGAAAACTATCGTCTCAAAGATAGTGTTATTGGATTTGGTTTGAGAAAAGATCGTCGTATAGAAATAGGCGATAAAATTCATGAATATTGGAGTAAAGGAGATGTAGACACTATTAAAACTTATCTAGATTATGACTTAGAAGACACAGAGCTTCTATGGAATTTTCTAACGCCACAAAATTATTTTATGAAAGCTTACATGTCATGGACGTTACAGAGGATAACCACTACAGGTACAGGATCATGGTGGAATTCGTTCATGATCGATCGCACTAAAATGAAACCCAAGAAAACGCAGACGTGTTCTTACCAAGGTGCTTTAACATTCTACATGAGTGGAATACATAGATCTTTGATGAAGTGTGATTTCTCAGGTCTGTATCCTAGCATTATGCTTACATGGTTAGTATGTTCTCACAAAGACAGTGATTACATAGCATTGAAGACTTTATTCTTTTTACTCAAATATAGGAAGTCAATTAAGAAGACGCCTGAATGGATACGTTTCGATGGAGGCGATCGTTCTCCCGAATGTTTAGATGCTGATGGTCGTCAGAATACGGCAAAGAGGTCAGCTAACTCATTGTATGGGCTATGGAATACTAAAGGATTGAATTTTAACGATCCTTACGCTGGTGCTGCTGTATGTGCTTATGGTAGGCAATTATCTCGCTATATGATCAATTGGTTATACGAGAATAAAAATCTCGACACAAGAGGTTGCGATACTGATGCTGCTATGGCCTGTTTAATAAATCCACAAGAATATGGTATTCATGGATTTGAAAAAGGTATAAATAACTACACAGAAGAAGAGATTTTAGATAATCTCACGAAGATGGATGTGTTTTTCAAGCAGACGGTATCGGAACTCAATAGCACCATGCCAGGGTATACTGCTGTAGATTACGAAGACTTGATACCGTTTATGTGGGTTCCACCTAATATAAAGGATAAAGATGCTGGTAAAACTTTAGCTGACAAACTTAATAGCGTAGAGTGTTACGAGCATGTTACACCGGATCAGTTAGATCCTGGATTATCCAAGAACTATATCTATGCTGTAGCCAAACGGGATAAAGATGGCAAGTTGACAGGTAAATTTACATTAAAGTCTAAAGGTAAATTTAAGAAGAGAGATAAAAATTGGATACAAAAGGATTTTGTTATTGATCTAATCACCAAACTGTTTTATGATGGTGAACATGCGGCTAAGGAGTTTGCCTTAGATGTTAGGGCTCAGATAGCCTCTGGTACATTACCTTTGGAAAAACTACAAAAAACTGTACTTGTTGCGTCCAACTGGAAACAGTTTGTAGAATGGGGATTTCCAGTAGGTAGTAGACCATGTATACATTACACTTGGAGAGGAGAAACAACTGGTAAAAAGAGGATAAAAAAAGTTTTTGTTGCTACTGACAATATTAGCGAATTCTATGCTCCTGAGTATTACCTGGATCAATTCGATACGGTACTAGCTGAAACCCCGGTAAAATTATGACACCACTAACAAGACGCAAGAAAATTTCAAATTATATTACCGCTGTATTACAAGAAGTGCGATTTAGAAAGTTACTGAACGATTTCAGTCCTGTTGAACAGATGGTCTCTTTATTTCTGTTCGGAGAGACGGACGTGACGCGATCTGATCTACAAAAAACTCTTGTAGATCGCAATAGGATTATTCTCGAAAATGGTGATAGAACCTTAGTCAGTTTCTATAAGATCACCACCGTGGAGAATCTTACAACAACAGGGTTGAACGATGATGAAATTGACGCTCTTGAATTTTTCTCATGGTTAGAAGATCGTTTTCACATTGTTCGGCGTTCGGAGATGTACTTCTAGTGGATGACCATTTTGATATTGATGTTCTAAATAAAAGGATCGCTGATTTACAACAACATGAGAAACGCCTTCACGATTTAAGAACTAAAGCTTATACAACCCTTGCGCGTTTACACACGTTTCTAAAAAGAGGACGGCCCACATTCAGCGAAAACGAGAATAAGATATTAATATATCTTGTCAACATGGGATTGGATGGTGAATTGTCTAGGAACAATGTTTGCTGTTTTGTCGAGACGGTTTCTCTTAATATGAGAATGTTGTCGAACTCTGATATGGCAGAACAAAACGGAGAATGTGTCGTTTTTACTAATGTAAGAGCGATCGAACGAATCTTAGATACTACTCGTGTAGGTTAAAAGAAACATGAAAAAAAGAAAAAGTCTATTTTCTCCTGCTGTAGGAGGAAAATCTAGCGTCACTAAATATCCTGTGGACGATTATCGATATTACCGATATATCGTAGAACCGTTTGTGCATTCAGGACCAGTGACAGTCGATCGTCTTTTGAAATTCGGTAAACCTATTGGATCTCGATTTGCTGTCGTAGCGGACGCTGATCCTACGATTGTTGCTATTTGGTGGGTATGGCAAGATCCCGTGAAACGTCAAAATTGCGATCAATTTATAAAACATTATTCTGATCGCGTAGTTGAGTTTGCTCAATCTGGCGTTACTAGAGAGACACTAAAAGATCGCATTAAACTCGTTAATTTTTTCGACGAGCTGAAATATAATTTCGAGAATCCTTATAGTGTTACTTTTGAACATTTAGCAGCCGTAAGTCTCGTACTAAGAAAGTTAGTTTTTGGTGGCGTTGTTAGATGTAACACGTTGGGTAAATTAAATGTAGCGGTTAGTTACGATAAATTGATCGCTTTCCCCAACTGGCAACATAAATGGATTGATTTAGATCCGCTGTGTGAAGTTAAGATCGAATCTGATTACAAGAACTGTTTTACTACAGATTTTGAATTCAGTGATAGTAGTTCGATTGACTGGAGTCAGACTTTAGTCTTTATAGACCCACCTTATTACTTACCTTACGAACCTGGTACAAAACGTAAAGGTGTAGGTGCTATGACCCCTGCTTATCCTGGTCATAATGTTTCGGGGGAATACACTTACAACTTGGCTTTTGATAGTGTGAAGTTGGCATTAGAACGTGGTGCTAAAAGAGTCGTACACACTAATTATTGGTGTAGAGACATGCAAAAAGCCATGGAATATCTTTCTCACAGATATAATGTATCACTCCATACCACATTGATCGGTACATTAATTGGTATGAATCATTCTAGAAAGAATGTAACCAATAGGATAGAAACAGTTTGGGAGTTTGGAGGCGATCGCATGTTTCAACCAAAAAGGATTCCTCTATGAGTAAAGATACTGTATACGAAAAACGAGTTGGGTCAGCATTCTACAGAATCAAACAACAGAGGATTAAAGTAGGTAGTATATCAGAACTGTTGTCGTATACCGGAGCAGAGAAACTAGCTCCTGTCCCAGAGGTCTTTTTTAGCACTAGTAATAGCCCTAGTGTTAAGGAATTGTTGTCCAAAATAAACCATTATATCAAGACTCAAAATGACTAAATTACCAGCGCATGTAGCCGTCACAGGTCGTGTAAAAGATTGGTTGAAAGATCCTGAAAGCCGACTACCCGTGTCTTGTACTGTATTCCATGTCAAAGACTCCATGGAGGGTAAAGACGGTATAGAAGATTCTTGGATCTTCACATCAAGAGCCTTAAGGAATGCCGCTGGTGTGGCGATCGATCTGAGCGATCTACGTCCTTCTGGTACATCTAACGGTAAAGGTTTAGTAGCTTCTGGACCTTGTTCTTTCGCTGCTGTTTACTCCGGACTAAACGAACTTCTTCGTAGAGGCGGAGCTTTTCGCAATGGCGCTATCACCTTATATTTAGATTATGATCATCCAGATATTGAACAATATTTGGATCTAAGTTTAGATATTATTCCTTGGGCAAAAAGAGCTGTATATGTCGATGAGAATCTGATGCAGTCTCCTCACATCGACAAGATTGTTAAACGAGTTAGAGATGGTTCTATTTGGTTAGCCAAAAAATCATACGATCGCCAAGGTCGTCGTTTATACTCTAACGTATGTATGGAAATTCTTCTGTTATCTAGAGGAACCTGTTTACTGTCTCATGGCAATTTAGGATCTGTTACTGTATCAGAAATTCCTCAGATGTTTGAGAAAGGTATGCAGTTTCTATGTGAACTTCATTCTAAAACAGGAGTGGGCGATTCTGGTATATATCTTACTCCTGAAGAAGATCGTCAAGTAGGATTCGGTGTTATTGGTTTATCCAACCTACTGGCATTGGAGAATGTCAAATACGCTGACTTTGTAGACGCTCTAGAAAAAGTTTTGGGTTATGGTAAGGAAACACCTTCTGAACCTGCTTATGCGATCGCTTGTGCGTTACTAGAAGGGTATTCTAGAGCCGCGATCGTGGCCAGGGCACATAACATGGAAAGAGCTTTTACCATCGCTCCTACGGCCACCTGTAGCTATAAGTATCGCGATCGTGATGGTTATACTACTGCCCCAGAGATCAGTCCTGTAAACTGTCACCCCATATCGAAAACTCTTGTTAGAGAGTCAGAAACAATGCCAGATGTCACCTATGAGTATCATCCCAATTGTGAAACAACCACAGACATTTCTTGGGATGTTCAGTATAGGCTAATGAAAGCTTGGCAGATGTTGATGAACACAACTGGGTTAGCTCATGCGATCTCATTTAATATTTGGGATAAAGCTAATCTAGATAAAGAATTCATTCAAAACTGGTTAAAGTCACCCCTTCTAACCACTTACTACTCCTTGAAAACTCAACAATTCGCCCTTGATAAATCTCAAATCGCTTTAGCAGGAGAATCCTGTGGATTAACTCCTGATATGTGTACATCCTGTTCTGAATAATCGAGGTTATTATGACCATTACCAGTTTTTACGATTCTCAACTGAATAAAAAAGTGTCTTGGAGTGTTGTCAAAGGAACTGCCGGTCCTATTCTATCGGGAGCTGAAAATGCGATCGCTAGGGCTTTGGAATTACGCATTCTAGAGTTGGAAGTAGAAGCGTTTCTAAGAGATGGATCCATCAGGGAAGTTAATAAATTAACTGATGACATGAGATCTATCATTTTCTCTAATATGGAAGATGAACGAAAGCATGATGAAGCCCTAAATCATGCTGCTAATGTTTATAAATTAGCATCTCCTGACGATACTAAAGATGCACAGGCGATCGCCCAAGAATGGATTAATCACCCTGATCATCCTATTCTTAAAACTGCGGTGTTAGAACGCAGTGTATTTTTCGTTCTTTTACCAATGTTCAGATTTCTCACCTCTGGTTGTCTAAAGGCTACCAGCCAAGATATTAGTAATGACGAAAACGTTCATGCTGCCGCTCATACTCAGATGGCGATCGACTTAGGCTTGACAGTATCACCAAGTTTGAATAAACTGAGGAAAGATACTGTAGAATGGGTTGTAGAACATTTGGACGCCGATGGTAAGTGGGGGAATCCTGATCTCTGGAGGCGATCTTCAGATATGCTGTTTAGCAGAGGAATAGCTCCCGAGCTAGCTCAAACGTCAAGCTATTCTATGCCTGCATTTTTTGAGAAAGACAACCGTAACTTACCATCTTACGGTTAAATAACGTTCATAAAAAAGGAGATCTTTTATAATGCCTAATCGTGAAATCGAACTAAAGTTTCCTGTATCTAACAAATTTGTTCACGATTTCGTTAAAGGACATTCGGATACAGCTCCTACAATGCAGAAAAATCATTATTTTTCTAGCGATCAACCTAAGGTTTCTTTAAGGACTCGCGCAACGCTTTACTTACATCAGGTTTCAGGACTTGATTGGAATCCAGAAGCTTGGGTAGATGTTCATACTGGAATTAGCTACTTTGAGGATTGTCTAGATATAGAATTGATCGGTAAGAAAGGTGCTGATCCTATTAACGGAACAGATCGCATTGAATATTCTTATTTAATGCGCGATGACGTAGGATCTATTGAAGATCTAGACAAACTCGTTATAGATATTCTTGGACATTCTGTGTTTGCCAATTGGGCTAGGATTCGATATCACGTACAAAAATACTGCCATGTGTTAAAACATGAATTTCCTGTTTATCTAGATATCAATTCTGGTTATGGTCCCATTTTAGAAATTGAAGGACCATCTGAAGAAGATATTCTCGCTTTTGCTAAAGACTCGTTTGGTCTTACTTATTACTTGACTTCTGAGAATTTGAAAGATTTTACGAGTGAATATGTTAGGAATTGGTCTTACTACTACGAATCGTTTTTAGATGATAAACGAGAAGTACTTGAAGCTCGTCTATCCTTAGATAAAGAATTGCTAGAAAATAATCTCAATAACTATGGTGAATAGCATGAATATCGAGCAACAGTACTTACAAGCTTTGCGCGATCTAAAAAACCATGGTCAGAAAAAACTTTTGTTTAATTCTGAGCTTGGTAAAGAGGATCCTAACAAGTATATTTTGTCTTTAGTAGGACGAGTTTTCCATCACCGAACCGATAATGGTTTTCCTTTGTACACTTCTAAATTCGTTTATTGGAAAGGTGCTATTGCTGAAATGCTTTGGTTCCTTTCTGGTAATAGCGATCTAAGTGTACTAAATGAAATGAATGTACACATCTGGGACGATTGGGGTGGTGATAAACAAGATACAAAGCTCAAATTGCACTACACCAATATTACCAATTGGAGAGGTACAGACTTAGATCAAACTGAATGGATCTTAGAGAATTTACCTAAGAAACCATATCGTAAAAGTTATATCGTCACTTATTTGGATCCCGAAACCACTTATCAAATGGCTGATATAACTGGCCAAAAATCCGTCGATATCGTAGCGTGTCATTATTCACACCATGTTTTATGTCAGAGTCCTAATCAACTCACTCTGACAGTATCTATTAGATCGCAAGATATGTTTCTAGGGAATCCTTTTAACGTAGCCCAATATGCTGCACTACTAGAGATGTATTGTCTGTGTCTATCTAATAGAACAGGTGAAAAATGGACCTCTGACCAACTGATTGTCAATTGTACAGGTGATTATCATATCTACAGCGATCAATTTGATCAGATTGATGAACAATTGAACAATGAGACATATCTGTTTCCTACTTTATCTATTGTCAATCGAGGACAAACGTCATTAAGAGACTTTGTTCTGTCAGATTTCAACGTGTCTGATTACAACCATTCAGGTAAAATCCCTGCTAAAGTATATTTGGCTGGAGGATATTAAATGAAGGTGTTGTTATCTGTTTCTCCCAACTGGGGAATAGGCACTGTTGACGGAAATCTGCTTTATAAGAACTCTATGGATATGCAGATATTCAAAGGGTTGACTCAAAAGTGCGATATTATAGCAGGTCGTAAGACCGCAGAGACCATGATCGGAGGTCTAAAAAATCGTAGATGTTTCGCTATAGCACAAAATCATATACACGGATGGACTTCTGTGACGTATGAATACGCAAAAGATGTGTATCCAGAGGCTTGGGTTATTGGAGGGGCGTTTACCGTAGATTCGTTATTACCTTATATAACAGAGTTTTGGATCTCATTTTTTCAAGACAAACCTGATGTTCCAGATAATAAACAGATCATACATTTATCTGATAAAACAGTTGATGTTATCAATAAATGTAGAAGATTTGTTCTTTTTGAAAACCAACAATTTGTTTTTGAACGTTTAATTGTAATTTGAAATATGGGCGGTTCATCTTCTAGAAACAAAGGTAGTGCAGCAGAACGATCGCTAAGAGGATTTTTCTCAGATCATTTAGGCTGGTATCTACAAAAAAATGGATCTCAGTCTAATTTAGGAGGTTATGATTGCACATTATTAGACGTACCTAATGGCCGTTTAATGGTACCTTTTGCCTTAGAGTTTAAGCATCATAAGACTCCTAACGTACAAGCTTGGTGGAAACAGACAGTAGATCAAGCTCAAAAGACTAAATTTATACCCGTATTGTTTCACAGAGGAGACAATCAACCATGGAAGATTGTAATACCATCATATCTTCAAACAGGTCGTAAACGTGAGGTAGACCCTTTAGATTGGAATTGGTTAGTAACACTGGAATCTAAAGATCGCCCCTACGGATTGACTTGTTCTTTACTTTTTGTGGAGTTATGTAGAGAAAATGCCATAAACTATACAAATTGATTCAATCGTGTTAAGATCATATCAGTTAGCAAGGAGAATCCTATATGACTAATGTTATCCCTCTAGAACTCGTCGATCGAACCCCATTGGTGAATGTAAACTACAGCGGTAGTCCTCTACAACTGTCATCTGAAGCCTTGAGGAACATGTACGATCTAGGTTTATTGACTGCTAGACCGTATGCTATTCTTGCGATCCTTTTTGATGGCGTAGGAAAAGATGAAGAAGAGGCATTTGACATCGAGGACTTTATCGATCGCTGGGAAGGAACAGAAAACGATAAAGGTAAATCGAAACGATTGAAAACTGATGATATTATCGTGGCACTCAATAAGTTGCAATCGCTAGGTTACGGTAAGGTGAAATTGGTGCCTCATGTGAAACTAGACATAGATTCTATTCTGTAGTAGAATAAGAGTCGTGGTAGGTTGAAAGGTGTTGTATTAATCCGTAGCTGGTCTAGACCTATCTCTAGATCAGCTTTTTCTTAAAGGAGTTATATCTATGCAATATATGGGAAGCAAAAATAGATTGGCTAAACATCTGTTACCTGTAATGTTACCTTATCGAAAGAATTCTGAACAATGCTGGATAGAACCGTTTGTTGGTGGTGCCAATATGATCGATAAGATAGCGGGCGATCGTCTTGGTAATGATAATCATCCTTTTCTGATCGCACTATTACAAGCTGTATCTCAAGGATACGATCCCCCTTCTGTTGTTACTAAAGATGAATACTATCGCGTAAAAAGTAATCCTAATGATTACCCTAGTGAATATGTTGGTTTCGTTGGATTTCTTTGTAGTTTTGGTTACAAATGGTGGGGAGGTTATGCTTTTAACAAAGAAGGTCGGAACTATGCTGAAAAAGGGCGAAATGCTTTATTAAAACAAGCTCCTAATATTAAAGGCGTTAAGTTTCAATGTCAGAATTATCTAGAGTTAATCATACCTAATAATAGTATCGTATACTGCGATCCTCCGTATCAGAAGAGTTCTGGTTATCATACCGATTTTGATCATCAGATATTTTGGGATTGGTGCAGATCGTTAGTACAAAATAACAATATCGTGTTTGTTAGTGAGTATTCAGCACCGGATGATTTTGTTTGTACTAAAGAAATTGTGTACGAAACCAATCTAAATAAAAATGGTAAATCACCAAGAATCGAACGACTATTCCTACATAGGTCTCAGATCGCTTGAGGTTTACCGTATAGCCAACCTTGACCATATATAACACCATTATCGATTAACCATGAAGCGTCTTCTTCCTTTTCTATACCTTCTGCTATTATTTCCATATTCATAGCTTTTGCCAACGTTATCACAGTTTTAACAACTGATTGATTGGTTATATCTTTACTAACACCATCTATAAAGGAGCGATCTATTTTTATATAGTTAGCAGAAGATGTTTTTAGTGAACTCATATTACTTTCTCCTGTGCCAAAGTCATCTAGTAATATGTCATGTCCTAATAATCGCAATCTAGATAATTTTGGAACAATAGGTTCTTCAAGAGCATATCGTTCAGTTATTTCCAACTGTAGACGACTTCTGTTTATATTGTACTTATCTATAATATGATTGAACTGACACTCGAACATAGCCGTACATACTGTAAGAGGAGACAAATTGATGGCTATGTGTAGATGCTTTTTAAGATCATCATTAGACCATTTTTTTAGAATAATACAAGCTTCCTCTACTACCATGTTACAGAAACTTACCATCAGTCCTGTAGTTTCTAGAACAGGTATAAAATCATTTGGATACCTAATGCGATCGCCGTCTAACCATCTTACCAAAGCCTCATAACCTACTATCGTCTTATTGTTTATATTAACTATAGGTTGAAGATAAAGACTAAATTGTTTGTCTATTAAAGCCTTTTCTACATCGTTCATTAACTTTTGACTGTCAGCGTTTAACATTATTCTTTTTATAAGTTCCAATGTTATTATAAATTCAGACGAATTTACTTGTCGTATATCGAGATTATATTCTCCCTTTTCAGTGTAATATTTTCTACTTCTATAAATATTTTTATTCTTTATGAAATCGTTGTATATATCGTATACACTATCAGAATCTATTTCAATATTAGAGTAAACACATTTTATAATGTTTTTGTTCACTCTATATAAACCAAAAGGTTTATCTATAGTGCTTATAATCGTCTTATAGTCTTTTATGTTTTTATAGAGCGAAAATAATATGGCGATCGCAAATAATATTAAAGACCCTTCTATACTAATCAGCAACGGCATTTGTTCTTAACCTACAATCCATTAATGGGAGTTTTAACCAACTACTCACTGATTTTGTGCCTATTGCTAACCATTGTGCAGAAGGGTCTGATTTTCCTCTAACACTATGGTGACGTATATATACTCGCCAAGTCTTTTCTGGTTTATCGTCAAGTAGTACAAAATACAACCCTGGCAATAAATACAAAGATCCAATAGTTACAGGCTGTGGTATTATACCTAGCGCGGGTCTTCTTTTATATTCTGGTAATATTTGAGACGGACACCAACCTTTATTATTCTCTGGTGGTATGATTGAATAAGATATCCAATTTTCTTCTCTACTTAGCCATCTATATCCAGTGTAAAAAGAAATCAGAAATTCACTACGTCTTTCTTTAAAACCATAACTAAGGCGCATAGAAAGATCTCGTCTTATTAGACAAGGAGTGTATCCACTAGGAGGATTCTTTATAGATACAAACTCCATGGCTATCATCTTAATATACCACCATTCTACATGGTATATAATTACATCGTATACACGCTAAGGTAATAGACAATGGACCTAAAACATTTTAACGACCTTGCTGAGCCTATTATTATCGCAGCGATCGGAGCTGCTATTACTACAGGATTTCCTTTTCTGATTAAAATCAAAAACAAGATCGATAAAGTCGAAGATCTTGTCTCTACTATTCTATTGGCCCTTAAAGATGGTCAACTCAGCGATCAAGAAAAGAAAGTAGCCAAAGAGAAACTTGATTCCCTTGTCAATGATGATAATGCTGTGTTATGATGCTATTGTTGCGGTGTATCGAGCCAAAAGATTAAGGTTTTCTCCTTTTCCCTGATCTTACGTCCTCGAAGCAACAGTATACCCTACACTGGATGGTAACGCTTCCCTTTCGTTATCATCCAGTTTTTTTATGAAAAGATTAACAACGATCGCTCTTTTAACACTAATATTTGCGATCTTCCCACATCAATCTGTTAAGGCACAAGAATCGTTTTTAAGATTAGATAACCACTGTGAAGGACAACTGTACTTTCACAAGACTGTTTGCAAAGAAGTTTACCAGGATTACATAATTTGGTACGTTCTCCAAGATAACACGCTAGTAGGTATTATTGTATTCGATGATGCTTATAGCCTAAATGTCATTGAATCAGGAGAAAACTCCTATGTCATATTCTCAAAGGAAACCAGTCAAATCATTACACAATCAGAAAACGGTTTCAGTACGATCTCACCCTATCGTGAAACATTTGAATATATTTTAAGTGCGATCGCGTCAGTACAATAATCCGTTCGGTCGTTTCTGTTCAGTTAATACTTGGAATACTGCGGCTCTGACCTTCTGAGAAAGATCTCTTGCTGCCTTATTATCTTTCTCAGGATTATTACCATCAGAGTTGATCGTGATGGGTACGGTAACAGACGTGCTACCCCCGCTAGGAGCCTTGATAGCAGGCGTACTAAACGAACCGCCTACGACACCCCCATTCTTAAAGTTAAGCACGTTCTCGTCCACGCCATAGCGCTTAGCGATCGCTTGTTGCTGTCTGTTCAATACCCATTCTCCAGGTGATACCACAGCTAACCTAGCTTTTGGATTACCTTCGCGTTTTAATGCCTGTCCTATAGCTTCTGTAGAAGCTAACTTATCCAATGTTGACTGCGATCTTCCTATAACACCACCTTTTGCAAAGTTCTCTATACCTAAACCTGTATCAGTTTTTATAACACCACCATCTTTGAAGAACATCCCTAGTATCGTGGATAATAAAGACTGGAATACACCTCCTATACTGAATCCTCCTTTAGATACCGCTGTGCTACTAGAACCTGAAAATACACCCATCACAACAGAACCGAGTTGAGCCCCGCCGCGATCTGCTCCAGCTTCTATAGCACTTTGTATAGACTGAGCACCGTTTTCAAATGTAAGATCAAAACCACCTAAGTCAAATAAACCTTCAGAAATGGTACCTAAAGCGTTTGGTGTTTGTATGGATACAGCCGCTTGTTGTATTGCCTGAGCCCCTAATTGTAATGAAGATAAAACCATCTCACCACCTAATCTTAATGACGCTGAGGCTTGTTCTGCCCCTGTTGTTAACGTAACATCTTCTGTACTAGCACCGAATAAAGATTTTCCATATTCTGTTAGACTTGGATCTCGTATTTCACCAGTAGAAGGGAATAAGTAAGAACTATAATCCATTGCGCCTTGTAACAGTGGATTATATCTAGGGGTCTGCATTAGTACATTAGGATCTTCTTCGGGCGATCGCGATCTGCTAGTTCCAAAAAGCATTTCTATAATACCGTTACCAGTATCACTAGATATTCCAGCAGCACCACCGAATATACCTGCAAACAGATTATTGGTTAGCATTTCTGCTGCCAAGTTCATCAGATTATCTATTAAACCGTTGACAAAATCGTTAAAGGCTTCTCCTACTGTTTTGGTACCTTTCATAAGATCGCTGAATAGTCCTTGAACTGGACCTCTTACGTTCTTTATGACATCGGGTAACATTGAGGCTTCTTGCCTTATCTGATCCATTTTGATGTCGTTTATCTTTGATAAGGATTCGCTCATAGCTTTGAAACCCTCATCTGTGAGTTTCCCAGCATTTTTTAGTTTTTCTAATTCTAATATGGCATTTTGATAATCTAAGCGTTGCATATCCAACAAGAATGGTAACCGCTCTTGTTTCATAGCTTCCGTTGGACTAGCACCAAATGCGCCTAGATAAGCGTCTTGTGCTCCCATTAAATCTGTTACTCCTCCAGGGCCAACAAGAGGATTTCTTGATTGTTCTATTTGATCGGCTCTAACTTGTAAAGCTTGTTCTAGCTCTAATGTTTGTAGTTTTAATTGGGCCGTTTCTTCTATTAATAAACGACTTCGTTCTCTAGTCTCCTCTGTTAGACCCTTACTACCTTCGTATAAATCGAATATTTGACTTTCTAAATCTTGTTGTATTTTAAGAGCTTCAATTTCATAAGACAGGTCTCTAGCGTTTCCTGCTTCCCCTGTTCTATTTAATAAAGGTGTAAGAGCTTCCACATTAGCAGCTCTTTGTTCTAACAAAAATGATGAATTGTTAAGTCTTAATTGTTCAGTATTTCTATCAATATTGTAACCTAATATCTCTAACGCTAAAATTTGACGTTTAATAGATTCTGCTAATAGCTGGTCATAGCGATCTCTATCTAATCCGCTATTTAACTGTTCTTTTAAGCCAAATTGATACTCTTTCTCTTTTTGTATTATATCAGCAGCATCAGCTTGTTTTTCTAACTCTTCTGCCAGCGCCTGCTCTCCATCATTTCTTAACAATTCAGCCTGTTGTCTTAAATTTTCACCAGTTAGTTCAGTTAACTGATTAATAAACTCCATATAGCGTCTTTCTTCTTCCATCTTGTATTCTTCTGAAATTTTTAGTAAAGCCTCTCCTTCCATAGCGGTTAGATCAGCTAAGTTCTTTCTAAGAATATCTATAAGTGGTTGTTTCTGAGATATTATCTCTCTGAAACCCTCTTCAATTCGTCTTACATCTTCTTCTTTGGCTCCAGCCTCTATAAGTTGGTTGGGCATGGTTTCTAATAACTGTGTTACGGCATCTATGTCGTTTTGAGCATCTTCGATTTGTCGTTGTAATTCTATACGACGATCTTCTATATCTCTAGATGCCATATCGAGATCATATTCAAGTTGAATTTCTGGCGTCATCCTGAATTCTGGTATACTTTGATACTTGCGATCTCTGTCTTGTCTTTCTTGTTGTAGCTTAGCATCTTCCGTCCCTCTCTTAGCAGTTATTCCTTCTCGATTAACTTCAGAAAACATACTATCTATTTGAGCGTCGAATCTTTCATCTGCTAACGCTTTCATTTGTTCAATCAATTTTATTTGATCGTTAGCGTTCTGTTGTAGCATGTTTACATACTTTTGATTTTCTGATAACAATTGGTTAGAACTTTGTGTATAACTACTTACATCTAAAGTTGTAGCACTACTACTGGTTGTTGTCGGACGCGATCTGTTGATATAGCCTGTTACATTACTGATAGCTTGGGTAGTATATTTATTATCTGGTCGTAATTCTTCTGCTCGTCTAAAATTGATCAATGCTGATTGGTAGTCCTTTTTCTCAGTCAGAGCATAACCTTCGCGCATGAATCTTTCAAATTGCTCTTTCTCTGACATGAGTTCATTCATACCGATGCCGCTATCACGAAGGAATTGTTCAGCTCGTTGACGGTGATCGCCTTGTCTGAATCTCGGCGCAGCGTTTCTTACGGTAGTTTGATTACTATCCTTACGATTCCAATAACTTTCTCCAGCTTGACCAGCTAATATTGCTGAATAGGCGTGTCGTATATCATGTTCACCAGGTCTGAAACCGCGATCTAGCAAATATCTTTCTATAGCAGGCATTTGTTGAGCTATACTTTGTTGGGTATTGGTTCCATATTTACGTTGGTTATCAGGACTGAATTGGATCAAACCCTTATATAAATTATTATCACCTCCTCGTATGTTAGGGTTGAAAGATCCTGCTGATTCCCAAGACATAAGAGCGGCAAATTCTCTTGGATCTAATCCTAAACGTTGAGCTGCGGCTATCATAGCTTGTGCCCCAGCAGGGTCGCTTTGAACTCTTTCTGCGGTTCTTACCGTGCCACCCATAGGTATTCTACCCGGACCCATACTAGCCACTCTAGAGGCCACTGGGGCGTAGTTTCTAAACATCTCTACCCCAGACTGTTGAGGCGTGCTCTGAGCTGTTCTAGAGGCCGGTTGTGATATAGGATTAATATTGACATTTACGCCCTGTAAGTTACGTGCAACTCCACCACCGGCGTTCATAGCAGCTAACCACTGTTGAGCGTCTACGAACTGACCATTAACTTTCACCTTCATATCGAGATGGTGTTGTATTACTTCTCCAACGAGCTGTCCCATCGATACATTGGTGTTCTCTCCTATGCCTATACCTAAGGCTTTTTTAACAGATTCTAATTCTAAATGATTAAATTGCAAATCAATAGGTATGCCTTTAGCGTCCTGAGTCGTTATTCTCACTTGGACAGCATTACCTCTATCACCCTTTTGTTCAGCTATGTCTATTACCCTAGCCGTACCAGAAAAAGGAGCTGCTACATCAGCACCTCTTCCTCCTCCTACTTTTGAATCCCAGTCTATACCAGCATGATATTCTTGTCGTCCATTTCGTGTTCTACCAGCCCTGAACGATTGTCCTTCAGTAGGTTTATAACTTACTAATGACTCTATAGATTGCCCCATCAATGGAGAAGCTACGTTTCTACCATTTGTACCTTGACTACCAATAACACCTTGATCTATTTGAGGTATACTTAATGCAAATTGTTCATTTTGTCGAAGAGTATTGAATAATTGATTCATAACATCCATTTTCTGTTTTAAGAAATCAGATGTGCTTTTTAATTGTTCTCCTATGACATTGATAAATCTTTCTAATATGTTCATCATGCCACTGAAGTGATCGGTTCTCAATTTACCCATAGTACGAGTTATCGTATTACTGGCATTAGCAACTTTGCGATCGTTTTCAAATTCCTTAAAACTGTGAGCGATTTCTTCAGTTTGTTGACCCACCTCTATCAACATATCTTCCAGTTGACGACCCATTTGCCATAATTGTTCTTCTAACTGTCTTTTAGTAGTTTCTAGTTCTGCTACTAATTGATCTGTTTCTAGTCCCGTTTGTTCAAATTTTTGTCGTACTTCTACTAAATTTGTGAGGGTCTTGCTTAAAGAAGAATCTTCTCCTATATTATCTATGGCAGCTTGTATATCAGCCGCCGTAGCATTCATTGCTAAATTAGCGTTTTCTAATGCTTTTATGTATTCAGGATCATAAGCAATAGTTTCTAGTTTTTGTAAAGAATCTCGATTTATAGCTATTTTTTCAGAGGTCATTTGTTGTTGAACAAGATTCTGTGTACCTTCTAACAAACCTGAATTACCAGGAGCAACAGATCTCATCAAAAGAGCGTTCTTTTGTGCTGATCTCATTTCCAAATTATAATAGGCGTTTTCCATTTCTGCGTTAACAAGTCTAAATCCTCTAGCCAATAGATCAAGTCTGGTTACTGTATTTGCTATACCGGAATTTATTTTATCAATAAGCGATTTAGTAAGTTTTAAATCTGATTCAAGTGTTGCAATATTGCCCTGCAATGATTCTCTACGAATATTATCTTCTTCAGAATCTCCCAGTCTTGCTAGTTCTTCTTTTCTTAACTTAATAGCAGATTTGATATTCTCTTCTGATAACTGTAGGTTTGCTAGTTGTTTACCAACGGGGATATATAATTTTTCTCTTTCTGCTATCAGATTATTTATCTGTTCGTTTAAGTCTCTTTGTTTTTCTACATCTTCCCTAGAGGTTCCTTGGAGTTCTTGTTGAGCACTCTGTAACCGCACATCCAGATCTATTATTTCTTGTAATTGTTGACCAGGTTTATTACCAGGATACAAAGTGGTCCTGGCCTCTTCATATATTTTACCTGAATAAGATTGCAGATCGTTTATAGCTATGTCTGCCTGTTCAGCTTTCACATCCTCCCATGTCCTGCTTAAATCTAAACCTATATTTTTCAAACCTCCTAAAGCTAAACCTATTGGGTCTGTATAATCTCGAATGTCGTTTCCATCAGTTATGTTACCGATAAAACTTTGTGTTCCTCTTTCAAATATACGTGAAGCCTTATCCCCTATTAGACCACCAAAGAACGTATCTTCAAGTAAAGATTCTCCACTGATTAATCGTTCTAATCCTGAACTTATCCCTATACCATCTTTAAACGCTTCAAAAAACTTTTTAGCGGAATTACTTATATCGACTATCTGTTTAATTCCTGTTACGGATTTCAATACGTTTCCGTATGATTCTCTGCTACCATCTATATTACTAACCGATTCAATAATATCTCCGACGTAACCTCCTAGTCCACCACCAGTAAATAATTCTTTGATGGCTGTTACACCTCCAGACTCCTTAAACACCTTAAAACTGGGTTGTTCATTAAACTCTTTTGTTTTTTGACGAGCATCTTCTAATGTTTTTGTATAATCTTCCCACGCTTTTTTATTTGAGTCAGCAAGATCCTTAGCACCTCCGGAAGCGTCTCCGAAACCTTTACTGAAAATCTTAAACACGTCCGTGGCCACAGTTATGACAGCAAACCACGTTAAGAAACTCTTACCAAATGTTATTAATTCTTGCTTCATTCTAGTAAACAAACCAGAAAACGATTCGCCAATCAACGCGATCGTTTGGTTCATTCCTGCAAATTTAACAAAAAATTTGGCTAGTTCTTGTACGAGGGTAGCACTTATTGTTACCAACAAAGCGGTAAACACGACGCTAAGTGCTACAACATTTTCTCTTAGTATTTGAATACCTTTGGTTGCTATGTTAAGTCCGACAACTCGAATAGGGATTGTGGTGTTACCATATCCTTGTTGGAATAACGTAATTTCATTATTTAATTTATTTATGGCCGTTTGGGCGCTTCGTGCGCTACCTGACACACCCATAGCGGTTTCAGCACTTAGTTGTTGTGCAAATTTAGGTAATAGATCTTCGGCCATAACTTCTCCGGCTTGCATCATTTTACCTAATTCTTGTGTAGTAACACCCATAGCCCGCGCTGCTACAGATATAGACCCCGGTAAAGCTTCTGCTAATTGACCTCTTAGTTCTTCCGCAGAAACTACTGTCTTGTCCATCATCTGACTCAGTGCAGTGAAAGCTTGCTGTTGTTCCTCTGGAGTCATTTGATAAACTACAGCAGCTTGTGATATAGCTGAAAATATTTGACGAGTGCCTTCGCCTTCTAGTCGTGTACCTTGAGCACTAGCTCCTAATTGGGCGAAACCTTGCATACTTGATTTCAAGTCTCCTCCCAAACTTATAACTTTATTCCTTATCAAATCTATGTTTTTAGCCCCTTCGCTCGCTGATCCAGAGACAAAATTAATTGTCGTGGCCATGTTTTCGAGTTCTACAGCAGTTTGAAAAGCGGCTTCTTCAAATGAAAACAATGTTCCTACGAGTGGTACTACAATATAATTGAAAAACAAAAACCCTTTGGTGATGCTCATCATAGCAGGAATATTTTGAGACAATCCCTCAAATACTTCACCCAACGATCTACCTAATTTTGGTACAAACGTTGCCATGTTTTTCATAGATTCCATAGAATCCAACATGAATGCGTATGCAGGCCCTATAACAGGTATTTCAGCTTCCGGGCGTTCTCCTGAAACACTGAATGGCATAAAAGATTCTTCTGGTGGTGTTTTTGCCCATTCTTTTATGTCATTTACGGTTTTTGTTTTAAGACTTTTTATACTTTCCCTAACATAGTTGATACCATCAGATATACCGTTAGATATACCTTCACTTATAAACCTACCTATCTTTATTGCCCATTCAGGAGGGCTTTTTATATCAAATGTGCTATGTGTTATATCTATAACAGCTTCTGCCATATTCATGGCGGCATTAGTCGCTTCTCTGCTACTATTATTTATGCCTATTGCTATACCAGACCCTAACTCAGATCCTATATTTTTACTAGCGGGTAATATATTTTCTGTTTTCGTGTTGTTATAACGCTGATAAGATCTTATTATATCCCGAGTATATTGATGAGAGAATCCATAGGCGTCTCTTTCTAGTTTATTGATGTAATGTGGATTTATATCAATACCTTGTTCTTTTGCAGATTTTTTTGCAAGTTCTACAGATCCTGCTATATTACGAGCATATTCGCGATCCGATTCTCTATTATATGACGGTGTTAAAAGAAGATTTCTTGAGTAAGGATCATTTATCTTTTGAAATCCAACTTGTGCGGCATGTCGTATCTCATGTACTATTGTATCCATTGCTTCAAACAAGGAAATTATATCTTCAGTTATATTAGAATATTTTTTGTTTACTGTTTCGTAAGCTAAATCTAACTCGTCGTTATAATCATTATAAATATCATCACTAGTGTTGTTATTTAAACGTTTATATACCTCTCTCACTTCATCTTCAATAACTTTGAGACTAATAGGTATATCAAGACCTTTTATATCATGTAAGGATTCCAACGCCTCTTCGGTTTCATCATCCAAAAAGATTGTGTTGTATTCTGGTAAATAGGCTCCTCCTGCTCTAGTTCCTAATAATTGCATAGATGCATTTTTAGCTGTGGGCATCTCTTTTACTTCTACATCGGAAAGCGCTGCTATTTCTGTAACTAGTTCTTCAAACACTTTTCTTGCTTTAGGCGTAATGTCGTCTAAAGTATCTATAATTTCTCCTATATTTCTAGTTACTTCGTTAGACATGTCTTCGTCAAATGAATCTTTTGTATTTCGATCAACGGACCATAACGGTTGTATTTTATTGTTTTTAACTTCTTCTGCTTTTACATCGATCGTGTTTGTATGTGTTTTTAACAAATAAGCTTGTTGATAAGATTGACTTTGACGTAAACGATCGAATCTCATAACAGGCCCAGAATTTCCGGGTTCTAAACCTTTTATTGTCTCACCTAGTTCGTGTACTCGTGCGATAAGAGACGGGGTTATACCTTCTTCTAGATAACGAGTAAGTATTTCTCGTATCTCGTTAGATTCATCTAGATAATGAGGACTGAAATGCCCTTTCACATTAGGTATAATAGCCTCTTTTTGTCCAGTAAATCTCTTTAACGGATCTCCTTCTCCAATTAAAGATATTACGTCTGATTTAATAGCTTGAAATGCTCCTAGTAAGGGAGTACCCATACTTAAAGCTTCTGAAATAATTCCTATATTTTTAAGTATTTCTTGGGCTTCTCTAACTATAAAACCTCCAGCAGAATGTCCTACAAAACCTATTTCAACATCTGGACGTTCTTGTTTAACGGCATAGGCTTGTTTAGCAAGACGGAGAGCTTCTTCATTAATACCCTTTCTAACAGCCTTCATGGGCATAATGATCGCATCCATTACGACCCTTGTCAAACCTACATCATTTAAGGTTCCAGAAACATCAAAGTTTTTATTCTCGAAAGGGATCGTGTGAGTCCCTTGAGGGATCATCGGTTTTAGTTTGTCTGTTATTTCGTTACTGATTCTACCTTTTGTGCCAGTAAAACCAGATGATACAAATATAATCTTTTTAGCATCGGCAGGGATTTCATGAACGACAGGATGAATGTCAGAATCAGGAGGTTCAGTTAGAACTCGTCGAGCGTTAGAACGTACATCTTCTTTGTACTTGGTGACAATAGTTTCATTGGGATAATTAACAATTCTTCCTACTGCCGTTCTTGCGCTCTGAACGGCTTCTGAAGTGTTCTCTAACTGACCGGCAAGAGTTAATGCCTCATTAATAGAATCTCTCAATATTGTCAACTCGTCTTTTATTACTGACATATCAAAGGCTTTTCTTAAATTGCCCTGATACATATCAGCCATCAAGTATAGATCTTCTGCAAGCTCTTTCAAAATTGAGCTTATGTTCAAAACTTTTTTAACTGCATCAGAATTTGATTTAATACCTTTAATCAAACCTGCTACAACCATTTTACCAAAATACTCAGTTACTTTGGAAGGACTTCTAGTTTGAAGACCCTTTGCCATCGGGTCAATAATTCCAGTCTCAACAAGACGGGTAGCCTCAGCTTTTAAAGCATTAAAACGATCGCTGAATCCGACAGGATATCCATCTATAGTTTCTTGACCTAAACTTCTAGTTAAATCAGGACGTTCTATTTCTCTAGTATTGATTTTCTCATTAGCTCTATTTTTGGCTTGAGTAGCCTGACCTTTAGCAGCTCGTGCTAAGTTTGTAAATGGTGTAGTAGCACGGTCCCCTAAAACTTTTTGTAAATCGTCTATAGCTTTCCAAGCTTCGTCCGCAGTTTTAATAATTTCAGCAGCAGCTATTTTTTGTTCTTCTCTAGAATATCGATTTTTTTTATTCTCCACTATACGACGAAGATCAGCAAAATCTTCACTGATCTTTTTAACCATTTTTTGGTAGTCAGGCGGCGGTTGAGCAGCAGTTAACTGACGAACTTGTTGTTGGGATAATGAAGGTAACTCAGCAAAGTTACTAAAATCTTGAATAATTTCAGCATCAATAATGTCAGCATCTTGAGATCGAATATCGTTTAGAAAACTAGCTAATTCTCTAAGTTTATTCTCTATCTTAACGATCTGAGATTTAAGATTTGCTAACTGATTAGGTGCTAAAGGTTTCATACGATCTTGTGGTGATATTGCGACGATCGCCTCATTAACCTCTGTTAATAATCTATTGACATATCCTTGATCATTACCAGTATCATCTCCGGCTAACAACTTTATTTTTTGAATGATCGATTCATCTGGTTCACTAGAAACTAGAGCCGTCTGTATACTAGTAATCATATCTTTGGCCGCACTTAATTTTTTACGGGATCCTTCTATAAATTCATTGGCAGCAGGCTGTGCGCCAGATAGTAGTTTGCCAGCAGATTTAGTTAGTTGAGCAAGAGCTGTTGCGGCAGAGATACTTTTTTGAGCTAATTCAGCAATTGCCGCCGCTCCATCTTCAATACCAAGTGCGGAAGCTCTAGCAATTTGTTCTGGACCAATATCAGATATCTTTTCGATAATGGGAGCATTAGCATCAAGCGAATCAGGATCTCCAGGTACTCTACGCATTATTCTATTTACTGCCGCCACAAGACGTGTTTCTGCCGCGATGGCCATCGCTTCACCTGTTGACTCAGCGATATTAGTAAGACCCTCGCCAACGCCTTGCAAGAAAGATATGGCCATTTCAGAACCAATTGCAACGGCTTCCTCCGTAGACACCGTTACAGATGATCTTACCTCTCTAAGATCCGGTAGAGGTGTAGGTGGAGGTGATATGAGATTAGCGACGTAAGATTGAGTACCTAGAGTTGCTTGAGATTGTCTTGTTTTACGCTGATTCCGTTCCGCGACACGCTGAGACGTTTCAGGATCTAATCTAAGATTAGGTTGTACCTGATTGTTTATAAAATCAACTAGCGTTGATGATATCTTCGTAGGATCAGGTGCGCGATCGAATGTACGAAGACCACCCAGTTCACCACCCTCTTCATAACCTTGAGCGACTAAGGATTCTAAATCTAATCCTTCGATCAGTTCAAAACGTCCGAGTTCTTTAGCTATAACTCGTCTAATTCCTTCCCATGCTTTGCGAATACCTTCTTTACGATCTTCTTCAATCGCTTTGGCCCATTCTTCCAGAGCCTTTTCTTGTTCTTTTGCTGACAATTTTTCAAACTCAGGCATTTTATCGGGTTTGATTATACTACGTCCATAATCGATAGGAACCACCTTTCCTTCGTCTGATACAAAAACATTACCTGGATGATAGTCTCCGTGGGTCACACCTTTTTCATGAAGTGCTCTCAACGATGCTCCAGCCTGTTTAGCATACGCTGATACGTCATCTTTTGTCATATCTTTATTAGCAAGGTAGTCTCGACCTTCTTGACCTGCTATTGCTCGTTGAATAATAAAATCATCGCCCGACGCAAGAACGTCTGGAGCGACACCTTTAGCAATTTCCATAGCCTGAGCCTCACTAGCCATGCTGACAGCATTTTTAGCTAGTTTGTAAACAGCATCTTTGTTAGCATTTATAAAAGCGATACCTTTTGCCCCCTGTCCTAATATATATGCCATATTAGGATCTATTTTAGCTGATGGCTTACCCATATCCTCAAGGGTCTTATTCATACCGCTAAGACGTTCCATCCAAGGTTCTGTAGCAGGTTGAGTATATTTCTTGGTTTGCCACTTTGTTTTAGGTGCATCAGGATCTCTAGGTGTTGGTCCTCGCATCCCGGTGGGAGGACCAACACCCTCTTTATAAGCTTTATTAAATATATCTTGTATATTTATCCCTTCAAGCAAAGGCATTTTTCCTTCTTTTACTAGCTTTAAAAGAAGCTCCATTGTTTTTTCGGTTCCTTCAGGAACCTTTGCCAAAATTCGCATAAAAGCTTCTTCGATTCTTTCTGGTGCTCTTTCGGCATCAGCTTTTATTTGTTCTTTAGAAGCGTTTACCTTGGCAGCACCTAAATCGATAGTTTTCATGCTTCCATCTTCCATCACAAAGATGTTACCTGCATGATAATCTCCGTGAGTAACTTTTTTTTCGTGTAGAGACTTGAGAAGTTTAGCTGCACCTTCTACATATTGAATGATAACTCCTTGGGTAAGCTCACCTGATTTTTCAAGTTCTTTAACCATGCTCCCCATATCCTTACCTTTTAATACTTCTTGCACTAATCGGTTATTTCCTACGTCATATACTTGAGGAGCTAATTCTGGGCCTACTGCTCTAAGAGCTTCGGCCTCAGGCTGCATCATTTTCTTAGTTAAGAGATTTAATGGATAGGGAGCATCCTTAAATTGTTCATAATCAACCCATTCGGGAGCACCTATTTTATTCATCTTAAAACCCTTTTCACGGGCTTGATCAGTAAAAATGATTCCGTTTACACCTTCACCGAGTACTTGGGCCTCGGCAGGGTTTAGATAACCGGATACAGCGGTTCCTCGTTTGTGTTGTTTGTTTAATTGAGCTAAATATTCCATCTGCTCAGGTTTAAATATAGGTGATTTCTCAGGAAAGTCAGGAGCCACCCCAAAGACTGAGTAGAATTTTTCCACCATATCAATGAGATTATCTGGATCTATTTCGTTACCGTTCTTCAATGATTGAATTAACGTGTCATATATCGATAAAAACGCTTCTACATCTTGCTTTGCTTGACCTGTTAGATTTTTCATTGATTTTCTCAGATCAGCTTTTAATTCATCATAGTTATACTCTATGTCAGACTTTTCTTGAGAATCGCCATAAGTTTTTCTTAATCGTCCCTCGGGAGTAACAAAAGTGTATTTGCCTGCTTTTTGTTCTTCGACAGCAGTGGGATCTCCAATCAAGACTCCTAATGTTCGTCGCATTGACTCTTGTAATCCTACTTGTTCTCCAGGACCGGAGTACATCAGATTATAAGCACGAACATTAGAAATCGAACGTTGTGTAGCCTGCTTTGCCAAAATGGGATCTATAACTTCTGGAGAAACAATCCGTTGTCTTACCTCATTAGGCTTAGTACCGCCATCGTATATTTCTCTTAAGATATCAGAGTTAAGTTTATTAGCGATCGCTTTAATTGTACCAGTAGGTAAAACAAATACTTCTTCTATACTGGCTAACTCTTTAGTGATAGTATCTTTGTATTCGTCTATACGAGCCTTTATTTCCGTTTCATCTAGACCTAGATCTTTACTTTCTTTTTTAATTTTTTGTTGTTCCTCTATTTGAGATTTATCTGAGTACCTGTCAGATAAATTAATCAGAAATTCTGCATCGGCTGTTTTAGCAAAAGTTTTAATGTTTTCTAGTGTGATTTGCGACTCCGTTTTTTCTAATCTTAAGAACTTAGCTACTTCTTCTTGAACTTTAGGATTTTGTATAAATTGTCCTAAACTGTGTCCTGCGCCAGCACCAGGGATTATGGTTGTTGCTTTACCTGGACGCATAATACCTGACAAATTTTTAATAGTCCCTTCAGGAAGACCATAATCAGTCTCCATCTTTTTCATTTCTTTTTCAAGCATTTTTTGATGTTGTTCTGACAATTTACTCATGTCAGAATAACGTTCACCAAATGATGCCAAAAATATAGGATCCATGTCACCTACAAAGGCTTTAAAATTTTGAAGAGATGCTGTATTGGTTAAACCGTAAGTTCCCATTGTTAACCCAACACCTTTAGTGTTTTTAGCACCTCCTCGTTCAGCTATAGCAGTGGCTTCTTCAGCAGCAAATGTACCACCAGATGTTCCAGCAAAAACGAATTTTTTACCGGGGTATTTTTTCTCGTAAGCCCTTCGTGTAGCTTCGAGTTTGATAGCGTCAGGGTTATAACCCGCATCTACGGCCATAGAAATAAGTTTTTCAAATTGAGAAGCTTCGTCACTCATTAATTGTTTCTCTAGATCGCTTCCAGGTGTTACTTGTCCTAATGAACGTAGTAAATCTAATAAAATACTTTTAAATTGTCTAATGGTTTGACCGGATTGTTTGTCATTAGAAAACTTATTAGGAACAGGAACGGTAGCAACCTGTTCACCTAATAACTCTTTAAGAAGTACATTCGCGAAATAGGTATTGTCCCCAGGTCTTTCGTAATCATTACCAGGGATACCACCAGCGATTAATGCAATTGTTTCTTTGTCGTTGATACCTTCAATATCTGGGACATCAATCACTTCAGCTAATTGTTTGGATAGCTCCATAGATTGAGCCAGCATTACACGTTTTTGAATACGATACGGTTGGGCGATTGCTCTAACGCCCACACCTGCCACTCTTCTACCACCTTCTGCTACCTCTTCCCACGGTGGACGGATGTATTCGTCAATTCTAGATTTGGCACGTTTAGGATCGTTGTAAACTCGAACATCTTCTCCTACACCTACTAACAAATCTTCAAAAGTTTTTATGTTTCTAACTAACTTTCTGGGATCAAGAAAACTATCTAGTTTGCGTCCCAAATATGCTATGTCATCGCCTACTTCCTTTAAACCTCCTCTGTACCCAAAAGCTTCGGCTGTTACCATGGCAAGTCCTTTTGTTCGATTATATCCATATCGACCAAAATTATATCCAACTGTTTCGGCATCTGATCCTGTTTTACCCTCTATATATTTTTGAGCGCCTTTTGCAAAATCGTATGAGAGTGTTTGTCCCATACCTTCCACTGCGCCAGTGATAAACGTTTCAAAAGCCCTAGCTGGTAAACCAACAATTTTATCGACTAAAGTTTCTTTACTACTTGTATGGATAATTTTTGACATCTTCATCGGCATGTCGTCTTGAGACTTAATGTTCTGTTTGACTGACATCGACAAAGCTGATATAGAATTGGCTAAATTCTCATTTGCTATTGTTAGACCTTTATTTTGTAGATGCAATTCTTGTAAAGAATTGTCCAACCGTAATAAAGATCTGCTTGGTAAGTAAGAATCTTCGTATGAGATTTCAGACGAAGACGTTTCTGTAGTGATTTTTACTTTCTTATCTGTTATACCATCGAATTGGTTTTTGAAATTACTCAATTCTTCTACATTAGTTTTTGGTGTTAACGGATTATCACCAAAATATTTGTTAACTTCTTTAAGGTGTTCACGCTTTCTCTCAATATGTTTATTTAATTTGGCTAAAGGTTCATGATCTACTGTTGGTTTTAATGTTTCTAGTTTAGTTTTACTTGTTATTCCTTTAATATTTCCTTCTATATCCTTACCAGCTCGACTCGCAAGTTTTTGAATATCGGCAAGCTGTTTTGTAAACTTGGTATCGTCAAGTCCTAACTCTAAAATTAAACTCCCAAGAGTTGTTGCCATTATAAAAAATGATATGTGTAACGATAAAGTGTTTGGTTCAATTAATCACACGAACCAAACACTTTATTAGCTCTAAAGATCCGTGGTGAATCTATCGTATGCTGTCTTATTGAGGTTTGACTTCAGGAACGACTTTAGGTTGTGGTTTTTTGACTTCTTTTCTCTTAAGGATAGAAGTAAAGTCTTCTCCAGCTAAAGCAGCTTTCACCGTTACAACGCACTTACCGCCTTCTATTGATGTCGTAACAGATTCGACACCCTCCAAGGTTACACCAGCGTGTTTAACGATGTCGCCTTCTTCATCATGAGAAAGAACAAAACGGCTATAAGGATTATAAACTTCTGATCCCAGTTCCGCTTTGAAAACGACATAAGGAACGCCGTCAACGTCTTCTTTTTCAACACTTGTTACATTATCAAGTACAGATTCTCCGTGACGAATCTGTTTACCGTCATCAGTATGGACAAGTTCAAATTTGCTTTGTAACAGATCAGCCATCTTTGATATACCTCTCGCGTATCTCAGGAATAGTTTGTAGGAAAGCGGCAACAGCAGGAGGTATTCGCTTATCCTTAAGCAACCGATAGACAATAGATCTCGTCTTACTACTAAATACAGTCTTCTCCGTGCCTTGTTTCATAAGATCAGGAAAAGGCACGATGTCTTCTGGCTTTATTTGTTTAGAGTCCTTACCTGCAAAACCATTAAACAGACCAGACCAACCGATCGCATGAGTTATGGATTTTACATTGATGTCTTGTCTATACGCCTCCTCATAGAATTTAAGCGTCTCAAATATCAACGCTGGATTCTCATCACCAAAATGTTCGTAATCTAGACGGGGGTCGGTACAACCGAGATATTGGAGTCTGAGATATATGTCTCCCCACTCAATAATAGCGATTCCCCCATTTCTTCTACAATCTCCTCATTTCCTTCAGGAAGAGCATTTTCATTAACCGCTTCCCCTGCCTCTACTTGATAGAACTGATAAAGTTGAGCGATAAGCTCTTCTCCAATAAGTTCAGAAGTGTCATCAGTAGTCCAATCAGAAAAACCTACCTTGATCTGAGAAGTATCGCGATCGCACAGATAACCCACGCTCTTTACAGTCAATGGAATAGGCAGATCCTCAACCATCAACGTTTCAGAACCATAATTAGCATAGTCTCGTACTTTGACAATATAATCGTCGAATCGTACTAGATCTCCTGATCCAATAGGATTTGTCAAAGGTTCTACAGACAGCTTACGTGATCCTGCTTCAGCGTTCTTAGTCAAGATGACAGGAATAGCCGCTCTATATTTCAACATATAGGTAGCGGCCCTGATAGATAGGGTACGAGTGTCTTCTTGAAGTCGGAACATTACCTCTAGAGTTTCATCGTCCAGAGCGTCCATAAAGGTTTCACCTGTATCGATCTGAACGTCGCCTTGTTCACCACCTTGTAGGCTTTCTAGATATTTACGAGTCTCTGCGATCGACTCATTACGTTCTTTTGCTAGTTCTTTGACTCTCGCATTATAGGCCACAAAAAACTTGCGGCGATTTCGTTCAAGTGTTTGGTAATCAACAGGGCTCTCCGACGGAGAAATATAACCTCGCTTTAATAGAAACACGGTACCTGTTAGTTCATTGCCGACAGGAACCATAACAATTTTTGGTTTCTTTGCAAGAAACGGAATTACTTTCATTGGGAAAAATTAGAAACTTTATAGACAATAATATATTGCTCTTTTACTGTAAATAATAAAAATAGCGAAACACAGGTTAAACAACTTGGATGATCGCACGTTTAGCAAAGTTTAATCCGTCATGATCTCCCATAGCGATCATAATAGACTCGTTAACCGCTTCTTGCGGAACCTCTATAGTGATAACTTCTTTTCCTTCTCCAGTTCTTAGTGGTACTATTGGTGGTGTATTCGCCGCATAGTAACCAAAGCCGTAATAAACACCTTCATCTGCTATACGACAATTAATAAGACATATCGCAGTTCCCGAATATAAAATATCGTATTCCATCTCAGCGCATTAAAAACGTCCTCCACCAGTATAAACCAGTGAAGGACGTTCTGTATATAACCTAACGCTTACGCGCCCAGAGGAGGCGTATAGACGTTAGACAGAGGATCGAACGCGCCAGTAGGTGCAGTATACTTGAAGGAGGAACCTTGGAACTGAAGGTCAGCCTGCACTGTAATAAGGTCTTGTACAGGTGAACTTTGATTACCAGAGGTCAAAATGGCAGCTCCAGCAAATTCTTCACCAAAGGGGCGTCTGAGGGTAGCGTAAATTTCAGAACCAAAGAAGCGATCGTCGTAAAGAATCTTCATGAGAAGATCAGCACCGGGATCGCCAATAATTCTTTGGAAAGTGAATGACATGGTTCTGTTACTACCTGTAGTAACCATTTCCATACCACTACCACTGAGGAAGTTGGCTGCGTCAACAGTCTTGGGCTGAGAAGACGGAGAAGCGTCAGTGGCACCAGCGATGTAAACGGTAGCTGTAGTTTTAGCTGTATGGTTTTCAACAGCTAAAACAGTAGTAGGTTGAACTTGTAGACGTGTAGCGCCAGCAGGAGCAAAATCGCTTACCGTTACACTATACGCACCATTGTTAAATGTCAGTTTCTCACCAGGATAGATATTGGTGGGAAGGGTCGTAACAGGTAACACTTCACTACCGACAGTCAGCACAGAGGCGTCTACAGTACCAGCAGTGGAAGCAGGAATAGCTGCTGACAACGGGTACAAAAGAGTTACCGCTGTAGCACCAGTCACCGCTGTGCTAGTACGAGCTTCAACACCGTTTGCAAAACGAATCTTGGAAAAAGCAGGAATAGTGGCAGTAGCAGCAAGTGTCAACGAAGTGGCACCTTTAGCTGTAGGAGCTGCCGAAGTGGTAACGTTGATCGCAGCAGTAGCCGCTCCTACAGTAACAGTATATTCCGTAGGTACCCGAGTACCTTTAGGAAGAAGCACAAACCGAAGTTCTGTAAATACGCTAGTGCCTCGTTCGCTAGCGTAGTTGATAATTTGTCCCATGTAGAGTTTCCTCCTAAACAGTGATTAAGTTAACGACTTTGACAGCTTCCAACAGAAAAGTCCGTTGTGGAAATTGATCCTCAGTTACTTCCACGGCTCTTTCCCGATGAAGGGGGAAACGCCTACGGATTTTGTCGATCGCACTATCCCATTTGGCTAATCCTGAAGAGGAATAGTCATTATTGATAAGTGTTACTCGCCAATACATGCGCTGGATAGCCTGAGGTACACCAACGCAAGGTTTTTGTGGTTGTAGAACATCTTGATTACGCGCAACCACAATCTTTACACCGGAAAAAGTGCGTTTGGAAGGAATGAAGGGAGGTTCCACCCAAAACGCTTTTGTTCCGTCATCAAATGTTCCAAGTTCGTTATTCAACAAAGATCTTAGATCTGTTACTAACGCTGATATATCGTTAGGAGTTTTTATCGCGTTCATAACGTTTCCTCCAGTTTTACAGATTGAGAATCATAAAGATTACCCAAATCGTAAATATTCCGAGGTGACGTTACAACGTCTCCTGATCTACGTTTGGTCACTCTAGGCCAATCGTAAACAGGATTTTCTAATTCATAAAGACTTTGTTCACTAACCATGTCGGTTAGATGTAAAAATGCTTTATTCAGATCTTCGCCTTCTCTATATCCATCAGAAAACTCTTGTTCAAGATCTAATTGAGCGATCGCGTTGTCTACCCAAGGTCTTGCTGGGTAATTGTCGCCAGCACCTTCATGAACCTGAGCGGCGTACTCTGTATCCCAAGTAAAAATAGCTTTACGATATTCTAGTGTTGGAGGATTCCAATTCTCTAATCGAACCATGTTAACCTCCTCCTGTAGTCTGAAAATAAGCATCGAAGGGAATACCAACAGAAGGTACAATGTTATAAGACATCGCCGTTAATCTTTCAGTGAAAAACAATGTACCTTCCTCGGGCCTACCACTACTACTCACTATAACTTTGACGCGATCGCTGCTTCTAAGATCCTCAGGTAGAGATTTAACAAGGATATATCCTCTAACTCTACGTTCCATATTGTCTAGACCGGGACTCTCATTCTGGAAGGTTTCATAACCTAATTCAACGATCGCGGCTTTAAGCTGAATCTCTTCAAAGATCTGTACTTCATTAAGCGTCACAGGATCAATTTGATGTTGACCTGTAGGCACTTGAAAGAATAACGTTGCGTTAGGAACGAGAGGAATTACTGGAGGTGTAATAGGAAGTATAGTCATGACACAAACTCCCTAGGACGATAACGTTTTAGTACCATCAAAACGTCTTGTAGTAACGTACTATCAGTACTACTGGTATTTACATTGGTAGCTTCACTACCATAAATAACGGAATAAAAATTGTTAAGTGTATATTGTTTCATACCAGAAGCCATGGGACTTCTTTGTAGTTTAAGTATGGATATAAGAGCGATCTTTATCTCTTGCGCCCTTGGATCTATGGGAACAGCTTTGAAATCAAACCCTGTGGTATATTCGACCTTCATTTCAGACTTTTCGTGAGCTTGTGTGGGGCGTCTAAATGGTCTACCACTATATCGAGCCCTAGCTGCACTACCTAATCCCCAAGACTCAGTAGTAAGACCCGCAAGATTAGCACTTAAGATTCTTACTTCTCCTAGTTGATAATCAAATTCATAATCAGTAGAAGGATTAAGTGTTATCCATTGATTGTCAGATAGAGGTAATCCAAAAGAGGCTAATAAGCGTCTACCTCGAATGGATACAACAGGAGCCTTTTGAACAGTATTATTAATAGGCAATCTAGATAGTTTAATAATACCTTTGCCGTTTAATATAGGTGTTTCAACAAATCGTTGCTCTTCTAAAGGACGATTAGCGCCCATAGGTGATTCAGCGATCATTTGCGCTGTCAATATGGCACTGTTAATAGCGCCTGAGTCTATTTCCAACTCAGGCGCTAACTTAACAAGGTCAGTAGGCGTTAATATTGCCAACTGTTAACCTTCCATGCTGTAGGTTACAGGTCTTACGCCATCAAAGGGACCGACATAGAACAGAACGATCGCTAGTTTACCAGCGGTAAGAGCTGCTCCACTGATGGTCACTTTCAATTGGCGATCAGCGGTAAGTACCAAAGGACGGTTGTTAGAAACACCTGAGTTATGACCATCACCACTGATATTAGCAGTAGTAGAAGGAATCAAGTTCAGTACAGCGTCATCAGTAAAAGAGGCTACACCAGTTGCAGCAAGAAGATCAGTGTTGGTGTTAAGGCCGACAGCAATAGAGGCCCCAGAACCCACACAAGGGGTGTCAACATAGACGAAACCGCTAGTGATGATAGACTTGGATTCAAGTTCTAGAGGTAGTGTGATAGTTGCTTGAGCACCACCATGGACGGCGAAATCGTAGAAGTCTACAGCCTTACCACTAAGGTTGTCACGTACAACACGATTATGAACGTATGATCTTTTAGGCATTAGGAAACTCCGAGACGAGGACAATTAGGAACAGATGTAGGACAGATGGGATCTGAACTTTCCAAAGCTGTACGCATAGGATAGTTACAAACGGGACAAATTCTTATCCCATCCACCTTAATGTAATCGAAGTTGACTTCAGCAGCTTCTTCAGAAACAATAGCGATCGCTTCAGTTTGTACCGACTGTTCGATCTGAACATCTTCCACTTGGGGAGGATATTTCAGTTCCACAATCTCATCGATGACTTCAATCCATTTCTGGTCGTCAGCCTTATCAAAATTGACAGTTTCTGCTTCAGATTGGATAATTCGCCATCCTTGTGTAATTAACCAAGCTTTGTAATCGTCTTTAGAAAGCTGCTGAGTCATTTAGTTCACCAATCAGGTAAGTGCTACATCAAACGTGTTGACCTTGAACACCCGTGTTTCCTGAGGAATGTCAGATGTATCATTGTAACCAGTAGCGTCAACGTCTAGTGGTCCGTGGGCTTCGTAGGATTGCCAAATGGCGCGATCCATCCGACCAAAGTCAGTCTTCTCATCAAAGAGAATCTGAACACCAGAGCCGCCGATACCACGACCAGAAGCCATACCACCAAAGGCGTAAGAAGTACGAACCACAGAAGAGGTGCTGTCACCATTGGTTTCAGTAGCTACACCTTCTGCCCCAGTAGCATTAGCAAAGGCGTTAGTTTGCCAAATGTGGAAGCCCTCAAACAACCCTTGATAACCTTCAACCTTGATGTTTTCACCAGCAGGGTAATCACCAAGCATCATGTTGGTCATTTCCCGGATCTGTTCAACACTAGGAGCTTCAAAGTATTGGTTGACTAGAGAACTCTTCAGTTGAGACATAGCGGTAGGATTGGTAACAAGACCGTAGTTACCATCAGGTAGAGGCACAACGCGATCGTTCGATAGCCTCGTGTATACCTGATTAAGGAACTGCCGTGTCATAGTACCACCCACAGTCACAGAAGCCGCTGCTGTAACAATGTTATCGCCATTGTTATAGTAGTTCTTAGTGGTAGGTCTCCACTGTTCACGGATGACCAGATCTTCCCAGTTGTAATAGTCGTAGAAAAGATCTCTTTCCAAGATCCTCATCAGAGGCAACATGGCGTACTCTTCTACGAATCGAGGGATAGAAATAGGAGGCGCTTCCGAACGACCCCGACCGTACTCATTAAGAATCATCTTAACAAGGCCGGTACGAACCCGTTGATTACCAGCATCAATGGGAACGTAGGTATTAGATCCGGAGAGCAAACGTTGTTGCGAATTGGTCGCTACCTCAGGATAAGCAGCCCGAGGGATATCAACAACTTCGCCGTTACCGCGATCGTACCGGTGAACAGTTTGAGGGAATTGCCAGAATACCAGTCCGGGACGGGAGCTAACCCGCATGATGGAAGATAGAACTTCCAAGAAACCACCAGGGACATCAGAGGAAGTGGTAGCAGCTCTCCGCTCAGACTCAGTGATCATCTTAGAACCACGGAATAAACCATGCTTCTTACCCATATCAGTCATCTCTTTGAGAAGAGATTTGTAGCTGCTATCATTGTACCGTTGTTCTGCCATCCACTGATCGATTTCGTGGGTGGGGTACACAGGCATCAAAGAACCGCCACTGGTAGTCCTATAGGTGACACCTAAACCGTCACGGATAGACATAAACTCAGCTAGTCGTCCATCCAAACGATCGCCGTTAGGAGATGTACGAATATTAACATTAGGCATAGAGATTTCTTTCGCACCTTCTGGACGACCAATCAACTTAGATAGACCTTCGAGAACCTTGTCAGATTCCTTAGCCTTATTCAATTCATCAGCCAATGTTCGATTTTGAACCTTAGCTTTCTCTAGCTCTTCCTGCAAAGGAGCGATCGCATTTTCGACGGCTGTTCTGACAAACTGTTGTAGAATTTCGGCAGTGATAGCAGGCTCAGATTTTTCTACAACGGCTGTTTCCTGCTCAATTTCTAGTTCAGGTTCAACAGCTTTTTCGACTGTTTCTTCGTCTTGATCGCTAACTTCTTCAACTTCTCGTTCATCAACAGAATCGTTGACAACCATGCTGGAGGAAAGGCCCAGGGCCTTCGCAAAGCCGTTATTATGAGCTTGAACTCCAGATTTTTGAAGGTTGATAGATAGTTTCATCTGTTCTTCTTCGCTGAGGTTACCCAGCTTGATAATTTCACGTAAGGAGTTTTTGCCCATGCGGCTCACCTCCATCTCCATAAAAGGGGTCACAAACTAGCTTATTTATACAAAAAGAAATATATTCGCATGATAGCGATTAAGATATACTTTATTAGCTATCTTGTTGTACTATGAATAGTTGTTCCTAATAGATATTCGTCGTGATTTCAAAAAGCAAATCTTCACCAAAGTCTCGGAGTAAGAGTAATAGAATATACGGTATGGGTTTGAAATCTCTAAGATATCAATATGGTATATTCAAGCAAGAAGATTTAGCTAACGCACTTAAATGGGAAAAACATCAAGTGCGCGATAGAGAATGTGGTTACGCTTCGATTCGATTAGTAGATGTATACGCCTTTAGTAAAGCTTTTAATACAACACCTAGAAATGTCTTAAAAGTCATAACAGAAAAAAAAGAAGAATTGACTTCGGTTAAGGATTTTGAATATTTCTTAACCACCTATAAGATGCACATAAACGACAGTAAAGATGATTTCAAATATGACATGGAAGAGGGTAAAAGGATCGTACATGAATTGACTCCATTTCCTCTTAATGAAACCACTATAAAAGAGACATTAACTAGACAAGGGCGTTGGTTAATGGCAACACGAATAAAGCAAGGTATGAGTTCACAATGGGTGTTCGCTATGAACCTTGGTTATAACCCTTCTTTCGTTCAACATCGTGAGAGTGGAGAGACTCCTATAAAGTTAGAAGAACTCATGGAAATCTCTAATATATGGAATATGAACTATTTGGATCTAGGAGAGATTTTATTATCCGAAGATGTTATAACTACGCAAGATATTCAACGCCTGAGAAACGAGTACTGTTAGGATCTTAAACAGCTTGCGGCGGGTAGTGCGCCTCTATTACAAATAGAGTGTTCTAACAATTCGTGTCTTTCTCCACCTAACGTGCAATATCTACTAAAGTTAAATGCCGTTACATCTACACCTTCAGCGTTGCACATATCCAACATCCAAGGCGAAGGTATCAAATGATCGCACGTGTAGATTGTCTTACCTTTAGAATCTTTAGTATTCTCATAGAATGACACGTCCCTATTGTATTTAGCACTACAATCAGGACAAATAAAAATAGGTTTGTCTAGCTTGCTACCTGTGGAACAATCATTGTGGATGCGATCGTTCAAAGTTTTAGCTGTGTCAGAACCCGTAGGGATAGCTACATTCAAAAATAACCAAATGTATCCTTCATTCTGAATTATTTCTTGGTTATATCCTCTATGACCACCACCATCGATGATGCGATCTTCTACTGTACGTTCTCTGACGACTTTAGCATCAACAATAAAGCCTTTGGCAGCGTAACTATTAGCCATGTCATGATCTACTAGAAGAGGTCTTCCTACGGCTGTAGATGCTAGCTGTAACATTGAGCTAGGATGCCACCGACGAAGACCATAGTCCACTAGATTGTTACTGGCCATAAAAGGAACCATTGTCCAATCAGTAGACGTATATACATTACCCGTAAGTATTGAAATAAGATCTAATTCATATTTATTGGGAAAACCAATTTGATTACGAATACCGTTTTCGTATTCTTCATCGTCTTCATCATTATCGGTTTCTTCTTCTTCCACTTCTATAGTAACCACGGTGCTACGTTGTAATTCTAAAAGATCTTCAATAGATTTTTGAACAGAATTGATAGTGGCCATCAACTCTTCGTTGCTAATAGTAGAAGAAGATTCAGTCGTCATGATCGTACAGAATTACACTATTTTTTACAATAGTAAATTCTCATACAATTTATACACGTGGATAGCCATTTACCTTAATCTATGGAAATGTTTCCAATCTTCTCACTGTCAGAAGCCCATGGAGCTGTAGAAACTTTTGAATGTTTCGCTTTGATAACTATAGTGAAACGATGATCCTCAACGAACCAGATTGACCAACTATTATTAGCGGCGACACTACGAAAACGATAAAAGTATTTCTTTTGATCGCTGTCCCAACGTCTATCCATCTCTAATATCTCAGCCTGCAATGGACAGAATATGGACATGCTCCCATCTGGAGTTCGTAACTGTCCGTTCAAAAACTGTATACAATCGCCTATAGTTAATTCGCTAATAATCCGTTTGTTAAGCATTTCGGTTTGTGATATACTTCCTTAAGTATAGCCTATCGGAGTGTTAATATATGGTTTTAACCGATGCTATTTTAGAAGAAATCCAATCTTGTAAAGACACGTTAAACAATTTGTCACCAAATGATAACAGATCGTTTTGGGTATCACGTCATTTAGCCAGACTTGTATTGGAATTGGAACTTACCAAAAACCATGTTAGAACTTTTGATTATTGATCTAAACACGATCGCTATTGTGTTTGTTGTTAAAGAAGACCAGCGATCGCTAGATAGTTCTATAGAGGAAGAACTACAAATAGCGATCGCTGATTTTAAGGCGTCATCGGATTGTGTACGGGTCGAAACACATATTGTTCGGCCCTCTTTCTTAATCTTTCACGACGTTTGCCAACCTCCTGATAATTAGACATCATCAACAAAAATTCTCTATTGTGCATTTTAGTGAACCTCTTACGATCGTTTACACGATCTTAACATGGGGAGGAGATCTAATAGACAAGAAAATTGTTTTATGTTTTTCAAAAATATCAACAGCCATCTGATCTAAGATAGAACGCTACAACGGTTTAGCGATTCTCAGTTTCTAAAGAATCAGAGCCAAATTTATCAGCGAGAAGATATAAACCGCCCATACTTAACCAATCCCAGGCGTCTACCATGTAAAGAGAAAGATAAGGAGGTCCACCACGACTTTGCATCTTGGCGTAACCATATATGGTTTCTCCATTTTTCATTACGATACGATATAGAAACTTGCCTGTGTGAGGCACATAAGCAGGTTCCACATATAACACGTCAGGGTGAATAGCCCGTAGATGTGCGGGTTTATGACTGGCTTGGACGACAGATTTTAGGATGCTTATCTTTCGCTGATCCATGACTCTACCTAAACCATAGTTAGATTATCTGATCTAAGACGCGATCTACAAATAGCAACAAACCGAATTAACAAGTACAGAATACCGTTAACCGCCAGGATAAATCCATCTGGCATCACCAGATCTATCATCAACGTGTAGAAACTGCATACTGTTACTATATGCTAAACCACCTCGCCATTCATCATTAAGAAGTCTATAAAGTTCTAAAGGCGATCGTCCAGGAATGGCTATATCTAACGCTTTGCCTTGAACGTGCATACTAAAAGGGGCACCTCCAACACGGGCATTAGTCTCAGGATCTCTGTAACCACTACGGATGATAATGGATTTTCCAAAATGATCGCATATCTTTTGAGCTTTTATAGAAATACTTATTAAATTCGCCACTACAGACACATTAGCAGGACGACGATAATTACCAGAAGGTGTAAAATGTAATACTTCACCCCATGTAATATTAGGTGCCTTGCGATCGTGTATAGGTTGTCCTGACCAAGTTCTAACGCTGTTACCAGGTAAAAGAAATGATACACCGAGATCCTTAGGCTTACTTACAGAAGAATCTATAGGTTTATTGTCCATACTAAAACCGCTTTGATCTTCTATAGCACCTTTCCAGACATACCAAGTGTTTTTGCCACTTTTGTGAATAGTTTTAGGATCAATTTTTTCAATATCTAACGTGAAGACAATGTGACTCCCTTCTTCCCTATATGCTGCAATAGGAAAAGTCTTACCACGTTTGGCAATAGCGAGTTCTTCTTTACCAATAGTGCTGCTATCTGCGGCACTAGGTTTTAGATACGTATCTGAAGTTGTGATAAGTTCCATGGCTATACAACGCTATTTACAGTTATCATTTTAGCGTTTTAGCCTTTTATTTATTTATAATTAAAGATAATAAGTTATCTGGTTTATGCTACCAAAAGATCGCCATTATAAAAACAGTGTCCATCAATGAAAGGTATTTGTGTAACTGTAGAATCAAAAGTCTGCCAGTCATCTCTTGAAAAATGAGTGATAATAGTTACACCTTGTTGGTAATTACGTTCTACGCCATAACCAGGTAGTGTAGGGTCTTGTTTACCGATCATACCTGGACAAACACCCCACATTCTCTTGTATCTTATACCAGAATCCGTAGGTACAGGAATCATCTGTGAGACAGTAGACTGCCTGTGAATATGTCCCATAACAACATTTGAATAGTAGGATTTCATGGTATCAGCGATCGCATCTTTACCGCATTTTTCACCATGAGTATAAATCCAATCACGATGTTTCCATACGTTAGCTCCGCTAGTATAACCATCGAAGCCTTCTTCAGTAAAACCACCATGATAAATTATGTTCTTACCAGTAAAATCTAACATGTCAGATATGCTAGGGATGGTAAACGTAAATCCAGGAACGTCCACGACTGTTTTGATCGCCTCTCTTACATAGTCGCCAACTCTTTTATCGTGATTTCCTTCTATAACTCTAAATTCACAATCTGTAAGTTCTCTGATATCGTGGAAGAAAGTCGCTGCCGTCTGTAATGATTTTTGAGTATGACCTTTAAGATCTACTCCATGGGGGTGACGACCAAATTCAGGAAAGTCTAATGTGTCACCTAACGCCACAATAAGATGTGGATTCAATAGTTCTACTAACTTTAGAACCAAAATTAAAGCTTTTTCGTCATGGGTGGATACTAGATTCCCATTGACAGAACGATATCCAAAATGAATATCAGGTAATACTAATATGTTCTCTACGTTTTTTGGTCTACTATCGAATTTATACTTTGATTCAGGTCTAGTCCATGTTACTTGTTGTAAACCAAATTCAATAGGATTAATTGTCTTAGGTACGATGTTAGCAGTAACACCAAAGTTTTCAATCTGAGTAAGAGTGTCTTGACCTCCTTTGTCTCTAAGTTTCATAGAGGTCGTCCAACTCTTTACACGCCCATTAGTCATTGTGTAATAGTCGGTATCTATACCCTTAGATTTTAGATACTCAATAGGATCTGCTGGAGATCCAATCGTTGTTATATTGGCCGTTATGATACCAGTTGCGTCATCTTTTTGTATATCAACTGTTACTTCGGTCTTAGAAATTCCTTGTTTACGACGATCGCTTTTTGCTTTGTAACGACAAGATTTACAATCCTTTCTATATGTTCCACGATCAGAACGAAGTTCAAACTTATCTATGGACAAAATTTCTTTACAAGTGTCACACTCTTTTGTTTCCATAAGGATCCATAGAAAATAGTTGGAAAGTTATATTCTATTACAGGATACAGAAAAAATCAAACTTCTTCTAGATCTTCGTCGTCGTTAATGCTGTAAAGAATAGGATTACCTTCTTGGTTAATTAATTGAATACCTCCTTGCATAGCCCATTGATATTCATCAACCAAACGAAGTCCATTAGAATCTTTTACGCCATGGGCGATCGTTTTGATGGTATCACCATCTGGTTCAATAATACGCAACAAGTGATAGTTCTCTTCCGGTCCCTCTATGATATAGTTCTCCACGGGCACTGATGACAATACACCATCAACACAACTCATCATGACTTGTATAGCCCATTCCTCAAACGATATTTCTTTTACGAAATTACGTTTAGATATACCATGAGCAATGGGTATCAGTCTCTTAGTTGTTACCACTTCAGGTAGATCAAGATTATCTTCGTTAATCTCTTCCTCCATACGTTCTTCAAACAATCGAATAAGAAATATATTGTCTTCTCTCTGATAACAATATCCATCAAAGCCAGATGGTATATCTCCTATTACAACGTTGAGTAGGTTGGCTTTAATAAGTTGTTCAGCTTTATTCTTCTTATTTAGAAAAGCTCCATAAGCAAGAATAGCTGCACTTCCTGAAATAAAACCGAGAATATATTGGATCATAGATACTCCTCGTTATATACGTTTTAACATCCAACCGTTCTCGTAACTTATAGCAGGATTATCATGTATGTAACGATGACATACATTATTTACAGCCATTAAGTTACCAGAATATATGAGAAGTGGAATGCTATCGATAAAATGTTCTTGAATAATTTCCACTAATTGTGGACTATATAACAAGAGTTCTTCCTTTATAGAATCCCTATCTAGACGTATAACACCTTGTCTCCCTCTTTTATGGTGTACTGTGTCACTGTATAACTTATCACAATGTTGACACCTTGTAAAAGATTGAAGGACACGAATTTTAGTCTCAGTATTGTAAAAATCCAGTAAAGTCTTTTTTAGATGTTCTCTATTTTTATGACGATCGCTTTGTCTAGACTTCATTATTCAGATTCTTGATTTTATATATTACATAGGGCCATCCAAACAACGATAGCACAAACCATTTTATCCAAAAATGAGAAGAGAATATCTTTTCAGCACTATTACCAAACTCCAAGCCTAATATAACAAATAATCCTTCATCGTTGATAATCAACGCCGTTAAGACCAATAATAGTAGGAGTGTTGTTAAAACCACACCTACCAGTAGGTATGACACACAAAGCTCAAAGATCACACTAAGAATTTCGCTATACATGGTAATACTGTAACACTCTTGTTAGATAGATGTTTCTCAGCTCTGTGAATAGCCGACAACTCATTTCGCGCCCATATAGCGATGATGGTGCGATCTAAGAATCGATTGTGTTTTCTACTGTAGCGATCGCACTGAACCCAATACAACTGCTGGCGTAACAACCTACGCCACAATCTTTGGATTTTAGTGATTAACCACATGCGCCACTAGGATATGTTTTAAGAATCATAACACAGCAAGAGAAACGTGTGTTAGCATAATAGCTATGTTGTTGGAACTTTAATACTATATTATGCTACCGGAACTGATACTCATTTCTGATATACACAGAAGTTTGTTAGAAGCTGCGTTCATCTCGTACATAGACGAAGATCTAAACGAACTAGATGAACTGTGGTACGAACAGTGCGATAACGAACAACAAAAACAAATAGACAAAAAAGGTAAATACAAATTCTACATTAAACCTATGTTGGATCTAGGTTTGATAGAATTGAATACTAAGAAAAGACTATATTATTGTACAGAGGAAGGAAAAACAGTACTCCTTAGATTGAGCGAAGATTTTCCTATGTATAGAGAAGGATTAATCGATTACTAAATCAACACTATCCACATCTTGTGAATCAAGAATAACATAGTCGTTGAAATGAAATGCGTCACCCACAATGTCCTGTATAGGAGTAGACGCTGCTAAGTGTGGACAAGAAAACGTTCTATTGTTGTGTTCGTCTTCATAATAAGTATCCACACGTACTTGATCGCCTGATTTTAGCATTTCGCAATTAGGACAGCGGAGATGAGGTTTATATAGAAAAATAGTAAATGATACACTCTTATAAACCTTATCTTCAATGTTCTTAAACAATGTAGAACTACGAGAAACAGCGATCGCTAATACCAACGAAGCTAATCCTTCTTTCTCTATAATCTCTTTGTTATGATCGCTAAAGCCTTCAAAATTTTCGTCGATAACAACTGAACTGGATAAGATAAAATTGTCATCGTCTACGACAAGATTCTCTCCTACGAGATTAGCTCCAATCTTAGTTAACAACTTCACATCTAACTTGCGATCGTTCTGATTGACAAGATTATTAGCGATATTTAGTTTTACGATAACCCAATCATCAGCGATCGTACTTTCCTCTGTTAGTTCACATATCTGGGTGAGTTCTTTCTCAGTTACATCTGTAGCGTTTGAGAAAGCTTTATAAAACTCATCTTCTGAAACATCTAACACAAACCGTCTTGAATTGTCTGAGGACGTAACACTCTTATTAGAGGATTTATTAGGATCATAAGCCCAATTCTTTAACGATATGTCACGTTTACTAGGACACTCTTTAGAGACAGGTTCCCCATTAGGCATATTTTTCATACGACTTACAAAACTAATGGTTCTGTTAGCCCATCTAATATGCTTATTAGTCCACTCTGCTTTCTCAGTTTTTAGAAGTTCTAAATTTCTTTTGATTGGAAGGCGAGAAATAGAGGCTTTCCTGCTACATTCGGTTTCTGACCATCTTTGTAGTTCAGAAGCCGACATATTTACAGCATCTCTATATTTTCCATATACTTCGTCCAGTCTGTCACTATCAACAGCTCTTTTAGATTCAATAGGCTGAATTTTTGTCAAAGCAGAACCTTTATGACCTACCAATGTGTCAGTAGGTTCAGAATCTCTATAGACTCTAATTTGATAAGCAGGATCTTCTGGAGTTCCTTCGACCTTCACATCGATGTCTGGCACAAGACCATCAGTGACTTTTTTAGTTATTTTACCTCTAGCTCTACCACCACTAGAGTTCCAACTTACAAACTCACCTACTTTGAAATCTTTTGGATTAGCCATGATACTCTAAATGTTATATAGATAGATTAGAGAAGATTGGATCATTCATCGTACAAAGATAGCAATTCATCCAAAACGGGTTCTTAGAAAATCCCCATTGAGTTGAACGAATTTTTCTTTTGCTTCTTCTTCCTGAACTTCTATAGGTTTACTAGGTTGACTAACTGGGTTTAATCCAGGGATACCATCAAAGTTTACCCAACTAGGCCATGCTATTTCAACAAAGGGACGTTCTTCACACCATTCTTCATATCCATAGTTCAATGTATATTCAAGTCCTATGGCGTATATAATCTGTTCAGCAATGATAGATCGCGCATGTGCGATCGTTCTACCATAGGATATAGCAGGTAAATTACCTAGTTCTTTACTTGCACCTTGAACAATACCTAGTCCTGCAATAAGAGGTACAGGAACCGTAGGTAGCATACAAGAATACCGTGTCTGCATATAGTAATCCATAAGTCCTTTCAAAGAAGGATTGGCTTCACTACTGCGTCTAATGTCACTACCATGAGGTAGATAGACGTGACTTATGTAACCTTGACCACTTGCTAAGTTGGCCTCGAATTCGCTTCTGTAATTTTGTAAATAAGTATTATCGTGTTGTTCACCACAGGTGTGTATCCAAAAGGCCAGTGATTCTCCTGCCGATCGCTCTAAAAGAATACTGGCATCTTTCATTTTACGCCAACTTTCTATTTGTGCGAAACACGCTGGGAATCCATAACGTTGTCGCATACCATAAGAGAACTGTAATATACGAGCTGTATCATAACCTCCCCAAATGCGATCGCTTTCAGAAGATTGTGTTCTTACTTGTTGTCGATAACTAATTAATTTCCCTGTTTCATCCTCTTCTACAAACATCGACCATGCTGGTAGATAATTAGATCGCTCAATGTACCATCGTCCTGCACCATCGTTTTGGATGCTTAATTCCATAAAAGCATCACCTCTACCATACGCCCCGTATACAGCTTGTTCGAGGCGTTGAGCACCAAGTACAGGATCTCTACCAGAATATCTATTGGATAAATCCCTTGCGATTCCTATTACTCTATCGTTAGGAGAGCGTTCTAACAGTAAACCATCATCCCTTTTTGTTTTAACACGCCACGATTCAACACTACCATCAGATGACTGGAAACAATTCTGACTGATAAGACGTAAACATGTTGTCATCTCAGGACTCCATGTTATCATCTCCTCACACTCTATGGCTAATGCTACATCACCGTAAAGTAATCCTCGTATGGGTAACTCTACAATGTCCCATACTCTCGTTCTGTAAGTGTTGTGACCGACAGGACGAAGTTGATCTTGGCTTCCTATAAGATCAGCACCTTGAGAAGGTCTTCCACGCTTGCGAGAACGCGATCTGCCGTTGACTAAGTATAATAGATCGCTAACATTCTTGAAAAAAGAAGCCATTTATGTTAAACTCTCAATCGGAGTAATAAGATCAACCATTATGGACATAAATAACTTAGTACAAACAGAGCCGATAAGTCTTGCCTTATTTTCTTTTTTATTGGGCACCATGTTAACATTATCGCTAACCGTAAGTTTCACGTTCGTTTTTCTTTTACTTTTTAGAGATGATGAAACCCCTGACGAATGATACTCTTGAATTGTTAGCAAGGAGTATTGTATCACAATTATCCTTTCAACAATCTGTGCAAGTAGCTGTGTTGATTATTGCATATTGTTGGGGTTGTGGACGAAACGAAACAGAGTCCGTACTTGTTAAAGGAGTAAAGGAGTACTTCGATGGAAACTCAGACTGATATTTACGAAAGGTTAAGTAAAGTAGAATTAGAATTGACAGCATTAAAGAAAGTGATTTCTAAGAACATCAACGATAATAATTCTTTGCATAGAGACATATATGAAATAGCTACCGAAACCAACATAGCCCAATATGGATGTAGTATAGCTATTAGAACATTATTGGCGCGATTAGCTAAAGAATACGAGAACGATCGCGTCATATATCAATTTATACAAACTTTGTACGAATCTCTATGACAAAGATCGCAACTATTGAACAAAATAATCCCAAAAAAAATAACTTGATGCCGTGTTTTGCGATCGTCCTGCAACGTATAAACGGTATGGATCGTTATACGGAAATAGGGAAAGCTATAGCTGAGCGATCAGAATATCTCTATAACAAAAACGGTTTGTATATACAGCCTCAAAACGGTAAATCTCCGTATATTGACGGGTTTCAAAATTGTTTAGATCTGCTATGTTACCTTGTTCAAGCTGTAACAGAAGCCCTTATAGCTAATGAAGATCAAGGAAAAATAGATGTACTCGAACGTTGCTTTCGTGCTACTCTAGAAATGGCTCTGATACTCTATGACAACGAGCAAAACAAATGTTGAACTACTTGGATCATTTAATTAAAACTACCACGTTGGAAAAAATCTCGTATTTGGTAAAAACATTTGGTAGAAAAGAATTGGAAGTTCTCTATCAAAAATTGAAAACTGTCACAAACTCGGACGACGAAGTGATAAATAAAAGTCGTGGAGAAATAGAAACAAAGGTGATAGAACTTTTCAAAAAGACAAAAAATGAAAAGTCCTAGAAAAGCCTGGTGTATACATTACATTGGAAAGATTAAAGGTAAACACACGGCGTATAGAAAAGCTATAGCCATACAATACAAGGATGGTGCGATGTTACCTTACGGTATTGTCTTTTTTGCCAAACACGGGAAAAGAGATGGATACTACATAACAAAATCGCTAAACGTTAATCCAATGTATGTAGATAGTAAAGAACTGTTTCTGACACCGCTATGAACATAGTGAATCTGCCGCCTCTCCCAGTTCTTATAAGATCTGAGTATTTAGAGAATGGTGACTCTAAAAGACTTATAAAAGCACGATTAGCCACTGTAAAAAGTGTGCCAGGAGAGGCGTTTAGATTTGAGGTGTATATACCAGAATACGGAGCGTTATATGACAAACTTCCAATAGAATGTATTCTGCACAAAGAAGGAAATAATTACTTACAAACAAACGAATTACAGTTATGGGATTGTTTTGATAATTACATTAATGTGATTAAAAAAAGCGTTATAAACAATATAGATTGTATAGCCTATATAAGAAGCAAAAAGATGAGAGGTTATTATGTTCTTACTATAGATAGTTATACCCCATCAGATAGACTATCTTTAAGTTATACAGAAGATCCAGAAGAACATAAAAGTTTTAATATGATCGCATTAAATAACGGTCAATTTGCGCTTTTACCTAACAATAGAGTTCAGTTTGTAGACGCAAGTTTAAGTGGTAGCGATAATCCTCCCTTACCTAAATTCAAAGTGGCCTCCAAACGGTACTACTGTGAAGGAGGATCTATCGCTACCGATGATTGGTCATACAGACTAACTTCAGAGGAGTCTAGCAGCTAATTCACTCAAAGGCGATCGCTCTGTCTTACTCAATGTTATATGAGCAGAAAGATCGCTTTCTTTGAACCGTTCTACGACAAGACTTAACCCATTGCTACCACTATCTAAATAACTACTATCTATTTGAGTAGGATCTCCAGATAGTATACATTTAGAACCTTCACCGATTCTAGTTAAAACGGTCTTCACTTCTGATGGACTCATATTCTGAGCTTCGTCTACCCATATATATTGTTCTGGTAGCGATCGTCCTCGTATGTGAGCAAGTGATTCAGCCTGTATAAGACCTTGTTCCTCTAGATCGTCATAAGCACTACGTTTGGTCTTTTTGTCGTGCTTATAGTTACAAATCACATCAAGGTTGTCTTTGATCGGAGCTAACCAAGGTGTTAGTTTCTCACTTAATGATCCTGGTAAAAACCCTAAATCGTTCTTAGAGCCTCCCATAGGCATTGTAGGCTTGGAAACCAACATACGAGTATAAACACCCGCCTGTACCTTTGATAAGCCCACAGCTAAGGCCATAAGACTCTTACCTGTACCAGCAGCACCACTTATCGTTACAAGGGGTACAGAGTCATCTAAGAGTAAATGCAGGGCAAATGTTTGTTCTCTATTTTTAGGAGTGATTCTACTAATTTGATCCAGCTTTGGTAACGCTCTGATCACTCCCTGTTTATAGATCGCTAGAACAGTATGAGAAGGATTCGCTACATCTCGTACAGTTATACACTCGTTAGGGAAGTAAGGATCGTTTGTAACAATACCGCGATCAAATAACTGACTCATTTGATCTGCTGTCATAACGGTTTCTGAGTGACCATCATATAAATGTGTGTGGTCAATTTTCTCAGATCTGTAATCTTCTGTCTTTACACGAAGTCCACCCGCTTTTACACGGAGATTTATATCTTTAGTTACAAGAACAACTTGTTCATCACTCTTTTCTCGTAACTCAGTTAGATATTTGGCTGTGGCGAGTAGACAATTATCAACTTTATCTCTAGACAATTCAGCCGGTATCTTAGATATAATTTCTTGACTGATGACAGATATAATTAGTTTGCCACCGTTAGGTAAAGATACACCTTGAATTAAATCGCCTTGTTGACGTAATTTATCAAGCTCCCTAGAAACGTGTCTTGCATTACGATTTAATACGCCATCTCCTGTTTTGAAAGAATCCAATTCTTCTAAAACACTTATACAAAGAACTACAACATTATCATCAAACTTGTATATGGATAGGCTGTCATGCAATAGAACATTGGTATCTAGAACGTAATACTTTACCATCATTCACACAGATCGCATCGATCTATATAATAATTGATTCAAACTCGTGCGATCAAAAGGACGGATTTAGACAAAAAAAAAGACCCTTTTCAGGGTCACAATTGATACCTTTCTTAAGGCGTTCTACCAGTAATCGATGTGCTGCTAACCATGCTTGATGTTTGCGCGGCGTTTTCTTGCTCTTCCTTTGAGGTTCGCCACTTGCTTGCCAGTTAGGTTGTATCATGGTATGTCCTCCTGTAGAAGCCGCCACCGAGACTCGAACTCGGAACCTTCGGTTTACAAAACCACTGCTCCACCGATTGAGCTATGGCGGCATGACCTGTGCAATACTATAGCACCTATGATATGATATCGACAACCAATTAGCTTAGGAACCAATGGAAGAACTTACCTTAGAACAAGAACTTGAATTGGTCGTATTCGATAAAAAAGTCGATATGATGAGCGGCGATCAGGCCAGGGATTTATTAAAGAAAGTTCACAGAACCATGATAATCAGAGAAACAATGTATAAGACTATACTGAAAAAAAGTCTGGGTGTAAAGGATTATCAACAAAACATTAATCGTCAACTATGAAAATTCAAATCTGTCCTGTTTGTGAAACTCGGGTTTTAGAAGGTAGATTTTATGTTAGTAGACCTGTTAAGAACGGTGAAACGTTCGAGCGGATCTATGATGTAGAGTTTCCACCAGATGTACAACACACACGTATTTGTCAGTACGCTAAGAAACAAGGATGTCTGAACACCTGTAAAGTTATTAATGAAAAGGAACTTTTTGAAAATCGAAATCTCGGAATTAATTAAAATGTATCTGATCGCTAAGAATAAATATAGGTTTGATATACCTATTAGTCTTCAAAGAAACCATCTCCTAGATATATGGCATCTAGACAAAGCTCATTGGTTTACTTTGTGCGGTGTAAAAGTAAAAGAAGTTTTTTCAAAATCTTCTGAGTTAGTACGATTTAATCTAGAACGTTTTGGTCACACACAAGAAGTGACTATAGAACAAGATCGCAACGTCACGAAAGTTAACGTGAATAACTGCATGTTAATCTTTACCATTGAGGAAGAGAAGGAAAATCATCACTTTCTGAATGTAGAAATGCGATCTGACTATAGAGTGCTGCGTATACTGTGGCCGATTATCCAGTTGGTGTTTCTATTGACGGTCATAGAAGACATCGTGTATTATAAAAAAAGTGAGACATTAGCTTAACGGTAAAGCACGGGGCTTTTAACCTCTTGATGGAAGTTCGATTCTTCCATGTCTCATTCTCATTGAACAGTTAACAAAGGAGGACATAGAAATGGTATCAATTAACAGAGATGTTTTGGAAGAACGTATTCTTGACTTTGAAGATGCGGTGACCGCCGCAGGTACAGAGTTTTACGGTATCGGACCACTGTTTGGGGATATTGTCCGCCACTGGCTGCAAAAACAAACTGGAGAAAGTGTAGAGCTGTTGGCTATTGCCCTCGCGATTGAAACGTGGCTACGCGATGACTTTGCTAAGCTCGTAGAGCAATACGCTAGTAGAGAGAAGTATGCAGGTTCCTTGGAGGGTAAAATCGACACTATTGTACGTGTAGCCAAAAATCGGCTCATTACAGCCAAAGAAGCCTGGTCTGAGGGTAGAGAGTTTTATTCCACTATCTATGGCCAACATCATGAGCTCAAGCGCAAGCTCATGAAGGAATCCTCCGACGAAGAGATAATGGATAGTATTCATGAAACGGCTGCTGAAAATAGAGATAACCGTAGGCTGATACGGGGACAAGGCTAAAGGCGCACTTTGAATAACGGAACAGAAATAAGGAAATAAAAAGCGGTTGTTTGAAAAGCGTCTCTATTTGTTCTATAATACTTAAAAAAATACCCAGGGTTGGCCGAGCGGATTAGGCAACGAACTCATAATTCGTCTTAGGTAGGTTCAACTCCTACACTCTGGACTTCCCTCTGCTGGGCTAATTGGACAAGCCACCACCCTTCTAAGGTGTTCATCATCCTGGTTCAAGTCCAGGGCAGAGGATCAATCTATTAATCGCATAAACAAAAAAAAAGATCGCAATTGGGTGACTCAATTGCGATCCGGAAACCATGTTCTAAACCTAAAACTATTATAGACTAACTTTCTTCAAACGATCGCACTTTGTTACAATATCGTGCGAATTGGCCATAGGTCCAACCATTACGTTGGCACATCCAATTGCGATGAGCTTGTGCCCACATCTCGTCATTCGGATAATTCTCCCTTAGAGGAGCTGGATTTGTCAGGTCGAACAGAGTTTTTAGTACCATAGATGATTTTTAACTCACTCAATACAAATATATTACCATCTCTCTTAGCTTTACCGACTACATGACGACCGAATTTTAATCCTTTTGGTAACTTGAAATCTTCTGGTATGACAACATTATAAAAATTAAAATCTTTGTTGCTGTGTCCTCTACGTCCTACATACAAAGCTAAAGATGTATCACTTGTGCTCTTACCGACACTAGCTTCAAATTCTAGCCAGTCAACAGGACGATCGCGACCATCACCACAAGCAAACGGTACGATACCCTGAAATTTGTTCAATGCTTGAGGATAAACTGACCAGAGATGATCCTCTTTGAAATACTTTTCTATATCCGCTAGAACTCTAGTAATAAAAGTAGAATCAGATCGCGCCAGATCCAAAACTCTAAATACTGATCCATCAGTGCATCTAAACATCAAAGTGCGATCGCCCTTATCGTTAGGCAAAGATCGTACTAGCCTACCATTGAGCCATGCAACACATTTGAAGTCAATTTTGTTACCTTTTTTATAAGATGGCTTTTTAGAGCGATCTGCTTTTTGTTCAGGTGTTAGAATGACAGGTTTAGAGATCATAAACGTCCTTTAATGTGCGATGGATAGAGTATATCACAGTTCGTTTGATTCGCTGTTGTCTCCAAAGTATACAATCTCAACGTCGGTTTCTTTATAGGAAGGAATAGGATATCCACTGTAAAGATAAACCGTACAATCGTTTCTAAGAATACGAGATCGTCCGATCGCTTGAATAAGATTAGATTCGATTAATGCACATTGAATAGCTTGAAGGTTTGGATCTTCAAATGTGTTTAATTTGAATCTATATCCGTTTCGATTGATCACAAGAGTCGTGGTATTAACATGGTCCGCCGTCAAATAGTCTAAACCCATTGCAGCAGCAATAATGAAAACCTGATTGGGAGAAGGATAGGGAGTGCCTACCACGTTGATACTATTTCCATTCAAAGAATCATATCCTGCACAATTACCGAAATAGGAGTCAGCAGGATTCTTAAATTTATGTCTAAAATCTTTGAATGTGATAGTAGGTAAATCTCCGGCTTTATCAACCACTTTGTTTATGGTATTGGGAACATTTAGACTAGATTTGCTACAGGAGTTAGACATATCCTGGACCAAGTTGCCTACAGGCACGACATTGGAAATATCGATAAATTCTAAGCGATCGCCAAATAGTTCGCGATAAATATGTTCATCAGCGGTAGCGGAAAGAATAATAATTTTGCGATCTGTAGGAATATCTTTCTTATGGGCATAGTGCATCTTACCTTCAAACTTGTCATCATTAACGTAGAAGCCCTTCATACGGAACAGATCTAAAATGTTGCCTGAGAAGTGTCCAGAAGGGGCAGCAGCAACTAAACTAATCAACTCGCTTAGTGTATCACTCAGATTGACTCTGATGGTCTCAACGGTCTTCAGGCGCTTGTTAATGTACGTTTGATATTCCTTGATTACAGGGAGAAAATCTCTTTTAAGTTGTTGAGAACCTTCAGTGTCCACCAAGTTCTCAAGTCGATAAAGATCTTCACGGGTTACATAATGAGAAGGAATAATGACATTTAAAATATCTTCATCACAGATAATAGTTTTACAATGACCAAAAGGATATTTACCGTCTTTTTGATTCTTCGTGAACATCTTAGCGTGGGTAGTCCACACAGATTTGTGATTTTGTCCATAGGTCAGACTATTGGCCTGAAAATACAAATCCAAAGCGTTTAAGACTTCAGGACTGTTAGAGGTATCCTTTCTAAGCGCTGCGATCTTATTTTGAGCAACTTGGTAAAGACCGACAGAATAATAATACTCAAGCTCTGAGGCAAGATCTTCAGGGATACAATCAGGTAGTTTAGGAGTAACGTATACAGGTAAATTGAACAAAATACTGTTCCGTTTGATTGGTTCGATCGCTAAAAGATCATCAAACGAAGGAATACCAATCTTTTTACCTAATTCATCTTTAAGAGCATGAGTAGGAAAAGCATAAGCTACAGGTTCATGAGTATCGTTGAAAGAATCTATTAACAATGTGCTCTTGCCTAATCCAGTAGCACAATTGAAAACATAAACTTTAGTGTCATTAGATTCACAAGCCTTCAAAAATTCATGTTTCATTTTTCTTTCTGCATCCTTTAATTGAAACGCCTTTCTTACATAGTTTGCCACAGGAACAGGTTCGGAGTACTGATTTGAGTAGGTAGCCTGAAGAATATTCTTATATTCCCAATCTTCCTCAAAAGGACTAAAATTCTCTAAGCGAGAAGGATTATAATCACGACCCTTGATAGAAGAGAGAACTGCATAATGTTTACTCTCATAGGTACCAGTGGCATCCATCACCTGTCTCATCCACACTATACCACCTTCAATACACTGAAGATTGGTAGCAATACCAAATAGTTCGGGATAGGTTAGACGCGCTCCAGCATTATACTCCTCCGTCGAACGAATGAATCCGCCCATCTTAAAACTCTTTAATATTGTGAGCTTATCAGATAATTCTCCAAAGTCAACGCCTCTAATAAGTTCGATATCGGCTTCAGTATGTTGAAATTGTAAAAGTTCTGCGATCGTATCTTTAGAGACTCTGTTCTTAGCCTTCGTTGAATGTCCACTGATAGCAACTTGATGATTACGCGCAGCAGCTTCAAGTTCAGTATATGTTAAGGAACGAGAATCAAAATTGGGATATAGTATCTCTTTACCACCATAATACCAACGATTACAGTTTGAACACTGCTTATCAGATTCAGGAAACAAGAATTTAGCCAGTAAAAATTGGATAGAATCAGCCACTTCCATAGATGTAGCGGCATCACCTAAATCGAAAATGATCCTAAATCTTGGATCGCTACCAGTATGAGAGAACGTACTATAAAAGAATTTCCAAGGAAGATGATAAAAGTCAAGTCTCTCTTTGAATATATCAGCAGGTAACTTACACTCGAAATCGACTTCAAAAATTCGTTGATACAACCAGTTGTCTTTCTCACATCCTTTGCCGTCAGTGATCATAGGTAAAACACTATGTCCCTCAACGATGAGATCAGCTAATTCTTCCCAACTCTTTTCAACCTCATAATTGAATATTCTTTTTGCGATCGCAGGTGCAGGAGATCCTTTTCCCTTCCCTTTAGGAGGACGATCGCTGAATTTCTGAGGGTCTACACAAAATCTAACTCTGTCTTTCATAATTATATGGATCCAATGTGTTCTATTGATAATTAACTATTTGCTTCTCTCTCTTTAACCAAATCCAATCCCATACGAATAACGTTAGCCATTGTGCAACCCATCTTTACTGACAGATCATATAGTTCTTGTTTTTCGGCTTCAGTCATCAAAAGCGGATAGGTGACTTTAGGTGTTTTCTCTGAAAAAGTACGATACGCACCTCTTTTCATCTCTCTCATGACTTGTTTCATCTGAATCACCTTGAATTAAGTGTATTAGTAACTCATTATAAACGATTATTCACTTTTGAGTACATAAAATACATGGTGTATTAACCGATCAGTATATTATCAAAAGATCCCCCCAATCATCCAAGATGCCAGAAGCGCACCTGATCTCTAGTTTTGAAAGAACATACAAGTGCGATCGCGTTATTAAGATCGAAAATGGACAAAAAAACGCAGTTACTATATATACTATAGCGATCGCGTTTTTTTGTCCAAATCGAGAGTAAAAGGCGAGGGCTCTCTCTGGCATCTTGGATGATTGGGGGTATTAAGTATATATACCTACACATATATCAACATTTACAGGTTAAAAACGCACTGTTTTTACGATTTCACACGATTTTATAGGTACCCACGATTTTCTTCAATTTTGAAAAGGATAAGGCTCAAACCCATGTACATCAATAGTTATAGCGATCAGAGAATGCGAGAAAGAATCAAGGGATACTTATAATGGGGGACGTTGAAACCATTGATATATATGGATCATAGTGATTTAACAGAAAAGAGTGAAAAACGATAGAAAATTAATACTCAACTCGCTGAGACCCGCATTCTCTCGTTAAAGAAAAACCACATTTTGATAAAAATTAATGTCTATAAGAATCACAGGTAAAAAAGAGTTATCGTTCATCCTTTTCCATTTTGACTAATCGATTGGACCAAATTGACCTGATCGATTGGTCAAAATGAAATTCACTCAAATTAGACGATCTGAGTACATATACTCATATCTGATCAAAACGATCGCGATCGTTCCTTCTCTATACACCTCACCATTTTCGTGCTATGATGAGATCGTCTATGCAAACAACCTAAGATGGATATATCTAAAGTACTTCGACTACCATGTGTGGCTCAACATGAGCTATACGATGTTCCTGAAGATTTTGATCATCTAACTGAAATACTAGAAGATGTATTTGACTTTGTAGAAACAGAAGATGACTATGAATGTTTCTTCCCTGTAGGTGCTCCTATTCTCTCATCTAATGATGTCATTGGAGCAGAAGAGAATGAGTTAGTAGATGGAGAAACCCTCCTAGCCCAGACATACGGCCTTGTAACGTGCCTCAGCGAAGATCCCGTACTGTTTATGGTAGAATGCGATCAATGTACCGATTACGGCCTTGTGGATGGGCTGGTGCTCAATGTGTATAGAGAGTTTCGTTCTTAACGATCCTCGACAACTATCCATCGACGACATATAATGACCACATACAACCAAAAGGAGACCACCATGAGTCCACTAGCAGAGCAATTAAACGAGTTACAAGAACTCTTGTTTAAGTTCCCACTGGATTATATACGCCTTACCCAAGACGCGGATCAACAGAAACTTATTAACGAGGAACAGAGACTTGTTAGCGATCATACCGAACTCTTACTGAGATTCCTGTCCTGTCTATCGCAAACTGAGATCAGAACACACGAAGCCATCTTAAATAATTCCAAGTTCAAGGAAGGTGATCTAGTTAAAGTATATTCACCACCTGTACAAGGATATGGGTCAATTGTGGAGGTGTGTTTGCAACATCGAGAACCAGATCTTTCTAGTGTGGGCGTATATTATGAAGTGGTCTTAACACGCGATCTTTGTAATGAACCATTAATCGATGAACTCTTCTATGTCGAAGAGAAGTATATTTCCCTAGTTAAAGAACACGTCTAATTCTTTAATAACGTAAATATCTAAAAAAGGAGAATTCACCATGGATTTTGAACAGTACAAGACTTTAACCGATACGCTTTTAGACGAATACACAATGCCATTGGTAAGAGAATTGTCGTATCTTCGTGAGAGAAAGATCGCACTTAAGAATCATCTGTACGATATCGAAGCTGCGATCGTTGAAAACAAAACCGCTTATTATAACGCTAAAGACAAAGCCCACGCTGAAGTACACATAAAATTCAAGTTTGATGTTTTCAGAGAGCTACCAAAGATCGCAGATCATCCAGAACGAGAAGAATTGTTTTCTCTAGCCTGGGATGAATGTGATGGCAATAGAGAAAAGGTTTTTGAAAAATTAGAAGAATTGTCAGATCTTTTTCTTAACGTCTAACCAAAGGAGTGTCTTTGATGTCTAGTCGCGGACTCAATGTTTGTACATTGGCTGGTAGTGTTATCTCTATTGATACTAGAACTAGCGATCACGTCGAAATTGTTATCGATGTGGACAACAGACACAAAGAAGGTTCCTTTGTCGTGAGGGTTATAATCTGGAACGATTCTCTTGCATCACACACGGTCCCTCATATTAGAGAAGGATCACTGATTATTGTCACTGGTTTTATCGAACCTTCGCCTTATATCAGCGAATACGATGATCAGCCTTACGCCGGTCTACGACTTACAGCAACCGATATCGTCCTCGACATAAAGGGATAAACCAACAATGAAATATGAACAACTATTGACAGAAATCATTGATGTTCTAATTACAGATCGCTTCAAAGAGCACGATGACGTTCCTCCTGAAACGATCGCACAGGCTAAACAGATCATGTTTGATACGTTCTCGCCAACATGGGATATCTGTGTTAACGCCGCTATTGAACAAGGATATACAGAAGAGTCTCTTAAAACTTTCGCTGTGCAAGTGTTTAACAGATTGGATCTAGAACGGATGGCACATCTTAATTGAGATGTTACTTTATACAATTATAAAATCTAACCGTTTCAAAGTGTCCATGAAATCAGTTAATGTGCGATCTTTCAAAACGAACCATTCGCCTTTAATTTTGTTTTGTCGATATTTGTATTTCAATCGTTTCTCTAAATATAAACCATCGATTGCACAATTAAAGGCGAATAACACTAGATCCTTATCATTTCCTGTTTGTAGATTTTGTAATCTTTTTTTGAACCCGCTCTCTGTAGTTTTTCCTACCTTGTAGCGATCGTCCCCTGTAGTTAGTACATATACGATGTCCATAGTTTATCACTAATACTTAGAGGAATAGTACCAATGGCTATCGAGTGTTACATTGCCGGTTGTAATATAGACGAATGCAAAGCTTTACGCGATCTGTTAGTCGAAAAAGGATATGAAATTACGGCAAAGTGGTTAGATGAACCTTTTCGTCGTACACTGACGTATAGTGTAGAAGATCGTCATCGTATAGCTAATATGGATAGAGACGATGTTCTGAGATCTGATCTTTTAATTCACTTGGCTACAGATCGCTATATCCCTGGTGGCAAGTTTGTTGAAGTTGGTATCGCCATAGGTGCTAACATTCCGGTCATCAACGTAGGTCACCAAGAAAATATGTTGATGTGGTGTGATTCTGTTGAAACCGTTGCTACACAAGAAGAAGCGATCCTTCTGTTAGAAAGACGAATCCTAGGATTGTAGAAGGGTACTACCATATTTTCTTTTGATTGGATTAACTCTGTGTTGTATCGAAGTGATAAAAATGTTTGATATTATTGAGATATTGATGCGTCAACCTAGCAAGCTTGCAAAAGTCGTAACAGCAATTGATGAGTCTGTTAGTACCTCAATGCTTTACGGGGACTATAGTTACATACAAACCACTGTACCAAAAGTCGTAGAAAAATTAGAAGAAAAAGACTACTCTATGCTGTTGCGTGTTCTCATGTACAAAACTAAGAGAGATAAAACCTCAGCAGCCACACCTTTTTATGAAGAAGCGATCCTTCTGTTAGAAAGACGAATCCTAGAATTGTAGAATTGCTAACTGCTCTCGGTTGGGAATAAGTATGTGATATATCATAAAGATCTGACCATGCAGATTGAAGGCAAACAGGTTCCTTCAGGCAGGGTTCGGGTTAGTGGAGCAAAAAACGCTGCCACCCGCCTGATGGCAGCATCAATGCTTACGGACGAAACCATTAACCTACTTAACTTCCCAACCCAACTACTTGATGTTCAATACAAGGCAAGGTTTATCGAGTTAATGGGGGGAAAGGTCAGCCTTGATTCGACTGCATCCTTCAATTGTTCCAATCTAAAACCCCAGGAATTAGAAGACTATAGATTTCCTATTAGAACGACCTATTTATTAGCCGCCGGTCAATTAATTCGAGAAGGAAACGCCTATATCCCCTATCCAGGGGGATGTAATATTGGTAGTCGCAAGTATGACTTACACATAATGATCTGGCACTCCTTAGGGTGTCAGGTAGAAGAAAAGCCAGATCATATTAGGGTTAGTGGTCAGCTCGTCGGCGGTGACATTCATTTCCCCATATCCACCGTGGGAGGCACAGAGAATGCCATATTATGTGCTGTAGTTGCTAGGGGAACTACAAGAATCTACAATGCCTATGTCACCCCCGAAATCGAAAACCTGATTAACTTACTCATCTTAATGGGGGCGCAAATATCGGTAAGTGGCACCAGTCTAATCGAGATTCAGGGGGTTAGGCAGCTAAGGGGAGCAACGATTCCTATCATTCCTGATCGCATTGAAGCTTTAACCTGGATTATCCTATCTGCGATCTCTGGTGGTAATGTTCTAGTTGAGAATGTTCCCTTCAATCTAATGGAAATTCCCTTAGTCTACCTCCGTAGAATAGGGCTTGATTTCTTCCAAAACTCTAATTCGGTTTGGGTTTCGCCACAGTCAATCGCTCCCTCCGGATTACAGCCCTTTGAAGTAGCCTGTGGTACTCACCCCGGCATCATATCCGATATGCAACCTTTTTATGTGCTTCTAGCTTTGTATGCTAAGGGTAGAAGTCTAATCCTTGACTATCGCTATCCAGAGCGCACTACCTACCTTGAGGAATTATCTAGATTTTACCCTAATTGTATAACCTGGAACTCAGGAAAAATCATCGTCAATGGATGTCAACGCTCAGGTTCGGCAGTGGTAACATCAACGGACTTGCGAGGTAGTATGGCCTTGGTGATGGCAGCAATTATCAATCATGGACCTAGTCAAGTCAGGAAGGTAAATATGGCCCTACGAGGCTATGATCAACTACAAACAAAACTTGGAGGGCTAGGCATAGTTCATAGCATTAACAAAGACGATGAGTGATTTAATTAGTATTGTAACGGGCTTCTATAATCGCGGCAACCTTGTTAGAACCTCTATCGGCAGCCTATTAAGACAAACCTACACAAACCTTGAGATCATTGCCTTCGATGATTGTTCAACGGACCATACCTACGAAGAGTTACTAAAGTTTCAAGATCCACGACTTAGAGTAATTCGTCATTCCATAAACATTGGTTTTGTTAATGGATTACTCAACGCCATTGAACAATCATCTGGTGACTATATTGCCATCCATGGTTCAGGAGATATTTCCTATCCAACACGATTGGAAAAACAATATAGACTTCTAAAGGACGATCGCGATCTTAGTGCTGTGGGTTGTAATGTTTTCGATTGTGATATGTCTCATGGAGGTAATATATATCGACGTACTAGAGTATGCGATCATCCTGATAACTTTCAATATTCATTAATCAACGGTCGTAATTGCTTCACTGGTGGAGAAGTAATGATAAGAAAATATCACTACGATCGCATTGGTGGTTATCGAAAAGCTTTTTATTATGCCCAGGATAGAGATCTATGGCTTAGACTGATAGAAATATCCAAACTGGGTTTTGTTGATGAAGTTCTATATAAAAGGTTATTTATATCTAACAGCATACGATTTAACATTGATAAAATACTGATACAAAGAAGATATTCAGAATTGGCTAGACAATGTGCCGAGATGAGACTGGATAATCAATGTGATCTAGTTGATCTGTACGGCCAAAATGCGATCAACTTTTTAAGCAAATCTAAAAGATTGTCAGAGTTTTACAAAAACCTCTTTGAAACATACCAATATAGAGACACGGTTTTTGCAAACAGATGCTATGATCTATACATCGATTCTTAAAGGACATAAAATAAATGTTTGACAATCAAATCAATGAAGTATCTAGAGAAGAAATTATCGCTGCTCTTTTAGATGTTACTGATGGTGTATACGATGCTTTTGAACTATCCCACAAAACAGGATTACCCTTAGAACGATCGCAAGAAATAATCGATGTAAGAGACAAATGTCTTTCTAACAAAGTTTTACAATAGCAGAAGGAGGATCGCACGAAATATGCGATCCTCCTTCTGCTATTGGCTTGATTTTACTAAAGCTTCTATACGTCTACTTAAGTGAATTATATCACCCAGACATTCATCTAGTCTTTTATCGTTTAACCTCTCTCTTACTTTATCTAACTTATCAAGGGTAATGGTATGTCTCTCACCCCCAAGGAGCTTGTAAAAACCTTGTCTACTCATTAAACCTTCACATATCTCCGATATATTAGGATCATTGTCCCAGATGATATTTTTTACAACCTGTAAGAAATTCTCCGGTAACTCCATTTCGATAACAACCCTCATAGCATCTCCTCTAATAAACTGATAACAGTGTAGCACAAAGGTGACACTTATGCTATAGTGGATGAAAAGGAGGATCACATGGAACGCACAATGCTATACCAGTTCAGATCTTTTGAAAAGCGCGATATATGGTTGAAGAACATTCCCATACGATCGCTGTCAGAAAAAGATCGCTATAGTACACTATATACCTGGAAGATCCGCAATCTTACGGTATTCGGTGTCCTTTTATCCAAGTATGAAGCGCCTCTCATTGAAGTATTTGAGAGTACGATTATAGAGATAAAGGAGAAGGAAGGTACCGTACACCTAGAAGAAATCGATATCCCATTCAGCGCTGATTGCATACTACTACACGAACACCTAAACCTATGATAGTCTCATATACCGTAGAGAACTGGATCTCACAAGAACCTAAAACCTTAGACGTTGATCGCAACGAAGCGATCGAACTTCAATGTGCTAAAGATTTTGCCTCAACTAATGGTTATCTATGGCCACTCACGTTTAATATCTTTGTTGATGGCGATCTTCTGAAGTCAACCACGGTGGTTCTATGAAAGGTATTCTTTGGTTAACTGTCCCATCTGCTCTAAAAGATTTTGCACAAATAAAACCTATATACCCAAACGGAAATCCTCATCATATAACCTTAGTCTTTGGAACAGAAGAACATATCTTCAAAGATGTCATTGGCAAAAGAGTGTTCGTATTAGCCTATGAAAACTGCTGGAACGATCGCATACAAGCAGTCCGTGTACAATTACCAAACGATATACCATGTGTTAATCGACATCCACACATAACAGTCAGTTACGCCCCTGGTGTAGAACCAAAGGAAAGTAATATCATGCTAGCAAGTGAACATCAATCAAATAAAGTTTCTTTCAGCTTTTATACGATCGTCGAATTTCATAAATGGTCACCCTAATTTTTGACCGAAAAAATATTCCCGAAAAAAAAATCGCTTTTTCAATTCTCAATGTCCCATATATAAACAGAAGGGGGTCACTTTGAATACCGTTAAAGTATCATACTTCGTTAAATTACCCGGCGAAATGATCGCATCCTCATGCCTAATGCACATGTTCACTAATGACGATCCTAAAACACAAGCTAAACAATATGTCGCTAACTTGGTTAACACCGAGATAGAAAACGTAACTATTCTGTCGATAGAGATAATTATGAAAATAATATGAAAAACGCGATCGTCCTTGGATGAGGATCAAAACCGGATGAGAAAGGAATCGTATAGAAGTGCGATCGTCCTTGAAGGAAAAGAATATGGATAAAAAAATTGGATAAAAAAAATTGAAAAAATATGGAGAAGTGCTATACGACCCCTAGTACAGGTGTACTACCGTCTTTAATCTGTAGGGGATATCTCACACTGAGAATATATATCTAGATATATCTATGGTTATCATTTATAAATATTGTAGGTTAATTGTGATCGTAATCACACAAACAGATTAGCGTTAGGGATATATTGTTATCAAGGTTAACTAAGTTAACTGAATAACACGCTACAACACGTTAAAGGAGTCTAAAATCATGGCTAACAAGATTACGTTAGGATTATTTCATAATCCCGATACCTTAATAGGGTATGCTAGGGTAACGATTGACGCTAATATGATTATTCACTGTAGGCTTTATGGCGGTAATAAAAACACTATACGCTTTAAAAGCTTAAGAAAAGCCCAAGAATGTTTAGAGAAGATTTCTGGCCATGACTTAAGGTTTACTACGCTTTAATCTTACGCGCGCTTTCAAGCTAGCCTAGTAAAGCCTAGGCTATTAGTCCACAGATCGCTACACAATCATTAAGGAGACAATACCATGGCTGTTATCAAGATAATTGGATCGTTTTACACTGTTTGTCCCGACCCCTGGCTATACGCCGAAGTGGCTGTTATTTGTGAGAATGATGATATAATTATTCTGTGTAAGATTAGGACAAACGGTCAATTATTAAAATTCTCAGATCTTAGGCAAGCTGAGGATAATTTAATAAAACTATCTGGCTATGAGCTAGATTTTATTACACAGTCTAGCGATCATACCGTATTCAGTTGGGATCGGACTCCCAATCTATCAGATTTATACACAAACGATCGCTAGTATTCCATAACCACGGTTTCTCAGGCTAGCCTAGTAAAGCCTAGGCAATAATTCACTACACAATTAAGGAATTTAAGGTTATGCCCGCAAGTAAGAAACTACAACATGTCGCTAACGTGGTTAAACGGTTAACCGGTATTGAATGCAAAGCTTCCCGAAAATCTATTTATAGTGCGATGAGTATTTATAGCGATCGATCAGAGAATAATATAAATTTCGGTGATGATGATCAAGCTATCTATGAACATCTTTCACAGGGCGATGAGTTTGATAATGGTGACGGTATAGAAGTATGGTATAACGCTTTCAAGCTAGATGATCGCTCTATTGTAGTAGTACAAACATACGATGGTGGTGTCAGTGGGGAAGGCGATCTATATATCATGCAGCCAGATCATAATGATATCTATGATTTACGTGATGATATAGTTGATTCAGGATGGTATAACGGTCTACACTAGTATTCAATCCATAATCTTACGCGCGCTTTCAAGCTAGCCTAGTAAAGCCTAGGCAATAACTCAGCAAACACGTTAAAGGAGTCTAGAATCATGGCTAAACTTATTGGGACGTTACACAATAACGGTAAAATTGTTGCAATCGTGACAATTGACAATAATTTAATTTTTCATTTTCAACTTTATACGGCAAACATTGGTAATTTTTACTATCCTGTTAAATATATACGTACTAGAGAGTTAAAGACAGGGATATCTATTCTCAGTAGGGCGCTAAATCATAGCATTTTGCTGAGTGATTAACCTAACCAGTTTTTAGTACAAATGATCGCTAGTATATTTTACCCTGATACGGTTATACTAGCGATCGCTTGTACTATCATATTTATCTATCATCCTGTTTTACTTTCTGCCATACGCTATTTTTTATTTATCCTATTTATCACTATATAGTTATATACCTAAATACCTAAATAACTAATAACTATTACAACCTGGTGCGATCGTCCTGACCTATCCTATCTATATCTACTGAATAATCCCCCACTAAATAATCATTTCTACCCTATCTCTTAAGCCTTACAAGGCTAGGATATCTATTCTCTAATACTCTGATACCTTACAGCTATTCACTAAGCTTACAGACCCTTACAATAGGGAATAAAATCATAAATAAAATACAATGATCGCTATAGGTTATTAAATAAGTTAGTTGTGACTGCGATCACACTATTAGATCGCTAGCAACGTTATATTGTTATCACGGTTGATCAAATCAGCCTAACGCTACACAGAAAATGGAGTATAAAAATGCAAACTTTACTATTTGACCTATCACAATTCACTACAGCGATAGAATCTAGTATTGAAGTTTGCTGTGTAGAATGCAGTCAAGATCTTGACACCGATGATGTTATAGAAATAGATGATTCTATCTATTGTAATGATTGTGTATGCTACTGTGATCATTGCGATAATGCAACATTGGAAGATGATCTAGAGACAGTGTACACGAGGGAATACTCTAGAGACCCAGAGAGATACTGCAATAACTGTGTAAAAAAAGAAACGTTTACATGCGATGATTGTGATAATCATCATAGTGATGATTTATCAGAATACCATATTGAAGATAATGGTAAGACAATTTGTAGTAAATGTTATGAATACGGTTATTTTTGCTGTGGTGATTGTGATAATTATTATAGTGATTCTAGCGCAAACTATACAGAAGATAGCACGTATTGTGATAGTTGTTATGTAAACCACGTTAAGAGCGATCGTATTAAAGATTACAACTATAATCCATTAGATGAGTTAGATTTTTTAGGGAATCCTAAGGATGATTTATATCTGGGGTTAGAACTAGAGGTTTATACAAGCGATGATTTGAATGATACCGCTAACACAGTATCAGACTTATTGGATGGTTACGCTATCCTTAAGGAGGATAGTAGTATCTCTATGCCTGGATTTGAGATAGTTACAGCCCCATGTAGTTTAGCTATCCACAGAGAAAAGATAACAGAATTTTTCTCTAATAATCCAGATATTGACACCGATGATGATCATAATATAGGTTTGCATGTTCATATCAGTAGAAAGCCTATATCTCAATTATCTATTGGTAAGATGTTAGTGTTTATTAATAATCCTGATAATCAGGATAACATAATAGAATTATCTGGGAGAAATCCTAGTAAGTGGGCAAAATTAAGCCCTAAGAAAATAACCGATGTTAAGAAAAAACAATCGTCTCGCTATGAAGCGATAAATCTGCAAAATAACGATACTATAGAGTTTAGAACTTTTACATCTACTATAGATCCTAAGCTGATTTTAGCTAGATTAGAATTCGTTCACTGTTTAACCGTATGGGTTAAAGATCAATCTATGTTAGAATTAACTTGGAATAATTTTACGGATTACGTTAGGGAACATAAGGCGTTATATCCTAACTTAGTAGAATGGTTAGAAAATAATAACTAATATTTTCCCATAGAATAGTACAAATGATCGCTAGTGTAACCGTATCAGGTTAAAATGTACTAGCGATCATTTGTACTATCTCATTCATCGCTATATAGTTATATACCTAAATACCTATATAATCAATAAACGTTACAACCTAGTGCGATCGTTCTGCCCTATCTATATCTACTGAATAATCATTTCTACCCTATCTCTTAAGCCTTACAAGGCTAGGATATCTATTCTCTAATACTCTGATACCTTACAGCTATTCACTAAGCTTATAGAAGCGTACAATAGGGAATAAAATCATAGATAAAATACAATGATCGCTATAGGTTATTAAATAGGTTAATTGTGATCGCTATCACACTATCATTTTGTCAGTTTGGTATTATTAAATTGTTAGGGAATTACAGCTAAGCCCTACCAAATAAAAAAAAATAATTAGCTGTGACCCAGTGTTGACAACTTACCCTTAATAAGATAGATTATAAGGGTAAGAGTACAGAGAAACGCTACAAACAAGTAAAGGAAAGGGAAAGAAAAGTTATGCATCATTTAACATTCGACAGAGATGACTTACGCGCTCTAGAGTTTATCGGCAACAGGTATGGGATCGGTAGCGATCTATTGGGATTGATTTCTACTGCTACCATTGTATATGACGGTGAGGAAAATGATGATCCCTATCAGGGTTTTACCGCAACATTTGATGAGTTTATAGCTTGGCAGATCCTAGATCTGCTAAATAAAGACACAGAAGATCTAACAACTTCCCATCCTTTGCTATCCAGTAGTAGCAATCTATGGGAAGGATTAATGAGTCTGTATAATAGTGTAGTCTAGAACATACCAAGGGTAAGTAAGAAAAATGAAAAGCAAAAGCATAGTGTTCTGTTACACAACTGTAACACCAGAATCGGCCGAAAATGGCGATTTTGAGGATAACGGGTTTACAGACGGCGGTAGAAACCGCTTAACATCCCCAGTAGAGTTTATTAATAGCGATGATATGGGATCTTTATATGATGCCGTTCGTCTAGGTATTGATCTAGGAATATCTGAATGGGTTGGTAATTGGTTTGAAACATCGGGATATAGTATTATTGACTATAGCACAGGAGAAGAAATCTCCTATTCTATGCATCTTGAGGGATTTAGTCCTGGGGAATTATCCCACATTAAGAGGATACTAAAAACTGGAAAAATATCTGATGAAGATCAAGCCTTGTTAGAAGGTATCATGGTCCTAGATGCTCTAGGGGTCAGTACTTACTAATTTCTAACAGCGATCGCTAGTCGGTAGCTTAATCATCTATCGCTATAATGATAGATAGGTTAATAGGGGTCCGAATCCCCTCGATCGTATGCCCTTATAGGGCTGTAAACGTACAATCATCAAAGGATAACGATCATGGCTGTTACTTTCACTGGTGTTTATCAACAGGATGTGAAACTGGCCCGTCAATTGAATTTATTTACAGGAGTAAACCCTAAAAAAGTTGTGTTAGAAGGGTTGATCGCCGATTATCTATCTACAACTAATACTGAGAGCGATGTTAACGAATCTCAGAAAATCTCTGAGATTGCTTTGTTAGATCAATTGATTTCTGTTTGCAATGATTCTACTGAGAAGGACGATCGCTCTTCACTTCTACCCAAACCCATGTTAAGGCGGGATCGGGTTAAAAAACCCGCTCCAATCCTTAAGCGCGATCGTATTGTGGATCCCCTAAAAAGACCTACGCTCAGACCGGTTAAACTGAGCGATCGTAACCTTGCGATCGCTCCTAAACCAAAGCTCAATAGTAAATTTAACCGTAGCTTATTCCAATAGGCTTAGGCTACAATAGGATAGATAGAGCGATCGCTATTAGCACGGTAGCGATCGTCCTAAGGGGAAAAATACGTGCTACAATCCACTACAACTCGAAAAGGAAAAGGTTACATTATGACGATCATTATTTCAACAATCTGGGAAGTAATTACCTATGACGTTTGGGGGAATTCCAAAGATGGTTACGAAGTCAATCAGGCATTTAGATCTGGTAATGTAGAGATGCCTGTAAAGTTAGAAGTATATAATCCTGGTATTGAAGGGGAATTTTATGATGGGAGTCCTAACGATACTCAAATCCGAAAAGCTTTAGGGATAACCCCTAGAGTAAGAATATATGACCCTTATTGTAACGAAAGGGTAATATATGCTAACCACGTTAGTACAAATTATCCCCTAGGGGAATTAAGGCTAGTATCTCATGATACTTTAGAATTTAGCCCTGGTAAGGTTATCACGGGTTATAAGTGGATTAAAACCGATGGTAAGCTGTATCCTGTTTTTAAGTTAGCTAATGGTGATGATCTTATGGAGGAAGATTGTTGTCTAGAGTTAACTGATAAGTATACTAAGACTGAAATAATCAGAGAGTTTACTAAAAAACTGAGATTAGAAGGGTATGCCATACCTAGGCGATACCTAGAACTAGATCCCGATACTTTCTAGGTATAGGGAAAATAGATAGGACGATCGCCATAGTGCAGATATACTACAGCGATCGCTCTATTCACCATACCAAAGTAAAATAGATCGCGATCTATTTTGATCGCGATCGTTTGTACTACAGCACTATCGTACTACTCTGCTACCCTATTCATCACTATATGGTTATATATAAATATAATAATAAATGAGTCTACAGTAGTACAAATGAATCTATAAAACACTCTAGCGCTAGGATAGCGATCGTTCTCTATACCCTTGCTCTAGTGCCCTATAAAGCCTTTCTAATAGCTACCCTAGGGTATTCTACTAATAAGCCTTTAATAGGGCTTAAATTGCAAAATAAAGGGCTATAGATTTCTATATATGATCGCTATAGATTAATATTGTAGGCTAATTAAGTATAAATACCTGTAAAGTAGGGTTTACAATTAGAAAATAGATTGATAATATAAGGGTATGGTTAAAGAAAACGAAACGAAAAGGGAAGGATTGAAACCATGGCTAACAACGCTACAGTTCGATTTACTTGGTTAACTGGTGATGTTAATTACCTAGATTATGGTGGCAAGTGGTTTTACAATACCAAAGTAGAAGGGTATTATCTAGTAATGGAATTGATCATATTAGAGTGTGATTCCGAGAGTACTGAAAAGTATATGATAGAATTGTCGATAGTTAACTGTAGAAAGGTAGAACCCGATAAAATGCGATCGGTTAAATCTTTTTGTGGCATTGATGACGATAATGATCTGCCAGAAGATTACATGGTGGAATGCTGCCATTCTTACGGTTTGAAGTCTGTAGACTATAGTGCTACAGGTAACAACTATAAAGAATTACGTAAAGAATGCCTTGAGGCTGCACGGTATACGATCAAACATCTTAGATCTAGTCTAAATAAAAGTAAAAATGCCTTTTACGCAACAGGACATGATATGATCGAAGGTAAAGTGTTAGGCATATTAGAAGGAGGAAAGCGACAATCGCTAAGACTCCAGAATGTTTGTAATGGGAATTAAGATATAATTCCCTAACCAGGATGATCGCACTAGATCCGCTCCATTAGTACATGGGATCTAGTGCGATCGTTTCGGCTATGCTCTATTCATCGCTTTATTTACCTTATTTATCGCTTTATGGTTATATAATAACACAACGATTATATAGCCGTCATAGTGCGATCGTCCATAGATAAAACACTATCACTATAATATAAAAATAACTAGGTAAAAATAACGTTTATTGTGACTGCGATCACACTGCTAGGATATGGATCTGTTACTATTAAATTGTTAGGGAATTACAGCTAGGCCCTAAATTAAATAAAAAAATTAGCTGTGACCAACGGTTGACAACTTACCTTTAATAAAGTAGATTATAAGGGTAAGGGTACAGACAAGCAAAAAAAGGGAAAAGGGAAAGGTATGAAATACCTGTTAGAGGTGAGAGAAAATCCCGAATATGGAAAAAACGGGCTGATTATTAAGAATATAGGTCGGGATCATTTTGATCCCCTTAACGGGCAAGTGATCGCCCATGATGTCATAGAACATCCTGTGAAAGAGCATTCAAATTGCTATGTAGATGAATTTATGGCATTGGGTGCGATCGTTGGCGGAAGGATTGAAAACGGATATCTTACTGCTGGACATCGTTATCTCAGTTTTTACGATATCACAAGCGACGTTACCCAATTAGCTGTAAGTAGTTTTTACTCTGGATATAATCTGGTATTGCCATGTAATTCCAGATTACGTGATATTGAAATCACAGCCGACATTAGATCTGCTGTCAGAAAAGGTTTAGCTTCTGTATCTGATGAAATAGAGGAGTCGTATAATTTCACAGACAATACGGTAGACTATATAACGGGTTGGATCTGTAAAGGATATAGTCTATTTAAGAAAAGGTTTCAAGGTTTGCAGATATATGATATCTGCAACCACTTGTTTGATACCATTAAGGAAGAATGCGATCTTTTCCTTAAGTCAGCAGAGATAGGCGATCAGGCCATACTAAATGTTACATTTAGTAGATATCACTGCGAGTTAAAGCAGATAGGTTACGATTATGGAGATGAATATTAAGGAGTAGAATTATGTCATTAGAACAACAGTTAAAACAAGTTTTCCCCTGGTTAACGGATCGTGACTTTGGTCACCATGCCACGGATCTTTATGTGGTAGCATATCCAGAAATTGATAAATGGCTACAGGATAATTATCAGTTTTATTCCAATGTTCAACAGTTTATCGGGAATCCCGAAGCTGATTGGAATGGAGCAAGTAAGCGTTGCCTAGAAATTCCTTTTGCTGGAGAATGGAAACGACTAGAGAGAATGTTAAAAAAGTTAGAACAACAATCAGAGAAGGAGTAAAACTATGTCATTAGAACAACAGTTAAAACAAGTTTTCCCCTGGTTGACAAATAAAGATTTTGGGCATCAGCATAGAACTATTCACCCAGATCTTTACGTGGTAGCATATCCAGAAATTGATAAATGGTTACAGGAAAATTATCAGTGGTATGACAACATTGATAAATTTACAGGTAACGATCAAGCAGCTTGGAATGGATCGGGTAAAACCTGCCTAAGTATTCCCTTTGCTGATTATAGTTGGTAAGAGCGATCGCAAAGTGAAATAAACAGGGTGAATAATGCGATCGCACTAGGTTAATTCAATAATACGGACGATCTAGTGCGATCGCAAAATAATCAAGATGTTATTCTGGTAATGAACCATGGTAGAATACACTCCAGGCCCTTGGATAGTAGGTTATGCCGACAGTGGCAAACCTTACATAGTAGCAGATCACGGTAAAAGATGGAATGATCCTACTATATGTCATCTATATGAAGACGTAACACCAGAAGGTTCGATGACAGGACCAGGATGGTGTCTAGAAGCATTCGATAATGCAGAAGCTAACGCTAGATTGATAGCTGCTGCACCTGATATGATGACACTACTACAAAAGTATATAACGGTTTTAGAGTCCGATGATAAAGAGGCTTTAACAAAGCTTCTGCAAAAAACGCGCGATGTTATTGAGGATATCAAGGGATCTTAAGTAAGGCGATCGCACTAGGTATTTGTCTTGAGGGATTACCTAGTGCGATCGTTCTAATAAATCATCGTAGGACTATTTTTTTACTCTATTTATCACTCTATAGTTATATACTCATTTAGTAGAATAAAAATAACCTTATCCTAAAAAATAGTCCTACAATCCTAAAAATACTCCTTCTAGAATCACCTACAAGGGTCACAAAATAGTTAACTCTTATGATGTTACCTTAAAATGCTCTAGAGGCTTATAGACACCTTAGAAACGATAATAGAGAAAAATCAATAGCGATCATTGTGAAAAATAGAGATTTTTGTTATCAGATTAGTGTCAATAGAGGTTGACACTTAAAAGTAAATCAATTATTATAGAGGCATGGTTAAAGAAAAGGAACACAACCGATGAAAGTGAGATTACAAGGAAAAGAAATAAAAGTAAGCTTTGGTGCCTACATGGCACTAAAAGACGAGAATCCTGATTTGGAAGTTGTTTCATACTCTAACGATAAATCGTTAGAAGATCGTTATGGTGATAAGACACTAGAATGTCATAATTTCTGTGCCAAAATTAAGATCATGTTAGAGTATCTTCCTAGCCCTGATACGGCTACCTACACAGATCTGGAATCTATCGTAGCAATTAGAGAACATCTGGACTTGGTAAAAGATATGTTGACATCGTGGACTGGTTTTCAGGATAACGATTAGGGTAATCACTTTTTCAAAAAGAGGAAACCATGAAAGTACTAATCAATGGTATAGAGTTTAATATAAATCCATCAGAGTACAGGAAACTGAAGGATCAAAACCCTGAGTCTGTTAAAATCCTATCATGTGATGGTACGGAAACACTGGATGACAAATATAAAAATCAGATTCGTAAATGTAGCGAATTGATCAGTTACATTGAGAACATAATGATACTTGTACCTAGTCCTAACCAAGCTAGTTGGGCAGACTACGGATCTGCTTATCAAGTATGGGAACACCTGGATCGTGTCTATGATAGCCTGGTATCATGGACTGGATTTGATGTTAAACCTGATTAAGTGCGATCGCCAAAGGGAAAAACCGATGAAAATCCGATATCTGTTACAAAATCCTGGTATAAACTTTACCGGGTTCAATAGTGTTGAAGAAGATTACACCGATATAGACAACTGGTTAAAACAACCCGCTGTCTATGATACCGATACAAAATTATCGATTCCATGGGGCGATCTAGCACTACCAGGAAAAGAAACTCACTTGGTAAAGATCAAAGAAATCATCGCAAGCATGGAATATACCACCGATCAAATCGGGTATTATCACAAACGCTTTTACCAAGGGGTGATAGAAATCATTGACAATCGTTGTCAATAAGTAAATCGAGTTATCAATGGTATTCCCTAAGCTATAAAAAAGCACTTTATAGCCCGAAACCATTGATAACTCGTTAGACAAAATAGGTGAGATCTTGTCACTTATTGACAGCGATTGTCATTAGTGACATAGAGAATGGTAAAAAATGAGGTAAGAATGGAGATTATTACAATAGAACGCCCTACTAACAGTGGAACCCGACCGTTATCAGACTTTATAAGGGTATTACCCCCTATATACAAGGAAAATCAGTTATTCAGGATAGAAGGTACCAATCGATTTATACAGCCCTATGCAGGAAAGAATAAACAGATAGGTATCAGATTATATCGACCCAGTGTGTTTGAAGGGCATCATACGGGCTATTACAGTGTGACTATACTACGCCCTAGTGGGGCGATCGCTGATGGTGGTTTAGTTGAGTTAACCTTTAACGATGAAAGGCTGTAAAAATGAAATACACACATTTTAATAGTGAAAGATGGTATTACCTATACCAACGAGCTTGTCATAGACCATCGAATAATATTGACCTAAAGGAGCAATACGTCATACTACTAAATTTAGGGGCCACGGAAGTGGCCACAGGGCGATTAAACAACTGGAATAATCAGCCCGACGTTGCATGTTTCAGGGTTCCTGATGCCTGTACATTAAGGGCGATCGACTTCGATGATCGCATTAATCTAGGCTATGGCGTTTCATCAGTTTGGGATAATCCTGAACTGTGCGATCGTGTTAAGAACGTTGTATTGCCGTTACCATAACGATCGCACAATTTTCATAATCCTTTCATTTTGTTTTCATAATCTTTTCATTTTTCATTTTGTTTTCGTTATGTAACCCTTGAATAACCCCTAAAAATAGATATTGATTTGTAAAATAATTTAATATTTTTAAGAGTGTCATTCAAGGGTTACATAGTGTATAATTAGGATATAGAAATATAGGAGGATCGCATGGATTTCAAAGCGCCACAAGGGTTTGAGGATTACTTGGTTACGATTTTATGGTATTTTAATATGGACGATCGCAGTGTGTACGAATTTAGTACGCCTGCTAGAGAGAGACTTTTAGACTATTATGATCGTTTCTACAAATCCATTGAGGCTTTAGGTTTAAGAGGTTACTATGTACAAGCATACGGCGAAGATAAACTAGGGTATGATTTTGCCCTAGAGCAGTTGAGAACGGGGTCTGGATTTATGGATAGGGATTTATTGGAAGAGAGTGATAGAGAGTTAATATGTCAGATCGCTAACTGCTTTCCTGAGTTTAGTGTTTATGAAAATGAGAATGGGGGGTTAGAGGTAGAATGAATAGATTAGTAGCCAAAGATCTTGATGATGCTGTACTAGCTCTAACACTATTCAGAGGATGGAGACCTTTCCGGTATTCAGGGAATGTTTTCTATCTGGTAGAGGAGGATAGCGAGTGCTATCGGATCTACAGGACAAAGAAATCTGCTGTAGATTATGCGGTAAAGATGAGTAAAGAGTGTGTTAGGGTAGATTACAAAGGTGAGTGATGAATAGTTTTTATTTCTATAAAACCCAGGGATGGGATTACAATATTCTCAAGTCGAACTATCAAAAGGTAGTGGATCCTATTGGGTTTCTATATGAAAATATAGAGGCTAAAGTGTTAGAAAAGTTTCTAGGGGGATACGGTCTATTCTGTATTAGCCCTAAAAAGATCGCTAGAAATCTTCTGCAAACGAGGTTAAATGGGAAACTCCTTGTAAGAGGAGATTATAAAGGATTAGAAGCTGTAATCCTTCTAGAGGAAGGTTCCAGCAATAGCGATCGTGTGTCAATATTCATTAAGATTCCCTACTCTATAGATAGTAGGGAAGATCTAGAGATGATCCTATACTCTAGATCCTATGGATATCCTGAGGAAAAATATTTTTCTAGGATTCCTATAGATATGGGTCCGATTAGAGAAGATCTGTGGATTGAGAGAACAGATTTTTCTCAAAGTCTGATGGATCGCTATTACGATAAAGGATTTAGTATTAAGGTAGAAGATCGCAAAGAGTATTTTGTTATAGAGGGATAAACAGAAAAATAGATCGCACATTTTAAGCGATAAAAAACCAAAAAGGATAAAACAAAAGGGACGATCGCTAGTATTGTGCGATCGTCCCTTTGTTTTATTATCTCTACTCGCTCTAGAATCGATTTCAAAGGGTTTGTAATAGGTAGGTGATACGGTGATACCCTTAAATGGTTATAGAGGCTTGTAGGCACCTTAGAGACAATGATAGACGTTTGTCTATAGTTATTATAAGAATATGGGTGTAAACAGCAATTGACAAATAAAAGTAACTAGGATAAATTAGTAATGTACAGAGAGGGAGAAGAAAGGAAATGAAAATCGTAAATGTTTTAGTTGTTCTACCGTTCATGTTTCTGGTTTCTGATTTGCCTGTTTGGGCATCGTCAGAATCGGATAAAAGGGATCAGTTTCCGACTACTACGGATCTACCTCCTTGGGGTGGAGTAATACCTTCTTGGTTACAATAGGATCAAGTTAAACAATATTAAGGAGAGGATTCAGAAATGATGGTGTTTGATTGGGTAAAAGCGGCAGAGATTATAAAAACATTCAATCCTTATCTAGTTGAGGCGTGTTTAGAAAACGATTTCTTTTGGACGGGAGGGACAATTTTCCGTAGTGGAAAGATAATCGATAACCAGTATACATATCTAGCGTCATACAAGGCAAAACCTCAAATCATAGTAAATGGAGAAATTTTAGATTGCTATGTTATGGCTAGTGAACGCCCTGATTGGGATGCTGATACGAAATGGCCAGAAGAAGCACGTAAGATTCTAGAATCTTAGGGTAGAGTGCGGTAGGGTTAAGCTGTAAACATTTTAATTCGTAGCATCTAGGAGAAACAAAAATGAACGTGCATTACGTAAGAATCGGTGACACAGACGAATTTGATTTAGAAAAACTAGGTGAACGTTTAGAAAGCGTCTACCCTGGTAACCTTAGTATGTTCAGAGGTCTACCTAGTAATATTTATCAAATTATCTCTACCAAGGGATTCAACGTTCGTGTTGAAAACGGAGATCAATACGAAAAGTGCCAATGGTTGAAAGTGGAGGACGATTTTCAACTCCCTGAACTAAACTTGGAAGCTCAGATCGATGATCTGAGAGTGAAGTATGCTAATGAGTTAGCCAACGATCTGATCAATCCAGAGATTGATTACTATATCTTTGATAAAATAGAAAAAGATGGTAGTAGCTACTGGGGTACATGGAACGCGACAACTGTCGAAGTGTATCCTTGTGATGGTACTCCAGAATGGGAACTTATCGAAAGCGGTTTCGCTAAATGCGATGCCCCAGGATGGAATGAGACGATGTTAGTAAAGAAAACGGATTGTAGATGTTAAGAGGGAGAAAGAAGATTCTATTTTATTTTATCTATACGATAGTCATTATATGGCTATACGCATAGGTGACGGCGATCCACACATTCTTACATTAAGGAAGGTTAACTATGAACATGACATTTGAAGATTTCATTATAACAATTGCAACTGAAAATTTTCCTCAAGACCGTGTGACGCTAAGGAACTTCCTCGTGTTATACCCACACTGGGTATCGACCGATAAACCTTGGTATGAGTTACGATATCGAGCCTGGGCTATATGTTATAGTCGAACGGGATGGGAGTATCATTTTAATGGTGTCATAGGTGATGGTAAAACTTTGGCGGAAGCTAAAGCCGACCATCGTGTTAAATATCAAGAACACTTATAATAAGCAGAGAATGTATGAAGTATGCGTGTTAACGTAGCACTTCAGAAATATATAATCCACAAAAATGCTTGTAATGAAGTTATCCATTTTACGAAAATCAAGCACTGGTTTGGCAAAATCGGATTGACGATTGGGCGAGGATCTGTTCTTTACACGAATGGGAGAAAAAATGAAAAACAATAATGATCAAGAAAGTATCGATATCATGGATGAGGCCACGTTTGAGAACATTGTTCATGAAAAGGTTCTACCAATAGTGCCTTTTATAATTGGCACGTACTCGGTACAGGAGCTTACTCCTCTAGATATGGATGGCGAAGGTTTTAAGTATATCCGATATGACGAAAAGCAAATATACATCAATTTGATGGTGGTTTACAGATCAGAGAAATCCATGTGGACTGTTTACGAAGCTTCCAGTAGTTCTGATCTCCCCAAAGTTGGTTGGGGTCCAACTATCGAGGAAGCTTTAGAAAAAGCAGGACTATGACCCTATATCACGGACGAAACGATTACGAAGAAAGTTGGAACATTTACATTTTGTTAAAGGGAGGAGAACTACAAATCGATGATAAGATTAAAAGAATTATGGAGGACTTCAACATCTAATAAATAACTGTAGATAGGACGATCGCTATATGAAATCGCTTGTATAGCGATCGTCCTAACAATGGTCTTTATTGAGTATACGAAAAAACAAAAAGGTACATAGAAATATGAAAGTTCAAAAAGTATTATCCGCAACCTTAGTTATCGTCTTTCTCAATCCCTTGGTTGCTTGGGCAAGCAATCGAGATCGATTCCCAAGGAACATGAGCTGTAGGAGCTGCGTTCAAGAATCGTTACCTCCACGTCCACCACAACCACGTACACAACCGTCACAACCTACTCCTCAAGGTACACGACAACGTACACAACCAACACCACCCCGCACACAACCTACTCCTCAAGGTCCACGACAACCACGTAGCGGTAGATAGAGGTTAGAGAGCTAGGCGATCGCCCATAGGACGATCGCCTGGCGAAAAAGACAAGGTATATTGAAAATAAAGGAGAAAGTCAAATGTCATCAATGTCTTATTGTGCAATCGAAAACACTGCTTCTGAGTTAGAGGCTACTGTAGGGCGAATAGAAGAAAAGGGTGCTCGATACTTAAAATCAGTGAATCAGTACGAAAGAGCAGCCTATCCACGACTTTTAGAGTTGTGTAAACGATTAGTAGAGCTTCACGAAGAATACCAGGATGTAATTGAATCCTGGTCAAGTAACGACCCTGTTGATGAGGATGAAGAAGATGATGATTGGCGATATCGGTGATTGCGATCACTGAAGATTAATCAATAAAGGGTAAAATAATAAAAAAGGGAGAACGAGAATGAAAAGTGTAGACACGTTAAACGAGTGGTTAGACAACCACAGTGACAAATTCATCACGAAAGAATACCGTTCCAATGTAACCTTTGGTTGGTTACAAGGAGTTCCATGGTATGACCACGATAATAACCTAGATGCAGATGAAATCACTTCCTTAACCATCGATGAAAATAAATTAGAGTTTACATACAAGATATGGTGGTGTGTATGGGTGTCTAGCGATCGTCCAAAAGATCGCTGGGGGAACACATATTTAAGTTATGAGGATGGTATCAAATTGACAGAGGGTTGTTACGAGATCGGTTACGCTGACGATCAATATACCACGTTTGATGTCGATGTCGATTCAATGAACATTAAGGAGGATTTCAACTGGCAAGATTTTCTGGCCTGGATGAAATCAGCACACTCCGATTTAGTTGATGCACTAGGGGAAGAATATATGTCATCGGGTTGTGCTCACTCAGTAACATACTATATAAGCACGATCGCTCCTGATAGCGATCAATGGGAAGGTTTCATCAACGAATATTATAGGGCTGAAAATACACTATCGAATTTAGGGGACGAATTCTATATTCCAGGAGAAAACAATGACTAAAATTTCTAAAAAAGACTTTGAATACCAGGAAGAAAATTATGGAGGGTTCTGTACGACTTGTAAAGAGTTCACTACAGATGATTGTGAACCAGATGTGGAAGACAATCTATGCCCTGACTGTGGGGAATACACGGTACACGGCTTGTTTCAAGCTATGTTGTTAGATCTGATAGAAGTATAGGGAAATTAACCATGGATTACTCAATTTTGAAAGCTGAATATGTAAGCGAAACGAACACTTGCATTAACACACTTGGGAGACTAGAAGAAGAAAAATACCAAGTGATCGCAAGGATGGCAGAGCTTGATCATGATTACGATACTAAATTAGAAAATCTGGGTTTAAGAAAGGGAGGAAAAGTAGAGGTACGATTCCCTAATGAAACCGATCTGATTCGAGGTTATATCGAAGAAGTGGAGATTTTTTCAAACGGTAATGCGGAATTACAAGTTCATTTACCAGGTCAACGAGGTCAACGTCTAAAGAGAGCGAAAGACTTCTATACAGGCGTAAAAGCGGAATGGGTGACCATTTTGCCCGATGATTACAATTTTGGAGCGAACTAATATGAGCTTTGACGATTTCAAAAATACCATAACACAGCGATATGTAAAGGCATACGAATTCACCGAATTTGAAGGTGTGTACTGCTGCATGGTTATTGTGTCTAGAATTGAGACTTTCATTAATTACACCACTAACACTTGGGTGGTTGTATGTAATCGTAACAGTGTAAGACATGAAGGTAAAGGATCTACACTTGATGATGCTTTATCAAACCTTAAACCTACTAAAGTCATGTTTATTGACGGAAAAATAGAGATTATCAGGAACCTATTACCTTAATTAAAAAAATGGAAAAATATTTCTTTCAACAAATTATCCAAAGTTTTGTAGGTAAGGTATTACTGGAAGAAATAGTGTCACTATCACCAGGAGAATGGACGTACAATCAATTTGCCATTGGTGATCCTGAAAAAATAATACTATCAATATCTTTTCAGCCAGAAGATATGGAACCTTGGAAATGGTACTCATTGGATGTTTGTAAGAGTCCGTCACATCGATTAGGTTGCGGAGTGACTCTGACAAAAGCTTTCATAAACGCTTATTCAAACTAATCGAATTTCTACTTTTTTAGAAACTTGTGCTAAAATGGGTTAAAAAATAATATCCCCGTTTTTCTGACGGGGATTTCACAAAACCAATAGTGAGTATAATGCATCCAGAGCAAAACCACAAGCTAGAGCCAAAAGTCTACTCAACGATGGTAGACGACATGAAAGCATCTCAGGCGTTCTTCTGGTACGTGCGATCTTTGGATAAAGAAGGAACAGGACAGTTAAAGGTCCATTTGCCCACAGTGGCTAAATATTTTAAGAAATCAAAATCGACCGTTAGACGATGGGTTAATGACGCCTACTCAGAGGGCTATATAACCTACGTGAAGCGGTTCAGAAGAGAAAATAGTGTTGTGATACGGTACGCTTCATTCAGCCGTGTTGCAGACGCTCTAGGCTTGTCTGAGTTAGGTAATGTGGTATGGATGGATCGCAAACAAATGCAATCCATTAAAAAAACTGCCACTGCTGCTCTAATGATGATGAGGCAGAACCAATCTTTTTACAACGCCAAGGAGGTTAACAAAAAGAATAAAGGCACAGATCGTGCCAAAAGAGTTCGAGGTACACAGTCATTATTCAAGAATAAAAAAATCAACTCTCGTGGTAATGTCAGGTTTTCTATTAAAAAACGTAGAAAACGGGGAGACAAAGGTGTTTTATTCAGGAATGATCGCTGGTGTGTCGTTTCAGAGAAGTTCCTTCTATTCGGATCCACTCAGCTATCCCTATCAAAACTGATGGGGAGATCTGTTAGAACGATTCGTAATAGATTGAAAGGCATTGAAAGAGTACAATTAGCTAAAAATGTTTTCAGAGCTTCTGAGAACCTTAATTTAGCTATTGATGAGTTCTCTAAATATGCGATCGATGGGAAACCATTGTTTAAGATCGATCGCTATGTAGTTGAACCTTTTTGCAATGTCTATAACTTCTCTTCATCTATTCATACATCTAGTTCCTATCGCGCTCTTAATCGATATATTCGCTTTAAGAAACGTAGTGCTAGCTTGGGGTAGATGACATAAATACCGGAAAATAATGCGTTTTCACTTGATAGATCGCACTATCGAGTGAATCTTTGCGTCAATGTAAATATACAAGATCGCACATCATTTGATAAGAAATCGTAGATCCATCTGTAGTACATTTGAACGCTTGCTGATCTAAATGCGATCGATCTAGAAATTATCTGTCAATTTAGGTTGACACTTAAAAATATGTCTGATAATATAGGAAATGTACAGAGAGGGAGAAGAAAGGGATGTCGGCAGTAGTGCGTACTTGTCCAGAACTTGTTTACAGTGTATTTCAATGTGAAAAGGGGTATCGTATTTGTGCCACATGGGTCAGGCCGTATAAAATGGGCGAATGGCAAGACTGTGAAGTATTATTTGGTAGCAGTAATTTGTGGATTACCTATTCCACCGAAGAAGAAGCCCTGACTGCTGCTAGAAGTACTGGTCGTGTCATAACGACAAATGCTTGAAACTCACCATTATTCAAACTAAGGAGAAATCATCATGGGAACGGAGTATTTTATCAAGATCTCAAATTTTGAACCCATTAGGGATCATCTGTCAGATGTGAATCCCGGCTTTTATAGGCTAGTAGACGCCCATGGACGCCTAGGAGAAGACTGGTCGGTACAAAGACATCTGAACGGTGCTGAGAGTCGTTCTGTGAGCCTTATAGTGCCCCCTGGGTTCTCGATTCCCACCGAGGAGGAATACCAATTTCTCTTAGGGTGGTTTAGAACGAATCTAAGCTATCTTTCTGAAGATGATATAAACGCCTTCATGAAGATCGCCCCTGGTGTGTTGTCAAGGATTAAGAACGATCTTAAGAAAAAGATCGCTGAGATCAGGGAAGAGATGAAACAATGTAAAAAAGAGTTACGATATATTTCTAAAGTGACAAGGGAACTATTGGATTTCCAAATTCCTGATCACGAATATTTTAACGTTGAATTATGTGAACCTATGTTTGATAAGTTCACAAAAGCTCTAAGCATCTACTACTCGGGAAACTCCCTTGTGGCAACATCGTACCGGAATTATAAAGACGTTACGATTTACAAATTTTGGTGTGGAGACACCGCTGATGATGTAAAGAACGCGTTGTTGTTAGAATGCGATCAACAATTAGATCATGTAAGTTATAAGATGTACAAATTAACCGAACGTGTCGAGAATCTTGTCTCAATTGCGTAATAAGGAAGGAGAAATACATTATGAATATGTTACTAAAATGGGGATCCGTTTCTAGCCAGTATTGGCTAGAGGGACAGAAAGACTTGTTCGACCTTAACCAAGGTTGGCAGGAACGTCAGCTAGATCAAGAGCTGAACTACGCGCAAGCTCTTTATGTAGCTTTCCAGACGGATTACCTGACCGCTGGCCCTAATTGGGTCAACAATACATGCGGGGAGTATGACGTGACGATTTTCATCCACGATGATTGTGGATATGGTAATTGTCAAGGTGTCTCTTTTTTTCACGAAGGAGATCCTTGGGAATCAAATGAAGATCGCCTCGATCTTTTCGTTAGGTGCGTGGCAAAAGCCACAAATAGCACACCTGAATATGTGGAAGCGGCTCTGCGGGAAAATGGATTCGATTTTGAGAGGGACTATTAGATGAAAGCTATAGTAACCAACCCGAGACTAAGGGTTCCTTTTCGCGGAAACGGAGGCGATAGCAACCAATCATGGGTTGGGATTACCCTTGAAAGCGATCCTGTGGATCAAGGACTAGGGGATCCTTGGGATATTGAATGGCTACAAGATGAGGTATTAACCTCACTGATGCTCGATATTCCTAGTGGTCGATTGACGTTCCAGAATACCCCAATGGGTATATCTGTAGAGTTTGATTTCCCTGATACCGATTACCAGGAACCATTCCTTGTTTTAAGTGCCCCGGAGGGAGTGTGGAATGGAAAACAGGGCGGTTTATTCGGAGGTCTATCGGCCTATGGTCGGTTCTACTTCAACAACATTTCTAAAGTGTTTTCTGGTACATACATGTTGCCAGAAGACGAAGGGGAGATCGATTGGCGAACTTATAAACTCCGCCAACGTGCGGTAGAAGCGTCTATGACAGATCGCGATAACGATTTTGAAATCGTAGCTGGTATCGCCGCTGTTTGCAAAATGTCCGTTGAAGATCGTATCGACTATCAAGAATTACTTGATGGTTGGTACGAATTGATCAGACAGGAAGTAGAAGAGTATCCTATCCAAACTATCAGTCTAGATTGGATCCTAGGTCTAGCGCCTAAGGATCGTCTTCCTGAGGAGAACGAGATGGTTAGACAAGTGTTAGGTATTCATCAATAAAGATACAATATCTTCTAGAGTTGTAGAGAAAAAGGCACAACTTACGACCTTGATCATACGATCAAGGTCTTTTTTTTGCGATCGCACTTATACGATCTGACCAAAACCCTTGGTACACCGTAGCGATCTGATCCGTTTTGACCAATCGATTGGGTCAATTTGACCCGTTCGATCAACTCATTTTGGACAATCGATTGGGTCAATTTGACCTAATCGAACAAATACATTTTGACCAATCGATTAGGTCAAATTGACCCAATCGGGAGGGTCAGTCTGACCCAATCTTCTATATTAAAGAGACTAAAGAGAATATATATATAGAGACGCCCCTAACGGGGCTACGACAGAGATCCACAAATGTTGAATTTATTGATCCACAAATGTGGATCATTGATCGCACTAGGACGATCGCTATTGATCATCAATCGCTATGTCACTATCAACATTCGTGGATCATTGATCGTTCTTAGATATGAGATCGTCCTAGTGCTTTACCTTTTGTGGATCCAGTCAACAAACGATCGCGTTTCAACCATCGTGGATCAAAACAAGAGCGATCGCGTTCGGGTCGAGTGTAAACCGGACTTGACAGTTCTGGTGCGATCGTTTAGAATGAAAGGAGATGAGTTAAAGGAATGCAATCATGGTCAAGTTTGAATTGAAGAACGCATCAGTTACCGTCCCCGTCGTTGGAGACGGCGGGTATGCCAACAAGTCCAGCCTTGAACTGGATGTTCTTAGTGTTGGTAAGGTTAACGTCGGAGATCCGTGGGATCTCTCTTTCCTCAAGGGGAAGGAGATCCAGCACCAAGGGCTGACTTTGAGTATCCCCTCTGGGATGCTTAAATTTTTAGGAAATATCTCTGTTTCGTTAGAAGCAGAAGAAGATGGATTTGAGAGCTTTGTTTTTCGGGCTCAAGAAGCCCGTTGGTCCGGAAAACAGGACGGCTATTTCGGCGGCATGTCCGCCTATGGAAATTTCCGTGCTCAGATTGAATGGGTGGTGGAGGGCACCTATATGCTGCCCGAAGACTTCACGGGTAGGTCGTTCAAAAATTTGGCTACCCTGGTCACCCTCCACTTGGAGGAATGGCCCTGTTTTTACAGGGTTGACTGGGAAACCTACAAGCGTCGCCAATGGGCGGTAGAGGCTGTAGATCGTCAACAAGCTCTATCGCTTGCTGCTAGCGCTGCAAAAATGCTAGCTATCCCGGCTAGCGATAGAAATTCTCAGATAGACGAAAGTCTATCTTGGTGGTGGGACTACATCCGACGACAAGAACTAAAATCTCTTGAGGGATTTGATACTTACGAAACGGTTTCTGAGGCAATGGAGGCTGACAGCCTAAATTAGCCTCTTCATCACCCCAGGGTCTACCTACTAGGCTCTGGGGTGCCTTTTGCTGTTGTCTACTGTTCGTTTTTTTTGTTCACTTTCGTCCAAGGAGGACAATCATGGTCAAGTTTGAATTGAAGGAAGCTCAAGATCTCCACCCGACTCTGGGATTGCCGGAGGGATCAATAGTGAAAGTTTCAGAAGCTTCTGAAACTTTTTGTGCGGGGCATGTCGGATTTATAGTCCGGCAAAGCCTGGACGAAACTTCCGCAGAAGAAAACGAATGGGGCTTTTCTTCGTTCAACTCTGTAAATGGAGTGTGCTACGAAATTCCCTATGAGGATTTTGAAGCGTTAAAATACTTCGACCGCAGATTTTACCGCCTGCGAGTAGTGCAGGGGGAATACATCAACGATTTGGATTAGCAAATAGGGTATACGATCGTCCTAGTTTGTTATCTTTTGTGGATCCAGTCAACAAACAATCGTGTTTCAACCATCGTGGATCAAAACAAGAGCGATCGCGTCCGGGTTGCCTGTAAACTGAACTTGACACTTCTGGTGAGATCGTTTAGAATAAAAGGAGATGAGTTAAAGGAATGCAATTATGACCAATTTCATTGCAGAGCTGACTTCTCCGGAACAAGCTCTAGAGTTAACCCAAGGTCGTCTAGTTATGGAAGTTTTTGAAGTATCGTTCTCACCAGAGAATGTGCTTACTGCGGCGGCTCTGCTAATTGAAAAAGAAGACAATGCTAATCTAGTGAGTCAAGCGGGAGTAATCGCCCGTGCAGGCAAACATGGTTGGGGTATGGGAGACGTTTACCGTACCGTCTAGCATCAGGTGGTTTACGTAGACTGTCTTGTATGGATAGTCTACGTAAACCATTTGTTAAAATATAAATTAAAACCAACGAATCAAAAGAGGATGGTCATGAGTAAAGCGTATTATCTGGCAGCGATCGCTAGCTTCTGTAACATGGATAATGCTGCGTCAGAAGAGGAAATCACTCAATATATAAAGAAGTTGGAAGGTATAGACATTGAAATAACTGAAAAAGATGTTTTTCTATGGGCACCTGACATCAAAATGAGAGTGCGGTTATGGTTGTTACCCGAAATGTCTTTCGATAACGTGGCAGACTCATTATCTTGGGGTTTTGATCGTGTTCAGAACTGTAGAGAATGGAATACACTGTTCTCGATGGAAGGAGGGGAGGTTCTGTATAGGATCCGGAACGATGATACCGTAGAGATACTATATCCGTCTTGTACGGACCTGAGTGAAGAAGCGATCGTTTCTCTAATGTTAGAGAAGATCAATGATAGGTTACAGTTTCATAAAGCTTCTGATGGCGAATATAAAATCGAAGAATTATCAGAACGTGAAAATGCTATTATTTTCCCAATTACCACTAAATAAAAAATGAAGAAGATAGCTTTGTTAGAACTTCCCAGCAACGATTATGATATAAACGTAGGTCAGATCGTGGTTGGAAGAATTTGGAAAGATGGAGACGTATATCGATACCAGATCTTCAAAACGGAGATCACAGAGTCGTATGCCCCTTCGCCTTTTATGAGTTTGATGGAGGCGATCGTAGCGGCTACTGACAAGATCCGGAGTCAACTGGGTTAACCATGGTGAAAAACGTTGCACTAGATCTTATAAAGAAACAATTTGTGTTGCGATTGTGTAAAGATCCTTTTACTGGTACAAGCGGCTATGGTATCTTTGATGTGTACCAAACAGACGGTTTGATGAGTTCTGTCTATGTGAATAAAGAGGATGCGATCGAAGCTTTGAAAGAGTGGATAGAAGGTGTTTACGATTGTTTACCCCCAGAGGAGAAAACCCATGAAAACTGATCAAGAGATTCTAGTCCGATTTGTAGAAGCATTGCTTTCAAATCCTAACGTCTGGGATCGAAATCGATCTGATGAAAATCTAGACTATGTTTTAGCTACAGCGGTAGTAGCCGCCAATAAGGTTTTCTATATCCTAAGCGATCAAAATAAGATCGATGAAGACGATATTTCATATCACTGAACGAAAAATAAATTCAATCCTAGAAATATATCAAGGAGAATACCATGTCATCAAAACTAACAGACGAAATATATAAGTTACAAAAGACTAGGGAACAACTAGCTAACGATTGGAAATTTTGTATTTATGAAACTTATTTCATCAACTTTCAGGATATTGATCACAAAGATATGATAGCTGTCCTAAGTGGCGAAGTGGTTACATTGCAGCTTGACTTCGCTGGTGATACTTTTCATTTTTACAGTTCTCGTATCCAACCAGTCTCTACAAACACGTTAGAAGCCTATAGAAAAGACTACATACATACGTTTGTTCCATTCCATAAAAGTCAATTGGTTTACCGAGACGACTGTGGTGTATCTATACCACATTTGCTTTATAACGATCTTTGGTCGGTAGATCTATTTTTATACGATAGCAATCGTAAACAAATCACTGACATACCGCTACACTTTCTGCAAAAACTTGGATTACGCTAAATATCAACGTTGGCAAAAGCAACACCTTTCCGAATAGTCTATATACCTAATATCTCCAGCAAGAACGATCGCCGTTCATAATAAGGGCGATCGTTATTGTTTTTTTAATCTTTTTGAAAAAAATCGTGGAAAAAATAGTGTCTACATAGGTTGACAATTAAAAGTAAGTCGATTAGAATAGGATCAAGTTAGAAAAAGGAAATTTCTTATGACTCACGAATTTGATTCTGGTTTCTTCTATCAAAAGCCTGCGTGGCATCGTCTAGGAAATGTCGTAACTGACATGTTAACCACGGGTGAAGCGATCGTTGCGGCAGGTATGAATTGGGAAGTACTTGAAGTTCCGATTTTCGCTAATTCAAATATACTACTAGACGGGACGATCGCTCCCTGGCTTGTTGATCCTGGTATTCATACGATCCCAGATAAAAAAGCGCTGATCCGAAGCGATACAGGGAAAACGCTTCATGTATGCAACAGATCATGGACAGTTTTACAGAATAAGGAAGCATTCAACTGGTTCGACCCTCTGATTCAGGACGGCGACGTTTATTTAGACGCTGCCGTGTCTTTACAAGAGGGTAAACGTATCGCTATTACTGCCAAGATCAAAGACGGTATTGGTTCTGTTTTACCAGGTGATGATGTAGAATTGTATGTTGTTCTGTATAACTCCCACGATGGTACACTGCAAGTTGGTATGATGTTCAGTACTATTCGAGTTGTGTGTGCGAACACCCTTGGTGCGGCGATCTCTGATCGTAAACGAAAAGGCGATTATGCCCAATTCGAGAAGGGTGATGACCTTGCCGTTACAGCGAAGTCTGTGAGGGCAAAGCACACTAAAAACCTTCATCAAAACATGAACTTGGTACAGGGTAAGATCGATATCGCTAGACGCGATTTTAATTTAACCTTGGAACAATACCGTAACATGGCGAAGACCCCGATGAATGAAGCCTTGTTCCGGGAATATCTCTGTCGGGTATATGATTACGATGTCGAGATGAAGCCCAACGCACAGGGCAAGACGATCAAAGATATGAGAGGATACAATCAGATTCTCAAGAATTTTGAGGCTGGAGTTGGTATCGACATCAAGGGTGTGGAAGGGACATTATGGCAAGGTTATCAAGCGGTCACCGAGTATATCACTCACGCTAAGGATAATTCAGCATTGGACGATCAAAGAAAACGCCTTAACCAGCTTCTCTTTGGTACTGCTGCTGATTTAACTCAAAGGGCTCATAACGTGGCCGTAGAGATGATCGCTCGATAGTTGACTTATCACGGTCTCTCTAGCATTAATCGACCAGAGAGACCGTGATATAATGAATAAAACAAATGGAGCAAAATTATGAAAACCATCGAAGAACTAAGAAAGTCTTTTGGCTTTAAGGTTCAGTATACTGAACTTCAAGTAAAAGACTTTCTTAGAAAAAACATTGCGGGCTTAATTGATTGGGATGTACCTCTATCCGTTGGTTACAACCTCCAACGAGATTATGTATGGAATCCTCTTCAGAAAGAGGAACTGATATGGTCGATCCTTCTAGACCGACCTGTACCAAACATTTCTGTTGTTTCTGTATATAAAGATACGGGTATTTTATATCAAATCATTGATGGCAAGCAACGGTTATCAACTGTGATTGATTTTATACAAGAAGGGTTTCCTATTCACATTGATGGAGAAACTTCTTTCTGGGGTACCCTACCAGAGGATTATAAAAGCGTCATATTATCTTTCTTTTTAGGAGTTAATGTTCTTTCTGATCCCATTGATAATCCCATGTCAGACCAAGATAAGATAAAGTGGTTCACATTGCTTAACTTCGCAGGTACTAAACAGGATCTAGAACATAAGCTTAAGTTACAGCAGTCTTTTTCTCTTTAGTTACGACTTGATTCCCTTTGTCAAACTTTAGGAGCTAACCTATGATTACGACTTCGTTTATTATCCTCAAGTATGCCTTGACGACCGGGCCTTTTATCGTAGGATCTGACTCTGACTATGATAAAGTTGAGTGCGGCACACATGATCAGAAGACCCATGATCTAATTCCATACGATGACAACTATTTGGATTACGACTGGGATGCTTCGCAAAAAGAAACTTTAGTACTTTCCAAATCTTCTCATCTTACTTTTTACCATAATACTAACCTAAAATCTCTTGAGTTTGTTCCTAATACTCCATTAGGTCGGGGCCTAGCTATGAACTATATTACGTTCATAGAACAGAAAAAGCTGGCTTCCATGGCTAAGCAGTTAATTATAGAAGGAGAACCTTTCGAGTTTCCTTGGGGTGTTGGCATTAAAAAAGCTCAAAACGCTAAACGCTTTATTATTAATGCTGGCAATGGCACTGTAGCTCCAGAGTTACAAGACTAATCGTCGATATGCCGGGGCTATATTGAAGGTATGAAACAAACCACTTACGGAGGACCGACCGATGTCTGCTAATAAATCCACTCTAATCGAATACCTGACCGATAGCGTCAGCTATGACAGTAGCTGGGCCATTTACGCAGAAAGGGTTGAGGGCAAGTGGAAGCCCGAAAGCTTTGCCCGGTTTGGTCAGTGCATATATGAAAACGGGGGGCTGATGGATGACTGTGAGTTGTTTAGAACCAACGAAAGTATTGTAAATGCCCGCGAAGCCTACACCGAAGGCGACGATGAGTTCATTCAAGAGTGGGCAGAGCACTACATTGAAGAAATGAACGAGGCTTACCATCGTTTAGGGTTATAAAAAATTAACACTTTAAGGAGATCCTAATGACATTACCTCTTGTAATTTGTCCCATCTGTGATAAGGTCGTCGAAAAATGTGAACATTTTAATCGTGAGGAAGAAGACTATGATCCCCCTAGCGATTTACCTTTGATACTTGAAGATGTTGATGAAGAGTAACAACATATTTACTATTCTAACCACCATGATATTACCTACAAAAGATCAATGCCGAGAATGGTTTAAAACGAAATGTTGGGACGCCTATGATCGATATGATACTGATGTAATAACACTTAATCAAATGATTGAAACATTTTACTTGGAACATCCAGAGACTAAAGAATGGATGAAACGTCGCGATCATTGGATCTGGAAAATATCTCTAGATGTAGAAGAAATAAGGTGGCTTGTTAAAAAGGGATATCTAGATTTACAAGGGGTATCTAAGCTTACCATGGATAAACAATAAGGTGGTATCATGAAAAGACTATGCCTTCAAGAAGTTAATTGTTGTTTTGGCTGTCCCAACTATTCAGATCTAGATCGACAATGCCAAGCAGAACCAAAGCCTATTAAGATTCCTACTGACTTTGATGTTTCCCAATACGTATTCAATCATTGCCCGTTACCTGATTTTGATATTATTGAAATTTTGGGTAACCCAAATCCTTCATTCTGGGTGGCCAAAGGAAAACGAAGATTAACCAAAAAACAGCAAAATGCTTTGGCACACTTGAAGCACATTGCCCAACTTCTAAAAGCTGAAAACGCCGGAAGTTAAAACCATGAAACGCATAACCATAACATCGAAAGACGAAAAGTTGACTTTCCCACAAATGTCGAAAGCGGCTGATATGTCCGTGAAATATTGGGAAAGCGAAACGGCTAAAGGCGAGTATTGGTGTCCTGGTGATATTTTAATTCTAGAGATTCAAAACGGTCCTAATGATGGAATGACGATCGCCACCAGTACTTGCCGAACTAAATCGGGCTATTGTGTCGCATGTTGGATTCCAATCAGCGATCGTCAAAGATAGTACCGCGTTGCAACTGTTTCAAATCTTGCACAACATCACTAGCCTTTTTTACGTTATCTTTAAGTGGTATATCAAATACCGGAACGATCGCTCCTGTAACTGATATATTTTGGTTATTAAATAGCGATCTTATCCTTTGGGCGCATAACATAGCATCTTTAAGAGGAGCAATTATAACGAACTCATCACCACTATACCAACGAGCTATAAGTTCATCCTTACGAACGTTAGAAAAAACTTTTTGAATGCGATCATCCACTTCTGAATAACCTAACGTACTATTCAGAATTTTCATATTGTCAATATCGAAAAAAATAATAGCTTTACTCGGATCATATTTCCAACTGTTCTCGAACTGAGAACGTACCATTACCCCAAACGTAGGACAATAAGAAAGTTTACAGATACGTTTGTTGGCAATCACTATTTTGTATAGTAAGACTATATTCGATAAACAAAGGAGACTTACAACGATGTTAACCATACAGAATAATTATAATAATGACTTTAGACACGCCGCTAAACATGGTATTATGATTAAATACGATCGCAGTGACAAATCGACTCTATATAGAGAAATTGCTAAACATCTCAACCAAGGAGAATATCCAGATGTAGTAGATAGTGAATTAATCACTTGGATATGCGATCGCAATGCTCAATTAGCTGAAAGGATGTAAATAATGAATAACGTAACTACAAACTTTTTGGTAGCTCTCAAAGAATCCGTCGAACTTTTCAATCGATGGCGGGTTAGCGATCCTGATTATGTGTTAGACCTTTCTGAATGCGATCTATCGGATACACGTCTGGTAGGTGTAGATTTTAGAAATACGATCTTACGAGATGCCAACTTGGAGAACACTGATCTTCGTGCATCTATCCTAGATAGTGCCGATTTGTCAGGTGCTAATCTTACCGATGCTAGTCTTGTAGGTGCTAGTATGATAGGTGTTAATCTATCAGAAGCCAATCTTACAGGTGCCGATTTTTCTTGTTGCGATCTTACAGATGCCGATTTGTCAGGCGCTTGTATGAACGATACGAGGTTCGTCTGTATTAAAGACGGAACAGTAAGATAAGACTTGACACAAGTGTAACCCGTTGTTAACATATTAGAAAAAGGAGAAAGAGAAACCATGAAAAATCCTTACAACACCTTGGATTTACAGATCGCCACCGTTACTCATTATTTTAATGGTGGACATCCCGTAGGCACTAAGATCTTAATCGACAGTGAATCTGGCTCGACTGTCGCTGTGTTAGGTGTGATAAGCGATGAGATTGCGATCGACTTTGTGATCCCAGCTCTTAGAGAAGCTTGGAATCAAGGTTTTGATGCTCGTTACAAGCAAGAGCGGTGAGAAACTGTTTGGGGTGTACCATAGTAAATAAGGAGAATAACAAATGCGTCAAAACGTCATTATCATAGTGGTTGAGAACAGTCTTCCTTATCTTACATTTGATGATTGTTGTCTATACCGTGCAGAAGGCTCTAATCCTTTTGTGGAATACACTCCTACGGACTCTGAGTACGAGCAAGGTGTATTCTGTGGGAAAGCGTACTCCGAGTACTATAATCGCTGGTATGAAAAAGACGTGTTTTTCGCCAACGATCAAGGTGTGATCAGGGCCAAAAATGCTATTGTAGAAAAAACGGCTTTTCTGCAATTATTATTAAAAGAAGAATTTGATGAGCGATCGAAGAAGTTGAAAGAAGGGAAAGAAAGAGCTCTTTACAAATTAGGATACATCTAAGAGATACTACCCATGAAAAACCCTTTTAATGGTCAACTAAGAGTAGTTGATGGAAGTGAAGTCAATATACCGATAACAGTGCCAGTCGTTCTAAACGAACTTGATCATGTTGTTTGTACATTCCCCACTGGTTGGAGTGAAGAAGATGTGTCATATTCATTGAGAATGCTAAAACAGGTGTGGGAGAGTGGATACATTCATGGTTGGAACGAAGCTAGTAACCCTCTCGTTTAAGTAGATCGCGATCGTTTTTAGAATAAGGAAAAAATAATGAGATATGTCACCGGAAACGAATTAATGACACTTTTTAGGAAAGGAGTTCCTATTGTTGTCGAGGTGAGCCCTGAGAAAATTCAAGTCGATGACGATTTGCATCATAATGGTTTATGTTATCACACAGATCTTAGTCCAGGTATGAGAGCTGAAGTGGTAGACGTTAGGCCATTTGAACCTCCTGATGCTGACATCTTAGAAGTCGTTTTGGATTTTCTTAATTACGAATCTTATAACAGGAGGTTTGATCTTCCAAATCACGTAGAGACAGATCGTGATCACAAACATTTAGACTTGAAATGGTGTGAAACCAAAAGATATCCTAAAAAGGTATATAATGGTTATACAATCGTAAGAAACACTATCTATGTAAATATGGGTGACATTTACGAGATCGGACTGTTGGAAGATCGCGCTCAAGAGTTATATCAAAAATTCTTGGAGTCCGATCATCCAAATTATACACAGTGGTTAGAGGGATTAGTTAACCAGTTAAAAGAAGGAGAACCAAAATGATCGCACCTAAAAGCCTGATGAATACACCACTTAAGCATTTGACCGATACCGAACTTTTTCTCATTGATATTGAGGACGATCGCTATAGTACTGAATTCATTGACGCATGGCGGGAAGAGGTACTAAAACGGAACGATTGGATATTCTATATGCCCGATTGTTATTTCTTTGCTAAACCCACATTGGTTATATATAGCGGATTTAGTACCATTTCGGTAAACTATCAATAGCTACGTATGATTGTCGAAGACGAAATAGTTCATGCTCCAAAGGACACTGGATATACAAACGAGGAAAAACATTGATATGGATTGGAGTGGTTCTACATGGTACGCAAAGCTACCACCGAATCTGAAGAAATACTATGAGGACATAGACGAAGAAGAAGAGAAGGAGGAATACCAATACGATCGCGAAAAAGGAATAGCTTTGTTGTGGGAGGAAATAGAATATCTGTATGACCTATTAAGGGAAGCTAATATACCAGTAAAAACTTGGCAAGAGCGATCTGAAGAATCTAAAACACAAGAATTTGAGGAGAATCCATGGAAGAATTGACACAAAGAGAAGCTGAGATATTCCAAATGATCGCAACTGTAACGACCGATGGTGATAGAGATTATGGTTTGACCAATAATAAGATCGCTGAACGATTAGGTGTATCTAAACGAACAGTTGATACGCATGTACAGAATATAAAAGATAAATTGGGTGTAGATAATAGAATAGCGTTAGTAACCATGTTTGTTCGTAATGGAGGATCTTTATGATCATTTTATTAATATGTTGATAAACTTTTAGAAGACTCTTGGTACTTTTGTAAACCATTTTGGAGAAAATACCATGGCGTTATATGAAGTGAAGATTCCTATTGCAGGTAGCATCACTTTTGAAATCGAAGCGGATTCTGAAAGTAATGCTATCACTAAGGCATTTAATACCGACGCTGATAAAGGGGACGTTGAATGGGATACATTTGAAAAAATTTCCTCCGGGAATATATTGTATGCTCCACTGAATAAGGTTAAAGTGTTTCTCCTTGACGATGGAACTGAAGAGTAAACAGGTTGTGATATTAAAAAGGAGAATTTATAATGGAAGCTGAACAACTTACGGGACAAAATGTTCTAGATTATCTAAAAACGTTATCACCTGAACAACTGTCTAAACCGTTTTTAGTCTACGATACGCAACAGGTTTGGTACACGTCGATCATTCAAATAGGAGTCATCGAGGAAATCCATTTGGGTCAAAAAACTGTTAGTGTATACGGTGGAGGGCATTTAGAATTGGATATGCCATATATAGCGGCACTTTGATACCATGACTGTTAATAGAGCAAAGGATAAGACTCTCGCACAAGAACAGATTGTAAAAGATCCAGGACGATCGCACATCTGGAAAGCGATCTATGAGATAATGAAAGAAGACAGTAGTCTAACGATCACCGATGCTTGGATAAAATATTGGAGAACATTCCTATGAAACTAACACTGATCTTTTCAGCGATCGCTCTTATGCTGTTCACCGCTTGTGATTCTGCACCTTCTGGTTCTAGTACCATAGAACCATCTACTTCGATACCATCTGGTTGTGTCATTACAGTGGAGAGCAATGAAATACTGGCAAGTGAATCATGCGATCTTGATGGGGATGGTGTAGGTCAATAGCAGAAAAATCTTTAACCTGTACGAGTCCAATCAGCAAAGTACTAAGGCGCGATCTTCGTAATTTTTGGGGATTGCGCCAAACTTAATTAAAAGGGAGAAAAACATTAAAAATGGATACCGTTAAAGTGCTTCAAGAAATTGAGCTAAAACTGTTAAAGACACAGTCAGAAATGATCCTTATCCCTGGTGGAACCTTCTTAATGGGATCATCTGAGATTACCCACGAAGGGCCTCAACACGAGGTAACGGTATCCCCTTTCTTGATGGGGCGTTACCCGGTTACCCAGGCTCAATGGCGGGCAGTGGCCAGTTTGCCCGAAGTTAAATTTGATCTGAACCCCGATCCATCATGCTTCGATGGAGATAACCGACCAGTAGAACAAGTGAATTGGTATGAAGCTATAGAGTTTTGTGCCCGTTTGTCGGCTCACACTGGTCGAATTTATACTCTCCCCAGCGAAGCTCAATGGGAATACGCCTGTCGGGCTAACACCGTTACAGCATTTTACTTTGGCGAAACCATCACTACCGATCTAGCTAACTACGATGGCAACGACACCTATGGGGCTGGACCCAAGGGAATTTATCGGAAAGCAACCACCGAGGTAGGCAGGTTTCCCCCCAATGGCTTTGGACTCTACGATATGCACGGTAACGTATGGGAATGGTGCCTAGATCAGTTTCACGATAGTTACGAAGGGGCTCCGGTTGATGGCAGTGCCTGGATGACCGGAGGGGATAGTGACCTTCGCATACTTCGCGGCGGTTCTTGGTTCAGCGTTCCTTGGTACTGTTGCTGCGCCTATCGGAACTTCAGCGACCCTGTCAGCCGTTACGACTCCTACGGCTTTCGAGTTGTAAGTGTTCTTTAAGTTGTTTGTTAACTAGACTTAAACTACTGGAGGACAAATGTTGTCATTTCTTTCTGAACTGTCTAGCGAAACACCAGAATCTCGAATTGCAACTTGTCTCGTTCATATAGATCTAGCGATTTGTTCTTCTGTGTTGCGTGCAGATCCTAGTTCTATAGAAGCTATGTTAAAATACGTCTCTGAAAACCTTAATGAACAGGAGTTTCTTTCCGTTGTCCATACCCTTGAACGCAAAGCCACGTATGCCGCCAAGTCACCTTATGGTCAAAATCACAAATATGCCTATGACTATGCCCTAAGTCTTCAGGCTTGAAAACAATCTAGCCCATCCTGAATATTTGCGAGACTCACTGGGACAGATTGTTTTCAAGCCTGAAGACTTTTAGGCATCAACCCGCCAGCCCGTGGCTGCTGGGGTGCTTTTGTAAATTACCTTGGGAAAAGACGATGGATAAAAACGTTTGGTGTCTGGTAACAAAGCCGTCTGATGACGGCACCCTGGGAATCGGCAACATTTTTAAGGTCGATGACCAAGGCTTCCTTCACTGCAAGCGGGCGGGGACACTCATGCCCGATGAGGCATTTGACGCCCTTGAGGGGGTGGAGTTTATCAAAGTGGCTGACATCGACATGGAAGCCTTGGCTACTGTAGGTGCTCTTGTAAACCATTTTGGGAAAATGAGCCTGCGAAACAATTCATCCGTAACTAACTATACTATGGAGAAAAACTCATGAACTACATTATCAGATCGATCGCGATCTCGTCCACAATATCTGCTATTCTATCGATGGTTCTCAATATTCAATGTCCTAAAGGTCAAGAACCGATTAAGATAGGAGACACTCAAATATGCCAACCGAATCAACCATTGACATTCTAAGTTGTTCTATTGTTTTAGAAGCATATGAACAAGCAATGGAAGATCTTCAATTTGAAGAAGCTCGTATTCTTTTAGAGGAATTAAGAGAATGTAGCGATAAAACTGATTCTCTTCGGCTAAGAGATCTTAAAATTGAATAATGGCTATCTACAAAAACCCTCACAACACATCAATTAAAATACCTCGATCGTACAAACGTATAGCGAGGAATATACCCGAGGAAATTGTTTTAGACCTCTGTATAAAACTAAGAACAGATGGTCATAACGACAAAGAAATTTGCGATATACTTTTTGATAATTATAAAATAGGTGTAAAGGACAAAACTGGAACCCCTATTCGTCCATATAAACCGAGTTATATATCACGTCTTGTAAGAGAGGCGATGGATAAACTTCATGAACAAAATCTAGAAGGAGCAACTGAATATAACCAACTTCAACTAATGAGGTTAGAAGAGTTATATAAAAAATGGAAAACTAGAGCTGAAACCGATCCTAAAGCCGCAGAATTTTGTCGAAAGTTGTTACAAGATTTATCCGTTCTTACAGGAGCCAATGCTCCTATAAGAGTACAAGTAGTGAAAAAAATAGAAGAAGAAACTAAACAATTAACGGAAATACTACGTCGGAAATTACCAGATGATGTTTTCATACAGGTTATTCAAGCTATTAGAGAAACTAAAGAAGAATATTATGCTAGTTACACACAAGAATCTGAAAGACCTATAATAGAAGCTACCGTAGAGGAGATTAGAGATGTACATTGACAAGAAAGATATTGAAAAACTTTGTTATTATCTGATATGCTCTGGATTATTGGCGAACCCTAACCTTTTTAGAGAGTATTCTAATCCAACATTAGCGATCAATAAAATATTAGCGATCGCTAAAGAGATCCATGAATCTATCTCCGACAAAAATAGTTTCTAAATAAATCAGTTTAATCCTAAAATCTTCTAACAGAAGGGATAAATGATTTTCTGTGGCCACCTATTTTCACATCAGAAGAATTAGTTAAAGTAACCAGATTACCTGACTTGAATGTATTTTTAGTCTTTCTAGTTAGCCATATATAATACGCCGCCTGCATAAACACAGAAGCGAAATATAAATCGTCAATATGATCTGTGCGAACGAATTTACCTAGATAGGGATCATATCTAGGACTACATAAATGACGCAATGGATTATTTTCAGAAGGATTAGCAACCCATCGTTCCATATTCTTTGGTAATCGTGCGATCGGATATCCATCATCAGATCGCGATATAAATGACATCAACACTTGGTTAACAAAACGTTCGTTCCTTATTTGATAACAAGGTATCTTGTTACCCCCTTCTTCTACATATACCTCTTTAACATTATCTTTAAGGTTATTTATTTGATCAGCTATTTCTAAAACTGTAGACCTTTTGAACTCAGCCGCTCTATAACGTTCTGGTTCGTTGTCGATCAAACCGTATTCGACATTGTATTCTTTGAGTTTGTAAGCTAATTCGTTTACAGATATCTCATTAAGAAAGACATATTCTACTATAGTACGTTCAATGATCTCTTCTGTTGCTAACGTATTCCAATCTTCTGGCGGCGTAAAGTTAGCTATGCTCAACCAATATTGACCTCTACCAACGTCTACACCAGCTAATCTCACTTCGGGGGATCTTAGAGGCGATGGTGCTTCAATAGATCTTTTAAGGATTTCCATCGTTATACACGTTGCATTAGCCCTAGAAGGGTGTCCTAAACGTTGTTGAATAAAGTCTCTACTATCCGTGGCTTCTAGACCACTTCTAATAATATCAGCAGCTAAATTTATTTTACTTTTTCTAGTTAATGGTGAAATATTAAAAGAGATCGCCTTTTGGTCATTCGGAATACCAGGTGGTATAGAATTGATAAACTCTCTAAACCATATACCAGTTATACGACATTTATATCTAGCGCTTTCTAAAACGTAATTTTCTAGTCGAGATCCACAATGAGCACACGCTATATAAGCAGAAGAAACGGGATCCTTCTCGTCTGTATGCCACCATTCTTTTGGTCTATTGGTATCAGTCACATAGGATTCTATCGTATTACCAGCGGAATCCAAACGTGTTATCTTTTTTAATAAACAACCAAACGGATCTAAAAAGAAATCTTCTTTACAACTAGGACAATTACAAGCCGGATAAAAATCGTGAGCCGCTTCCTTCTCTATAAGAGCTTCTATACCCCCACCAGAACCAGGAGTACCATAGAAACGTATAGGTTTAGTTGCGATCAAAGAAGCATCAACCCGTCTAGGCAAAGGATCAATAGCTCCTGGAGCATACTGTGACACCTCATCACATGACAAAAAATCAGCCGTAAATGATGCTGCTGCTCCTCCCACTGCGGCCAGTCCGCTTTCATCACTTGTTCTAGAGGTGGATACATAGGAAAGAGAAGATGTCACACCCTGAACCATATAACGTTGGCTCGTCATGCGATCTTTGAATCTGCTAAAGCGATAACCATTTCGCTCCATAGCTTCCACATACGATTCCACTATCGGTTGATATTGTACGGGAGCATTATTAGTGAGACTTGAAAGACTCTGCCAAAATATACCTGTATTACAGCGACCGTACACTAACGTATCAGCCAATAATAAGTTAGCCGCTAAGGTTTTACCTATCTGGGCTGCACCTGTACAAAAAACCCGAGATATTCTAAAATCACCTAATCCTTCGAGTAGTTCTGAATACCAAGGGGATAAAACAATTTCAGTACCTCTTTCAGTTCTACCATATAATTTGACCCGTTCTACAAAGTCTTTACCACCATTCTGCCATATGTTATTTATATACTGTTCTCTACGGTTAGCATCATTAACACCAACTTTATTGGCTTTGTATTCGTTACTTAACGCAGCTATAAGAAAATTGTTACTAATTCCCTTAATGTGTTCAAAGTCTTCTTTGCTACCCATAGCGATCGTTATTCCAATAATAGAAGTTCGATATCCTTTAACGTAGATCCCGCGTAACCTTCTTTCACAATAACAAATGTACCATCGTATCCTTCTCCTATAGGTGCTCTAACAGGTTCATAGCCCAACGGTTGTATCCACCAAGCATAAGAGAATCGTTTAGCTTTTGAAGATCCTAAAAGAGTTGCGGTTTGAGTGGATGTTATTTGATATAGTCCTGACTGAAAACTAGCTGTGTTATTTCTCCTAGTTAAACCATTATTTATAGATAACGTCAAAACAGGAGCCGAACTAGGAATACAATCAACACTCAAAGAAAAGATCCTAGTTGTTACATCAGCATTAACATAGCTAGTAATAGTATCATTAATTGGACGAGAAAACTCCCAGGTATATCCAGATATACTGGCTCCAGATAGAAAAATTTTTCCGTTCAAAGCATCAGTCACAGTCGCAGTCCTCCAGGCTAAGTGTGGGCGCAATGGATCCAATATTCAGCCCTGCGATGATCGCCGCTACCGCTAGGGCTGGGGCCAGGGTGGTCAGATCCAGGCTAGGGATAGTGCTAGCCAGTTCCAGGCTAGGATGCTGGGCTAGCAGGTCCAGGACAGGGGCAAGGCTATCCAGGTGGATGCAGGGGATGCACTTGAGCAGGCGTAGCCCCAGGATCAGGCCAGGGTGCAGGCCAAGGGGATAGAGGGTGCCGGTTAGGCCGAGGGGGTAGAGCATGGCTAGCTACTCCTACGCTTGGCAAGTTGCCTAGCAGTGTAAGCTGGTCTCGATTCCCCAATATCCT